CCGCTTATACCTGAATAGCCAGAGAGCCCCATACTACCACTTCCAGCATTATAACCGGAATACCCCGAATAACCGGATGTTCCAGATATACCGATGCTTCCGCTTGGCCCCGTAGTCCCCGAATACCCTGAATAACCAGAGTAACCGGATAAGCCTATAGAGCCCGAATATCCAGAATAACCTGAGATACCACTATCTCCAGAATATCCAGACTCACCTAATGTTCTTGGAGGATATTGATCAAAATTACTACTTTGAATTGGCATAAGAAAAACTTTCTTGTAAAGTAGTTACGACAATTTCCGGAGCAACAAAAACTTCCGGGTTAAAAGGTTCATCGTCCCACCAACGAAATTGTTCGGGCTTTAAATAGTGGCGGCCTTTTAATAAATTTATATTAAGAATATGGCCAAAAATACGAGGGTCTGATTTTCCCCACAACACAATTCCAGGTTTACGAGCAACAAGAGCACAAAAATGCGGAAAAAAATTATCAACAGATATCCAAGTATCAGCAGAGTGAATAATAGGAATAAGATCTTTCAAAGGGGAATTAAAAACAGTAGAAGTTACCCCGGTAATTACATCTTCCCCAGCAACTCCTACTTGCGTAATTTTACAGTTGTTTTGCTGCAATTGCGCAACCAACTCGGGCCAAAAGGGATAATTTTTTGCATTTTTTCGCCCGTTTTTAAGAGGTTTACTATATGGACTAATAATAAGAGAGTACATTTGTACCATACTGAACAGTAAGAGAACGTTACTATTCAATATATAGCGCAAATATTAGATAAAGTCTAAAAAACTACGACGGAAGGTATAACTTTCTAAAAGCTTCTACTAAAGGAAGGCTCCAATTTCGAGCATAACCAAACTTATAAATACTGTAATCTTCTATCTTTTTCCCAAGAAACCATTTTGCTTCAGCAATACTAATTAATTCAACATTGTCATCTACAAATACTTCTGGGTAACATGCTGCAATAACAAGTCTATGTGTAGGAAAAGCTGCTTTTATCTCAGGTAAAATTTCTCTAAAAACAATATGATCCCCAAGCCCGCAATCTAACACTATCAACTTTAGCTCTCTAGTTTGTACACCTAGCTTACGTAGGTAATCTTTAAAAATTTCTTCATCGTGTTGCCAAAATTCTCGTTGAGAAAAGGAACGTATTCCCCCCCGAGCTTGACGTAAGTGCCAAGTAACAGCTTTTGGCTGAACAAGCAATGGATAGCCATTACGCAAAATGTTATGAGTAAACATAGTTTCTTCCCTATGTCCGGCAGGAGAAAGATTTGTACAGTAATTAGAGGCAGCTTTTCTATTAAAAAGAAAAGTACTATATAAATGATCTACTGGATAGACACGGGCATCGAAAGGTATAAACCATTGTGTATTTATTCCTAAATAAATGTCGTCAATTTTACTAGAAGCTAGCTTTGTTAAAGAAAGAATAGATTTAGGATCCAAAACCAGTCCTCCAATAGCCCCTATCTTATCGTAATTGTTCCAAGTATCTATAAAAAGTTGTAAGACTGTTGCACCCGCTACATTATCATCATCTAATCGCCATATATAATCAGTAGGAGCAATCTCTAAAGCTTTTTGATGATTCCAAACTTGCCCTTTCTTTGCTCCGTAAATTACCTCCCAGTTTGGAATTGCAATCCGAAGAAGTTGGCAAATTTCTTGATAAGAAGTTTCTTGTAAGAGATTCAAAGGCTGTTCATTATCATCAAATATGATAAGCTTACCCGGAGGAGTGGTTTGCAAAGCTAGAGAAGTTAAACAAAGAGGAAGGGTAGTATCGTATCTACCTTTTGTACTAATAACAGCAGTAACGTCTTTTGATGTTAGCATAATTCAGAGGCAGACTCTACAGGATTCGAACCTGTAACTTACAGCTCCAAGGGCTGTTGCTCTAGCCAGTTGAGCTAAGAGTCTAAATAGCGTAAAATCTAAAAAACAATAGGTTGATTTTCGAGCTTGCTCAGTTTAACTAGCCATTTTGTAAAAGCTAACTGCAAGGCATAAGGATACCTTGTAATATAACCCTTATGCTTTGCAATATGATTTTTGATATGCATTTTGGGTACCCATTTATTACAGAGTGGGCAAGTGTGTGTCATAATATTTTTCCTTTATGTTGAATGTTATTTTGTGGACGTGCGCAGAATCGAACTGCGGTCCGATATTTGATCAAAAAAGAAGCCTACAAGTTTAGTTCATTTACAACTTCATTCGCCGCTATACTATGAACAAATTTGGGCGACATATCCAATCTTTTACAACTATCAGAATTGGTAAACTGATTTCCGCAACCTCCACCACCTGACTATTTGTTATCAGCATTACATCATCAGGAACGCTGCCTGTTTTGGCCTAAGCTTCAACAAGTTCTTCGCCAGCAAGAACTAAAAAACCGTTCTCGTCAACAAAGCTGCTGGATTTTTCAGCATTTTTGGTTTTGACAGTTTTACGGGTTATATCGCCCCGACTTGCCTTCTTAATCTTTCCAACACCGTCGAATCCAAATCACGCCCATTTATCAAAGAACAAATATAATCTCTAGCAGGCTTCGGACCTGCACTTACTTTTTAATTACTCGAAGATCAGGTTGGTTTAATATCCTTTCATCTGAGAGTAGTAATTCTTCTCTTTAAATTTCAGTTCAGTTTTCGGCCGCTTCGAACTCTTCAGAACTTCTCATACGATTCTTTATAGCCTTATTCAGATATTTACCTCCCGCACTTCGCCTACCTTGATCTAAAAGCCAGTCTACAGGAGCATCTGCTGCTCATCACCTACAAATAGAACCTAGCGTCTTCCAGTTCCGCCATAGAGATTACAAAGAACATTTCATATAACAAAATATATAAAGCAATGTCTTAAGTTTCACGAGGCATTTTCTCCCTATACTCCCACCCACTACGATTACTTTTCTGCAACCTTTCCAACGCTTTCTTGCGATCCCTCTCTGTTGCATACCTACTATATCTTCTCCATTCCTTACACCAAGCAAATAAGTGTCCTTTATTTACTTCCTCTGGATTAGCCCTATACTCAATAACAAATGGCCGCTTCTTTTTTTGAAAGCTTTTAACAGTAACAATTTTTTCTCTCTCTATTTTTCTCGGGGGTTGCATTACACTTTCTCAAATAAATAACATCCTCGAATTCGGTGATTTGAGCTTCTTTGAATAGCTATCAACCCCCACCAGTGATAGTCTCTCTTTGCAAATTGAGGTAAAGCTTGATCTAACCAAACAAGGTTGCCGCCTTTTTCTAAAACCTTAGCACATTCCAGTAATGTAGTCTTTCTTTTTACCATTGGAGTACCGTAGCGTAGAGCATCCTCTGTACTATATGGAATATCAGCGTAAATAAGATCGAATTTCTTCTTAGGAAAATAAGAAGATAATTTATGCACGTCTCCGACAACATCTGGTTTAAGTTCTTCTCTAATATCAAATCTAGTATAATTTCCTTTCGGCAAAGAACCAGAACAAAGATGTAGAATCTTTTTTGCATCTGGAAATAAAGTTTGGATTCTCTTCAAATATTGCGGGGGATAAGCTCCATAATAAGTAGTACTATTTCTATAGTCATTACCTAATACCCACACTCCCGAGACCCATCTCTCATCATATTTTAACATAGATGCAGAATATTTTTTAAATTGCTCATTATAAAAATTTGCCCGTTCTTTTACGAGATAATCTAGCATAATTTTTTCTTTCTTTGCTGCCACAATAATAGAGCAGATTGTTTCATTTTTTCTCTAGTTACTATTGTATGGTGCCTACCTGTCATTGCAATTGAATGTTCAGGTCTTTTCTTACCATAAAAAGGGTGATTAACACCAGACATTTGCTTATTCCTTAACGTCATATAAGGCTTCAGTCTTCCTTTTAGCGCTTTTGATATCTTTCTTCTTGTCTTAAGGGGCAAATGCAATCCTTTTCGTGATTTATTAAGCGCAGACAAATAAGGGTTTTTTCTTCCAATATTATGTAACCCAACCTCAGGACGCTTGGTGCCCTTTAAAGCCCGGTTTCTCGCTGAAAGATCTGGACGTTTCTTTCCGTACATAGGATTACGCTTTCCCTTACGTATAATACGTAATTTTGCTCTAATAATATCCCGATTAGAATTCTTCGTTAGAGTATCCCCACCTGTTCCCCCCTCCGTGATATTTGTTAAGTTAGGATAATTTGCAATCCAAAATCTTTCTCTTTCTTGCCAATCTTCTATTTTTACAATCTCAACAACTTTCATAATAGGGAATTGCTTCTGTAATAATAATGCTTTTATCCACCGATAACAGTAACTATCATAACGGAACGCAGAATGTATATGCTGTATATATCTTTTAGTTAAATCTACGGTTTTTCCGACGTATCTTATAGTCTTTGTCCGAGGATCTTCAAGCGTATAAATAAAAACTGTAGTACTACTTCTTAGTAGAGGAGGAAAGTCTGGAAAAGCTTTTGTATATAATTCAGCTCTTTGTTGATGAGATAGCTTTTTCATTACTTTTTCTTATCCTTTCACGCAAACGTTCGTTGTTAAAGAATACCTTTCGCTTGAATGTATAGTGTCCAACAATGCGAGATGGAAGAACACGCTTGCTTGTCCAAAATTGCCAATCCACCTTTTCAAGCCCTTTTTGTGTAAAGACAACTTCAAAAACATGATTTCCCCTACCGTAGCCAACAGCATCTTCTAAACCTATAGCAAAGCACGTGTTTGGATTAAATCCTTTCTCTAGAATACTCGCAGCATTCGTAATATTGGTTGCATGATAGCATATTTGAAGAGGCCCTTTCATCCAAAAATCTCCTTTAAAAGTTTATCTCTTTCTAAAATAGTATTTACTATGTCGTATAAAAGCACCGGAGCATAGTTAGTTGCCTCAACAGAAACATTAATATTACGAGAGGAAGAGGTCCACATAGGTTTTGCTTCATGAACATGCCCGTGAATAAGCCAATCAAAACTTCTCTCCCCATTATGAAAATACGGTTCATGCTGAAGATGAAATTTAATCCCCAACACCTCGATATCATCCTCTAAAACAACTTTCTGCACATTTTTTGGAAAACTTGCCATTGACGGTCTTATACCATGATCGTGGGAGCCTTTTATATAAGACACAATAGTTCCTGTTAATTGCTCACACCACCATTTAGGAGTTTGTTCTTTTCTTACTTGTCTTCCAAAAGACATATCACCAAGAAAATAAACAAGGCTTGTGTCTGTAATTACCTTTTTGTAATTATTTAAAAGAGTCTCATTCATTTCTTCAGTAGTTTTAAAGGGACGATTACAATATTTAATTATATTATTGTGTCCGAAGTGGAAATCCGCTGTAAGAAACACATTTTTTGATTCTTCTAACGTATAGACTGTCATTTTGGTATCACCTGATGTAGTAATTTTTTGTAAGCATCATCATCTAAAGACTTATTATCTAATAAAGTAAACACATAACCAGAGCGAGAAGTCTTACCGTAGGCCCCGAGTATTTTTATAGCTGCTTCTTTGCGGGGTAAAGGACGAACTCCATCAGCAAATTTTTGCATATGATCTAGTATTTTGTTTACTTCTTTATTAGCATCTACTAATTTAGATATACTCCCCCTAGCAATTTCTGCACATTCATAATCATATGTATCAGAAATGTATGCATAGAAAGTATTATAATCCGGTCTCCCACATAAAACATAAGCCTCTAAAAGATTGTTTATACTTAAATCATGCTTAAATGCGTGAATAGCTAAATATTTACTTCCCTTTATTTTCTTAATGTGTTGCCCCCTATTATAGTAAAGGCAGATACCCTCCTTACCATCAAAAGCTTTTACTTTACTCAACAGATCTTCAACACTATCAAAAACATATGTTGGAGGTCTCTCCACGCCAAGTTCTTTAGCAGCTGCGTCAAGAAAGCTTTGGGAAGCCAGACTATAATCATCATGAAAAATTCCCCCTATCAGAAATAATCTCGGAACATCCCCTAAATCAAGAACAATCTTATTCTTAGGACTATACCATTCGTAAATATACGTAAAATTATCATCGTAAACAGAATCTCCTCCTAAATTATAATCAAAAGCTTTTGGATATTTTTCTCTTAACCAATCTATTTCAACAGAGTTTTCAAACACCTTAACTGTAAATGTTCCTCGAGTTCTAATAATGGTCTTACCGTGAAAATAAGATACAATCAAAGCACTTCCATCAATTTTTTCTACAGCCGTAGTTCCGATTAAACTCTCTGGTGGAGGAATAAGATTGTCCTTTTCTCCCCAATTAAAAAACTTTGGAAAAGAAGGACTAACAAGAAAACCATCTTCAGTCCATATAGAGGAACGAAATATAAGATTGTCCTCTGTCCATTTACAAGCAATATTATTTGGAGTTACCAGGACTAAGGTCTCACCATACTGCGCAGATTTCTTTAAAGAGAAATCTTCAGATAAAGTATTTAATCCAAACGAGAGTTGCATAGCTTTTCTTTTTTTATAAGCATTGCTCTATCAGCTTTTCTTATTGCATTCATTATATTACCTTCAACTACTTTAGCCTTACCAACAGTAAAGAAACTATTTGTCTTAAGAAGATTTTGTTTGTTTGACAAAACAATAAATTCATCCCCTCCGTAACGAATAATTTCACCATCAACACACGGTTTAACTTTTTGTACAATCGAGCAGATATAGGTATCCCCCACACTGTGTCCTTGCCTATTAATTTCACGTAGGTTGTTTATATCAAAAAAATAAACATAGCCATACTTTACTTTTTTAATATTAGCAAATAACCAGTTGTAATTTCTTACTCCGGTCTTTGCATCGTAATAGGCTAACCATCTTAGATTTTGAGATCTTTTACTTCTGGAAAACATGTAAGAAATTCTTTCTTAGTAAGATGTGTCCACCAATAGTTACAATTTCGTTCGTTCGTATCAAACATTACAGCTACATAGCCAACCTTTGGGCGACAAGGAATATTATCTGCTTCGCAATAACCAATAGCATACTTTCTTATTTGCTCTTTATTCCACATAATAGACTCAAATCTATGCTTTATGCCCAAAACTGTAAGCAAACTACCGTTACGCCAGGTTAACCAATCAAAGCTTTGCTCGTAGTATCTTTCAATAAAAGTTAACATTCCAGAAAGAAGCTGCTCTTTAAGTTTGTTATAATTTTCATAATAATAACTATAAATTATTGGGTGTTGCTTTAAAACACATCCTTGCCCAATAGTTATAGCTACATTTTTTCTCTCAAGAACTAACTGACAAGAAGTCTTTTTGTTAGCATGTACAATTAGAAACTTGCAAACGCCCGTTCTTGCATCTTCTATTCCTTCTGGGCACGAGCCGGATAGGCAGCATATTCCGCACCGATTACATTCAATCTTCTTTGTGGTATTCTGCATATTTGTTGTTGTAGTCAATGCAGATATCTAGACAGTTGGTCCTACAAATTTCATCTTCGAAACAATTATGCTCTTGAAACCACTTCACTCTCTCCTGTCGCATAGAAGAGGATACTTTTCCAATTGCCGCTCCTTTCTCTCTCATATAAATCACACAAGGAAAATGATAATCTCCTGCAATAATAGAGTCGTCGAGGACAAGACCGCAATGTGTGGTATCTGTTTCTTTTATCCCCCTTACATTCCTACCTATAAGAAAATTCATAACTCTATAACGAAGGATAGGATGTCGTTCAAGCACTTCTTCAGGAACTTTTTCAAGTTCTTTTATAGGGCCATTCCACTGAGCTGCTGATATAATTCTTATATCTGCTACTCCTAAAGAATCTGCATAATTAATAATATCAACTATTTTACTTACTGTTTCCGGAGTGAGAACAACACCTACAGTAACGTAAGTAAGCTCTGACAAAGCTTTTATATTAGCAACCACTTTATCAAAAGCCCCTTTTATATCTCCAGCCATCACATCCCCGTCAGAAGCGCAGCAAGCGTCTAAAGAGATAGAAAAATCATTGCAACCCAACTCTATCAACTCTTTATATAAATCAAGCTTATTAGAGCCATTTGTCGATACTGCAATCCGTTTTATTCCTTTAAATTTTGCATAAGCAATTATATCACTTATTCTTTTATGAAGAGTAGGTTCTCCCCCAGAAAAACGAATATTTTCCAAAGGTTCGAATTCGCACCAATAATCGATGTTCCTTCTTATCTCTTCAAGGTCCAATTCTTTAATATGTCTATCTCCATATATCCAAGGAGATAATTTCCTACAATATGGGCATTTAAAATTACAGTATTCTGTAATAATCATCTCACATCTCTTCATTTGAGATACAGGAGAAGAATTCTTTGCCCTTTCATTAGAAAGAGTGTAGAAACCTATTTGCTTTAGATCTTCTATCATATTCTGTATTTCTCCGGATTTTCTATTACACGATCTATAACATCTGATATAAATCCTCTAATAAAATGCTGATGCAAATGTCCCTTTAACCTCTCAGTTTCAGGATCCAACATAAACTCGGCTAAAATTTTTTCGGAGTACTCAGTTAACATTCCTTCACGAGAGTCTTCATACATATTTGAGTCATTTGGCATATATACCCCCCCTTAAAAAACATGTCCACAATTTCTACACCTTGCTCTAACTATGTATGCAGGAGTTCCGAAGACAGTTTCTCTCCTAAGATCCAAATCCCCGCTACCACAATTAGGGCAGAAATTTTTACATTGTGTAGGAGAGGGAAGTGTAGATGGATCTTGTTTGCAAACAAAAATCCCCGGTTTTTCGTCTTCTTCATACCAAATATGTCCTTTATGATCGTCACTCATGTTAATCCTCATTATATTATTAATAGTGCCTTAGATCTTTTGGAGGTTCTCCTAAAAGAAGTTGAAAATACAATTCAGATTCCAGCATAGATAGAAATAGAGTTTTACACATAACCCATTCAGGGGTCGATCCCTGAGTCCCTCCTTCTACCTTTATTCCTCTTTTTATACCATGCTTTCTCATTATAGAATAAAACTTCTTGAAAAGATAATTCAAATTTACCTTTTTAAAATTTACCTTCTTCATTTCTGTATAAGAAAAAGATTTTATAATATCTTCCGCTACATCATGAATGTATTGAATGTTATTATTTTTTATGCCCTTTGGTTCGTTACCTATAATCTTTCTCATTATCTATCCTTTTATAACTGCTAATGGAGTTAGTTTTGTAATAATTTCCACTAAATCTTCTTGTTCTCTCATCACTAGATCTATATTTTTATATGACCCAGGAGCTTCATCTAGATCATCTGTGTTTCTTACAGCATGTATAACTCCTAACTCATCTAATTTACGTTTTTCTTCTTCTAGATTCAACGTCCTTTGAGCCTCTTTCCTTCCAATACGCCTCCCAGCCCCGTGAGAGCAAGACATAAAACTCTTCGGATTTCCTTTACCTTTTACAATATAACTGCAGGTTCCTTGGGATCCAGGAATTAAACCTACCTCCCCTTCTTTTGCAGAGGTAGCCCCTTTTCTATGAATAAGAACATTTTTACCAAAATGATTTTCCATTCTAGCATAGTTATGAGCAATATTAATCATAGGAAAGAATGCAGCATTAGTCTCAGTACCTATAATCTCGCATATTCTATCCATCATAAGTTTTCTATTAGCAAAGGCAAAGTCTACACAATACTGCATCTCAGATAGATAACAATCTCCTATCTTATCATGAATGGGTAGAAAAGCCAGCTGCCATTCCTTTGGCACTTTACTGAAGTATTTTTCATTAATTTCTACGGCTGCTTTATTATAATAATCGGCTACTTGTTTTCCTAAATTACGACTTCCAGAATGTATCATAACCCAAACGTAAGTTTCATCTTTTTGTATTTCAATAAAATGATTTCCCCCACCAAGAGTCCCAATCTGAGTTAGAGCATTTTCCCGTTCTCTATATACAACAGGAAAATAATCCGGACAAAGATCACCGTCTGGCATAAGATCAAAGTCTTGTTTTTTCTGATGATGAGCAAACCCTACCGGAATCGCTTTACGAATTTCTCCCATTATTTTCTTTAAAGTTTCTTTACTTAGATCTTCCGGTCTTAGAGAAGTCATAACTGAGCACATGCCGCAACCTATATCAACCCCAACCGCATTCGGCACCACAACATTTTCTGTAGCTAATACACCTCCAATAGGCATTCCATAACCCTGATGCGTATCGGGCATAAGACAGATCTGTTTGAAAGCAAAGGGAAGCCTTGCTAAATTTTTAGCTTGTTCGATAGCCCCTTCTTCAGGGTTATCACACCAGCTCTGTATTATTAATGCATTTTCTTCATTTATATACTTCATTCACTCCTCCATTCAATATAACCTCCTAGGGTATCATATATTTAGATTTATCCCAAATTATATTTACTAACAACCAAGTAAAAGGACCCAAAAGAGAAAGAAATAAACAAAGTAAAATACTTTCAATGTTTATATCAGATCTTTCCCAATGAATAAGAAATCCAAATACACCAAATATATACCAAGCTATTCCTATATATAAATATAACATAATATATCTCCTTTTAAAATATTTGTTCTATTCCGTTTACTCGTTGAAATTTTAATTTAAAGACCTTAGGATGATTCAGTAACAAATTCTTATACTGCACAGGTTGAAATGTGTCTGGAAAATACTGCATCAGCTCCTTTCTCATCTCTTTGAACTCTTCTCCAATACAATCCTCAGAAGCTTTATCTATAAGAGTCCAACATTGTTGTGTGCAGAAGCAGTCTTTAAAATACCAATTATGCTCTTTATCAATGTTGATTTGTTTTATATGAAAGAACTTCAGTACCGGATTAATAACCCTTCTGATGATCGCAGCATATGCAAACCAGGGCCATGATAAATAAGCATATTTATCATTTAAAAACTCTTTCTCACAATGGTCTAAAGACTTTATAAGGGAATGCTGCGGTACCCCTAACATCTCATAAATCCATATATCGTAAGTTGGATCATCATTGTAAAATTTATCCCAATATATATGTACAACTCCATTATATTCGGCAGATAATAACATAGATTTCAAATAGAACCACCCTAGAGACCAAGTTGCATTGCATCCATGTGTTGCATAATAACCATCCAAGGCTTTCCCGTTGCAAATATGCTGTATTTTAGACGTCAGATCATGTCCGTTTCCTACAATTAAATACCCTGGTTTTATTTCTGGTAACATATTAAAACTCCTTTTATTATGCCTCTGATATACCTACTTTATCAACGATTATAGTTACTACATACTCTTCATTGAAGGTATCTAATTTCAAACCCTCCAGAAATTTTTCCAGATCGTTTCCTGCACGAGAAGGAAAATCGTATTCTTCATCGTATGATTTTATAACTAACTTACTCATACTTCTGACCTTTTTTCGAAGACCATTCTATGTTTTCACTAGAGCACCAAATAGTAGTTGTATAATAATCAGACTCACTTTTAAACGTAACAGTATAACAATGACCTTCGTGTTGTTGTATATTTTTCATTTGTCTCGTCACTGTAGCAGCGGCAGGGTAATGGAAAATAGTCGTATCAATCCACCCTGTAGAATGTCTTTGTACAGATATTATCCCCCAGTTTGGAGAAAAAGTTACTTTTGTTATATTAGAATATCTATTATCCACATAGATAGAAGGTTTATTATACTGAGCAATACAAATATTTGAAGCTAAAATAACCACTAACAATAAAATATATTTCATTGAGAGTTCCTTAATAATTATTTCGGTATATTTGATTCTGGCATTTCAACGGGAAAACGATAAAAAATATTGTTTTTGATACTCCTAAGTTCTGCTATAAAATCTTGTTCTTGTATTAAATAATCATAATATCCTTTATTAAGAGATCTTATTTCATCCATCAGTTTAGTTACAGTTGGAGCGCTTGCTAATTGAGGATAATGAACAAAGAGTAGGTCAATATTTTGAGGAGTAAGGTTAGTTAACGTAGATTTTTCGTGTTTTAGGTATTTGTCAACTTCGCATTGGAGTTGAGTTAAGACATTTCTTACTTGAGATTGTTGTATTTCGATTTTTTGTTTGATGACAGAAAGCTTTGATGTCGTATCTAAAACTATACAATACTGTTTTCCATTTATAACTGTTAAACTACATAGAAATACAATCAAAACAGCTGTACAAACACCAAAAAAAACCGATAACGCCCCCCTTCTTGTACCTTCTTTAGAGCCATTAAAGAAAATAACTCCTGTAATAGATATTGCAAGCAATATAAAATTTATTGTAAACATTTCTGACCTCCACTATTATGATTATTATAAGTTTGTAATTACACCTTTATCATCACATCTATAAAACAAGCTATCTTTATTTTTTGGAAATAACCAACGATACGGAACATCATATAAATAAGAATTCACAGCCTCTAATTCTTCTTCTTGTATTATCCAGTCACGCTTAAATTCAAATATTTCTAGATCAACAATAGCATACCCCCTTAATGTGATATCAGTTTCTTTATCCGGCTTTTTAGAATACATATTAAAATAATGAGGATAGTAATCCATCACAAGTTCTCTAAAGTTCGCAAACACAGGTTCTCTGCCTTTTAATTCTTTATGTTGAGCCTGCCCTACAGCCCCCCACAACCCATTGTTATTATCCCTATACACAAAAATAATATGATCCATATCTCGAGCTTCCATACACAGAAGAAGGGGTGGATAATTATGGTGCTGAAGAATTGCAGCAGCAAATAAAGCTCCTTCCAAACAATGAGCTTTTTTTGTCCTTACAACTCTTCTAAAAGATTTAACTGTTTCCCCGGCGTCGTACTTAATAAAACGATTTAGATATTCTTGTACTTTTACTGGAGTATTTAGTCGTTCAATTAGCTTCAATTCTTTTTTAGTTACAGTCTTCATAACTATTCTACTCGCTTTTATCCTATACCAAAAAATTTACTTTGCCTTAACTTTTATTCGCCCAAAAACAAGTAATCTCCAAGCAGCTTTTAGTCTATGACGAAAAGAAGATATTGTAATTGTAATAATCCGTTCACTTTCAAACACGTTGTAGCTCCTTTGCTTTTTTGTTTAAAGGAAGAATATTAGAATCGGGTTCATCTAAAGCAAGAAGAATTTTACCTGTTTTAGGTTCTTTTACCGAAACCATCATAATTATACTTAAGCATTTATAAATAACAGCCTTCTCAAAAATGTAAGGAGCAGTTAGTCTTTCTTTAGCCCACGACGCATGTTTTGTATAGTACCCAACCCTCCAGCAATTATCCGGGGAGATATCTCCTAAAAAATCTCTAAAAATATCTAACAGATCCCTTTTCTCTTCCCGCATATGCTTGCAAGCAACTTTAAGGCACCAATGCATAACGTCATCTATTGACATATCCCAGGGATCAATACCGCAGATAGGCCCGCAAATGCGCCTCAAATCTTCTATCACATCGCTTTTTAGGTAATGACCTTTGGCGTAAAGATAAAGGTGGGAATATTCATTTATCATCATACATCTCCTATAGTTTTTTTTCTTACTTTATTACTATAATATACACGTTAAATTTTAAAAATACTAACGATATTAGCCTCTTTTTCTTTCCAAAGCTAGATGTTCTTTTTCTCGCTGCTTTCGCCTCTCCTCTTTTTCCTCCTTTTGGGATCTCCAAGGGAACCTAATTACACTACATCGCGAATGTTCCATAGAAGCTTGACGGTTTATTCCTAAATCGATAGTTTTAGGTAATGTTTTATAAGGTGAAAAATTACCAAAATGTAATCTATCCAATGTATCTTTATCTGGATTTGTTCTTCGAAGCTTTACCTCTTTTTCCGAAGGTTTTGACCAAGCTAACCTTTTCTTTTTACAAAGCAAAGGAGCTCTATTTTTCCCTATTTGCCGCGCCTTCCTTCGAGCACGTAAAATTTCAGAATGTTTCATTTTTTCTCCTATTAATTATGTTTAGCCAAAATTACGGAAATTGCCTTTTCCAAATCTGCTATAAAAGTAGCATGCGCTATTACTTTTAAAGTCAACACTGAATCAGGTAATACAGAGTTATCGCCCCCATACTCGACCATAAATTCTATTTTAGTTATGTTTCTATTCATTTTATGTATCCTCTCTCTTGATTTTTATCTTAGCTAATTCTGCATCAGTACAATCTTTTTCCAAACGATGCTTTTTCCTGAGAGATTTCGGAGCTAATTTACCTTCAGCTGTAATTCTTCTTAACCCGTTTGGATACTGTGAACTAATGTTTTTTCCGCTTGGCATGTTTTCCTCCTTTATATGCGAGTAGCATGTAATTTGCTTGAGTGATTTTCATATTGAATTCTTCTTCTATATAAGCAAGAAACTTGTTTATATATTTACAGGCTGTAGGTTTCGCAGAAAAAGACCTAACCAAGTCTTCGTCTCTCTTTATACGATTAGTATATTCTTCAGTTAATTCTATAGGTAATTGCTGTTGTTCTTGCTTATATTCCTTTGTTAGTTTAAGTTCAGTTATAATGTAACTCAACTTTTCTACTACATCTTCTACGTTACATTTACATGCGGCATCATCCTTTACATCTTCTAAATCCATAACCAATTTTCTTATATTCATATCCTTTCCTATTTCTTACAAACAAATTTCCGATATTCTGTTATTACAATACAATAGGAACACCTCTAAAAAGAGAGATGTCTCTTGAAAAAGGAGTACCTTCCATGTCTTCTTCTATAACATAACCGTCTTTTCCTTGAAAATTCATTATAGCATTTGCTCCAAGACATTTCGCAATGCATTTTAAATAATTTTTATCTGAAGCTTCTACGTACTGTTCATCTTCTGGTAATTGGACAAGCTTTACTTTTTGAAAAGATTGAGTAAATATTTTTATTCCTTTTCCAAAGTGTTTCAAAAATAATTCAAATTCATCATATTGTCTATCTTTTAAATATTTATTCCAGTCATTGCAAATGAATCCATTTTTATATTCTTTATAAAGAACTATTTCAGAAAATTTGTTAAAAGCAATCCTAACAGCTATGGGTGTTTTTCTAGTATCTTTTTTCTGAGTAGGTCGTAAAAATATATCAACTGCATTAGTTCCAGGATTAATATAAATAGCATCCAGTATATAACTGGAAAAATGGCTATATATTTTTTCCTTTATTTTATCAATATTAAATTTATAATATTTCAATATTAAAAATATCAAATTGCTTTTTTCTTCACTTAAATCCATAACATCCTCCTGTTATTTATTTTTTCTAACCTCACTTTTTACATACAAATTTCATACATGTATCGACAATATTTGTCCACCTTAAAGCGGGCTCTTGATGTATATCTTTAAAACCTATTTGCTCTAGCGACCACCGTAATTGTGTTGGAGTATATACAAATAAGTGGGTTTGACCTTTATCCCAAGGATAACCAAAAAGTTGGGGATACAAAGCAATTCTTCCTTGTTCATCAGACTCTACAAACTTTTTACACGTAGCTAATAGATCGGGGGTTTCAATAGTAAGAATTCCACCGGGCTTTAAGACTCTATACCACTCTTTTAAAACCTTTTCCCCATCGTGGAAGTGAAAATGTTCTATTAAGTGGCTAGAATATATCTCATCAACACTATTTTTTGGTAAAGGTAAATCAATCGCATCCCATTGTTGGTCAGCTTTTTCGTAATATTTATCTACACCAATCCACCCTGGAATAACCATATCACCGCAGCCTATGTTAAGCTTCAAGGGAAGGGGGAGCGGAGGGGGCTTTTCGATACAAGTATTTTCGCCGGCCTCTTCTTCTGTTTTTACAACTACTTTAAAAAGGTACTTTTCCCATTTCTTTTTCAAAAGCTCTTGATTCTTTTGAAAATTATCATTCCAATTAGGAATTGTTTGAGCGGTTTTTTCTGCATAGTGATAAATAGGAAAATCCCCGACCATTTGCTCTCTTTCTACGTGTAAACGTCTCGCAACGCTTACTACACAATAACCTGCCTCTTGTATTCTTACACAATGATCAATATCTTCACACCCTCCTAAATTAAATTGCTCATCTAGTAATCCTACCTTATCAAAAACATCCTTGCGAAACATAACACAGTAGTAAGGAACAAAGAGAGCCTTTGTAATAGGATCAATCAAAGAATGTATACCTACGACTCCACATGCTTTTATCTGAGGGTCTTTAAAAGGAGCTGACAATCTTTGTATCCAATTATTTCTTGTCTGTGAAAGCAAGATAATATCATCATTAAGAATAACAATATAATCTCCTTTACAATTTTGTATCCCAATATTTACTGCTTTAGCAAATCCTAAAGGTTCGGGATACCAGAGATAAAAGAAAGGAACGGGTAGGGCATGCAAATAAAGGTGAGTAGCTGTGTTACAACCATTAGCCACTATGATAATTTCTACGCCTTCTGAAAGATCAGTATAGTCGCAGATACTCTGAAGACATTCTTTTAGCGTTCCGGAATGTTGCACCCCTAAACGAGTAGGTATGATAATCGAAATCATTTCTCCTCTACTTCTCCTTTTCTCATTTTCTTATAATCTTCTAAGTGCGTCTTAAAATAATACACAGCCGCTTGGTCATTAGAAGTCATTACCAAAGCTTCTGTAACCAAGGGGCTGTTGTTCTAAAGGACGTGAAGCTAAAAACTCTCCTGGAGTTTGCATTGATCAATCTCTCCAGATAATAGCCGGACAATTTTTATCTTTCCAAGCAATAAATATGTTCCAAAAGAACTTAAAGAAAGATACGATGCCTTTTCCAAAACCGCCGCCAATATTCTTAATAATGGTCCAGAAAGCTAAACTACAGAATCTAATAAAATGCCCTAAAGGCCTTAAAACATAAAACAATGCCCATTGACTAGTAATACATAACCAGCTCGGGGCTTTAATTTTTCCGGGGAGGGAGGAAAGTAATTTTCTAACTCCAATCCAGGTAGCCCAGACAATAGAACATAATATAGCTAAAACAAAAATAGATAAAAGACTAAGTACAATTGCTGCTAAAAGCTTATCGTAATTAATAACATTAGTAAAGAAGTAAGCAATCCAGTACCAAATCCAGCCGAGAAGTAATATAAGCTTCCAACAAACAAAAGCAGCTACAGGTATAAGGATAATCACAGAAATCACTTTTGCAAATGGAATCAAATGATTAGCCGTATTTTTGGCTTTCTGCTCTATTTTCTTAATACGCTCTTCTCTACGCCGGTCTTCTAAAAGTTGCTTTTTCTCATAAGCTTCTTGTTTGTCTTGCAATTGCTTTATGTATAGATCCCAATCAAATTTAACCTTTTCTTTTTTAACCTTATCTTCTAACTTGCTTAGAACATCATAGGAGGCTCTTCTATATAGTTTCCAATATAATTTTCGAATTTTTTCAAACCTTTTCTTTTCACAAACAGGAAGCACATAAATATCGTTGTCGTATAAATTTTCCCTGTATCTTAAAAACTTTAAAGTATCTTCTCCTGATAAAGAAAAAAGGCATTTTTCAAGCGATCCTGTTACGAAATTTTCAAACTTATTACCAACAAAATCCATACCCCAAATTACCAGACGAGTAATGAATTTCATAAGCTTTAAAAATAACCAAAAAGGAAAGATAATAGGAAAAAGAATGCTCGCGAGTATTGTGAGCCAAAAAAATGGACAGTAGTTGTCGTATCTCGGAGCCCAGGGAAAAACAAAATGGTAGAGCTTCCAGCTCAATCCATTACGCTTTAGAGAAACTTCTTTAATAAACATACATAGATCCTTTCTTAAAGAAATAATCACTACATAGTTAATTACACATACATATATAATACACGTAAAAACAAAAAACCCCTTCACGGAAAGTAAAGGGGTTTATATAAGGAGTAGTTATAGAGTAAGTAATATTTAAGCTTACTTACACATATAATATACACGTAGTTTTAAGTAGAAATCTCAATACCGGAAAGATGTATGGCAAGACCTGCTGCAGAAGCGGAACCTCTTACGACATCTCCGGCTGATAATACATGCCCAAAATTAAAATTAGTTACAGTATGAGCATCTATCTCAGAATTGTAAATAAGAGCATTCGCAATAGAAGCGACTGCACTTTGATTGCATAAATGTAAGTCAAATTGCAATGTAGTAGGGGTAGTATTTACTACAGAAATCACAGTCAAAATAGTCGAAACACCAGTAGGAACTGTGTAAATAAGACTACCTGAAGCAGTTGAAAGAAGTTGAGGGTTAATTAGTTTCTTGTTTGTATAAGTAGACATATTACACCAATCCTGTAGCTGGAGAATCTAAAAGAACTAAATCCCCATTAGAATCATCGGGGGATAGAGCAACTAAGTTTTTACTAGAATCATAAAGTTTAAAAGCCCACAAGTAATCACCTGCATAGAGATCAAGAGTATCGGCTTGTTCCATATGTATAGTTGCAGTACCTGCTGTAGCACTTACGACGGAAATACTGCCAGAGGCAGTAGTTTTAAAAATATCGATAACAGATTGAGATATAGTACGTTTTACATACCACTCAATTGTCAAATTACTCAAGGAGCCTGAAGGAAGATTAGTTACATCAAAAGTAACTGTTAAATCTTGCTTTGCTCCTTTTTTTAACTTAAATCGCATTGACATAAATTCCTCACCAAATAAACGGTATTTTTAACAATCTCTTACACTAACCCCTATCTTAGGACTTCCAACACTAACTTTTTGAGATAGGGCTGTAATTCCAGAAGGAATAGTAGAAGAACCAACTCCTTTTATACCTATAGTTACAGGCGTAAAAATAGGAATAGACAATAACCAGGTATATCTTTGAAAAAGTTTAGGGTCAATTAACCCAAACCAAGCAAAAGTTCCGTCGCCAAAAGAGTATGTATCGTTAGAAACTAGTCGCATAGTTTTAAACTCGATAATATGGAGGTTTTTTCCACTAATTCAAGATCAGATTGTAAAAATACTCCGCCCCCAGGACTAGAACAGATAACGTGATAGGCTATTCCCTCCCCCTTTATAGCTTTAAAGTAATAAGCTAAATGCAAATGCTCCCACATCTTGGTGCCTGGAACAACTAACTCAATAATTTTGCCTGTATCCCCAACCTTTGTATAGGAATCTACTAAAGAAGCGCCTATACTCTTCGACAATATTCTTACTTTATCCCCTACCTTAAATTCGTCTTCTTCCCAAGAAAGTTTCAAACTACCGTAGGGTACAATAGGTCTTGTTACCTGAGGCATATTCACTTTCTGATGTAACCCCTTTTCAAAAAACTTTTCTTCATTCTGAAGATCTAACCTATATTTAACAATATCTTGATCTTCTTTTCTAACTGTCGGGGAATGTTTTACTTTTTCATCGAACTGTATATCCATTAAATCCGAATCTTGGTAACTCTCTCCTCCAGGTAACTCTAAAGAAGATTCAGGCATTATATCTGCTTTTTTTACTTTTTTAAAAGGCCCGTCATAATCATGGATAGTAAATCTTGTATTATCATGTTTAGAGATATCATCTTCATATAAAGAATATTTTCCATAACCTGTAATTTCCTTTTCTCCAACATGTTCAATTGTCTCGAAAGTAAAATAAACAGATCTGCCAGATAAAAGGTGGGCTTGCCAAATATCCCCAGGAACGTTTTGTAAAGATAAATCCTTTATAGAAATCTGATTTATTTCCGGCAAAGAAGGTTTCTCTTTCTTCTCCACTAAAGATAAATCTGGCAATAAAAGCTCTTCTTTACCCCTCCTCTCTGTCCAATCTTCCTGTGTCAAGGGCTTACCATTTAACCAGTATTCTTTCGTTCCGTTAGATAAAATACGAGCCGGTCCTTCCTCGTTATGAAGCAATCCATGATTATAATAAGCTTCCTCTTTTGGACCAATTATTGCGGGCTTTCCTTCTCTATGTAATTTACCTTCTGCATCATAATAATATGCCGTAGTTCCACCTTTTTTATCTTTTCTATAAATAACCTTTCCTTGTAATGTTCCCTCTCCTCCAGGAACAGGAAGGTTAACAATAATATCCCCCTTTGCAGAAAAAACTTTCAAAGATAAATTTACAGGCTTTTGCGAAGAAACAGCTTCAGCAAAATTACGTGCTGCCTCTTCAGCTTCTTGCATTGTATTAATTTTTTTATCTAGAGCAGAATCTCCGGTTGGGCTTGGTTCGCTTGGTTTATCTCCTACTCCAAATCCTTGAATTGCTCGGTGGGACCAACCATACCATTTTTGTTCTTTTTCACTAAAACCTAGACCTACACTTCTCTCTTCTATCTCGTGTTCTTTTAAATAATCAGTATGAACAGACCCTAAAACCAAAGAAGCTTTCTTTCCTTGAATAGAAAAAGATGTCTTATCGTGATTGTGATTAGAAAAATCCAAAGTATCTAATTTCATATTAGGTAAAGAAACTGACAACCCGTCGTATTTCTTTCCCTTTCCTTTCTTAACATAAGCAATTGTTAAGTGGGGCTTATACTCTTTATGATCTGTCTTTACTTCAAATTTATCTTGTAATTTTTTATTCATTTCAAATAACTGTGGAGATTTAACCGCAACTTTTACAACATCGTATTCAAGATCGGGTTCAAAAATTGACGTTTTGTTATCAAAAACTAAATCAATGGGATCTGAGTCCTGAACAACTCTCTTTACAGCTTCTATATCTTCTGTTACAAGTCCAAATAAAACAGTGATATGGGGATATACTTCTCTTCCGTAATCTGGATTATCGGGAGAATAAATAACATCATCAGGAATTAGCTTCTGTAAAGCTTTTATTTCTTTCGTAACAGTTACAGGAGCCATCAAACAACTCAATGCAGCGCGAGATAAAACCAAAGAAGCTATGTTCGGTTCTTCCCAGGAAAGTTTTAAATTACCATCCATCGTCTTCACCAACGCCTTCATGCATATCTAAAGAATGGTAAGGATCCCTTTTCTCAGGTTTAAAGTCGTCACACAACATCTTTCCAACAACTCTTGTGTTGTGTACGCCGCAAACTCCTGCCTTGTTTTCTTCGGGAACTTGTCCTGTCATAGAAAGAGGATTTTCTTGAGAAGCGAACAGTTGACAAGCTGCGCAGTTACGGCCTGGATTACCTAAACGATAATTAGAAGCATGTAAACTATCTAGAGAAGTCATCCTATTCTCTTCCGCTTGCCAATCTTCATAGCTACCTACATGTAGACAATCTGGACACATTAAAGGATTACGTAGAGCATGGTATAGATCTTTTGGCTGGTGTTCAAAAATAGCCTCATCTAAATGTTCTTCTGTAGGAACAGGAGGATTACTAGATCCACACCAGGGGCAAGAAGTAGTAGCTGTTTTGATTATGTCAGAAGACGTAAAAACTTTTCGCCAATTGTACATCTTTATGTTCCTTCTTGGTTTAGATACTTCTCGTATTCAACTTCCCATTCTGCTTGATTAATAAGCTCTCGCCAGGTAAGATTATTAGCTGTTTTTTCTAGTTTATTTTCTTTAATTACCTTCCCATCTTTTTCTATAAAGATTCCGCAATGAGTGTTACATTGTTTACCAATTAAAGCTAAATTACCATCTTTACGAATAACCCAAGATTCTATAGGATTATCAGAACAAGAAGATTCTTTTCTCTGTAAATCCTCTCCTACAACGTGTAAATCCGCGAGGGCTTTTTCAAAAGCAGCAGAGGAAGTTAATTTATTTTTAGGATGTAAACTAAAAGCAGATTGAGACCTTACAATAGCATGGGGTAGTGTCTCGTCGGGTCTTAGTAAAAAAGTAGATTTTGTAGCAGGATCTTCAAACATCGGAAATCCGGGGGCAGTAGGATTACGAAGATCTTTTTGAATACCCTTAAATATTACACCATAGTCTTTAGCTAAGGCTTCATAATCTTCTGAAGCGATCTTTTTTTTTAACGTAGATTTCTTTTCCGAGGTTTCTTCCACCTGCTGATTTTGTACTTGCTCTGGACTCATTGGTGGAGGTTGTTGAGTGTTAGGATTCTGAGTTAAAGGCTCATTAGGATGAGATGTTACATCTATCTTTACCGTACCATCAGGACGATTTTGAAAAGAAATATCAGCTTTTTGTTGTAAAAAAGCTCTCCTACGGTGTAATTTTCTCTGTATAATTTCTTTAGCTTTTCTTTCAGCTTCCTTTCCTCTACCTACATATTCCATATCCCCAGTTTCTTCATTATATATTTGGTGTTCTTCTCCGGGACCAGAAGTTATTGAAAAGGGATAAGTATCTTCCTCTTTAGACCCCCTTTTATACTTATTTATCTCGATTGCTTGCAATTGCTTTTTAGCTTTTTCTTTGGTAGTAGGGTGTTTTCTCAGTTTCTTTCCTGTTTCGCTACGCACCGTATATCCGCTATCTTCTTTGGAAATGTAAGCTAACTTTTCTCTCCAAGACTTTTTAGAAGAAAACAAAGCATCATCTTCCTCAAAAGGATATGTAGAATCTGCATCTAAAGGCATATCTTGTTGACAACTAGGGCAAGTATAAAAATCCGCAGCTTCTGGAGGAGTATTAGGAGGTAGAAATTCTTCTTCATTTCCAGCATATCCACAATTAGGACATTTTACAATATGAATATCTTCAGCTACTTTTTGTGAAGAAATAGGGCCTAAAATTTCAGGAGCTTCTCCGAATTCTTGTTCTCTTAATTCATTTGCATCAACAGCCTCAACTTCACCTGTATCATCAAATCTAACCTCTACCATACCAAATTCATCTTCAGGAAGATCTACTACACCTGCTCTTCCGTGATAACTAACAGGTTCGCCTACATAATCGTATTTTGGAGCACTTACATCAGCGTCTATACCTGTATCCCCGCCAAATCCGAAAGATAATACTTTTCTCCAAAAAGATTTCTTACCAGCATATTTCGGTAAAACATGCTCTTCTTTATTATGTTTTAATACATCGTAACGCTTTATTTTTTCTGACATAAGAGGAGAACCGTGTTCAGTTTGACTATCATCTGATTTCTTATCAGATTGCATTAAACGATTACCTTCTTTCCAAGCTCCTAATTCCTTCTTCGCTGGATCTCCCTTTGAGGGAAATTCATCTCCTTTAAATTCTGCACTACCAGGAAATGTTTGGGTATCCCCTTTATAGGGTTTAAAACCTTTGTTCGGCGTTTCGGTAGCTCCTAGGGTTTGCCTCCAACTTTTCTTTTGAGAGGAAGTTGTTTCAAATTGTCCTTCATTATTAAACTTCTTAACTTGTTCTTCAGCAGTTAAATTACTGCCATGGATATATTTGAAGCCACACTTTGGACATTTGTAGCTCCAACTTCCTGGGCCAACATAAGCATCCTCTGAAAGGGAACGGCTGCAATTATCACAAACATGGCCTTTAATAGCTACTTTTTTACTCCCTACGTTTGTAATAGGGGCTCCTAATTGCTGTATATATTCTGTAACTTCGGCTTCATTTCCAGTATATGTAACCGATACGGTTGCTCTATTAAACATAATATCCTGTACCTGAAAACCGGCTAACTGTACTGGGACATGTCTATCTGCAATATCTTTTAAAAGCCAACTTTCAATTTGAGCTCTTAAATTTGCACCTGTGGCTTGAGTTATAGGTACATCTACAGTAGCAGTTACTTTAGATTCTACAGCTTCTCCTTGCAAGGGATAATTAACCGAGGGTTGTTGAGAACGTTTTTTCATAATTTTCCTTTTGTGTCTATAACCAATATTTAATAGGTAGCCTCACTATTTTCTATATCTAACCTTAAACTATCGTTGTCCAAATCGTGAGCTTCTATAGGGGGCTTTTTAATAACAGAAGCCGCCTTTACAAACTTCTTATTAATCCTATCGGCTAACTCTTGAGCCGAGACTCCATCCTCCAAAGGCCAAAGAACCTGTGTAGATAAATCATAATCGAAGCCAAAACTATACCATTTTTCTCGGCAAAATCTAGCTATTTTCATAGGTAACTTTTTTACATCTAAAGCAACATATTCTATAGGATTATCTAGATCATGACTACTTTCGTGAGTTAAAAGTAATTGCCTACGCCAGTTGTGTACTAAAGAGAGGTCAGAATATGTATGAGAAGCCCTCACCAGAACCTTCCTCCTTCTTCCTGTTTCCATCTTCCTGTGCTTGTTTCATATTCTTTTATATCTCGTAAAATCCTATTCCACGTAGAATTTGAATATTCCCCATCTTCTAAATCATTCCCTCTACGCCGTCCTTGCCTTTCTGTCACAATACACCCCATATAACCCTTTTTATCTCTATTACTTGGTAAAGTGCAACCTATAGAGTACTCAAATTCAGGAGAAAGAAAAAACAAACTTAAATGACGCTCTTTAGAAGAAGGAACAGTACTCACCTTTATACTAGATAATTTTAAAAACGAAAGTCTTTTTGTAGAAGGCAACCATCTCTCCCATTCAGGACGCAGTTCAAGTAGCTGCTGAAGGGTTATTTCTGTTTCTTGTTCAGGAAAAGAAAACTCCTCCTGCCAACTTAACACTTTCCTCCAATTCTTTTTTGAAGACTCTTTAGGCACAGGAGCTTCTGTGGGTTTTTCTTTCAAAATATCTTGCCTTAACCCTACAATTACATCTGTAGTTTCTGTTTCGGGAAAGACATGTTGCATAACAAAGTCTCTCTTTTCATCCAAGTGAGAAGCAAGCTCTTCTGTTTGCTTCATAGGATCTACAGGAGTAGGATAATCTACCTCATACATATCCACGATTACCCCCTTTTTCTGCAGTTTTCTCCTCTAGACTACCTTCTTTAGTTTGCTTAATTTGCTCAATCCAATTTTTAACTTGAACTTCCTCCATAGAAGCTAAAGATTGAGCAAGCTTCTGTAAAGACTCTTCATCTAAAGGTACAGGATTATCTCCTACTTGGAATATCCCATTACTTATGTAAGCTACTTTGTGAATCATTTTTGTAATCCTTTACATCAAAATAATAATTACAAATATGTTTTATTCCATATTCGTGACTAACAAGCAAACAGCTTTGAGAGGGGCGGCTTTTATATCTCAAAGTATCAGCGTAATCATCTCCTAAAGAAGGGCTACCGAACTGCATATCCATATGAGTACCGTGCTCTACTTGTCTAAAAAAGTGCTTATCTCCTTGCACAAATACAGTTTGTATAACACCATCTAATATTTTAGGATCTATCCTCTGTAGTTCTTGAGTTATATATAAAATATCCTGCTGAACTTGCTCGTTACGTTTACTACCTACTTCTCTTGAATATTTAGAACCATACCCATTAGGGTCTGCTCCGTGCGTAAGAATAAATAAAACATTCCCAACACGTTTGTGAATTATTTGTTTAGTATGAGCGGAAATCGTTATATTAGGAGTATTAGCATAACGTTCTTGTAATGCCCTTGCCACTACATACCATCCAAATGCTCCTTCGTGATTTCCGGCTACTCCTACTTCTTCTAATTTACCAAATACTCTATATAAACCTTCGATAAAATAGGTTTGTAAACTAAAGACAGCATCATATTGCTGTTTTCTAGTTACATCCATCGTGAGAGGATGTCTTCGCGTTTCTGTAAAGCCATAAAAACCATGAGGCAAATCTCCGAGATTAAATAAATAACATTTATCCCAATTTACATTCAAACGCTTTACATCTCTATAGATTTGCTCGAGATAATCTTCTAAAACCTTTTTACCAATATTAACATCCCAATCTTTCCCTAAGGTAAGATTTTCTTCAATAGCCTTTAGCCCTATTTGCCAATCAGACGCACCGACAATAAAAGAAAATACATCATTGTCTTTAGATCTAGGTTGAGAAAAAGGCTTCAAAGGCTCCCACTCTAACATAGCTAGATTAAATGGAGTTAAATCTCCTTGTAAAAGCTTTCTATATTTATCAGCATCTTCTTTAGTTTGCTTCCATTTCTCTTGTTCGTATTTTTGAAACAATACCCCACGTCTTTGTTCCAAAGCATCTTCAACAAGGTCATCAACGGAGCGGGACATAATTTCTTCGTTAGTAAATGGCTCTTTATCATGTGTCCAACCGTGAATACTTTTATATTCTATGAACCAAGCTCTAGGAAATGCAAATTGTCTACAAATTTCGTTTATTGTAGAAGGATTTCCGTCCCAATTTGAATACGCTTTCTGCATAGCCCGGTGTACATCGCCTGGAACAGTGATCGGTTTTGGAGCAGACTTTAAAAAAGTTACATACGTATCTGTTTGTCCGTTGTATGTATAATTTTCATTAGAAAACCAATGCTGTCCTCTGTTTATAGCCTTTCCTGTTCTAGCTTCCTCTATTTCAGCGTAATACTTTTTTCTTACTCGATCGTAAAGTTTTCTGCCAATATGAAATTGTTTAAGAAAGTTGTCCCTACCAAGATTTGCATTTTGAATTAAAAGCTCCTTCACTTGCTCTTCGGTATAACGAGATTGTTGTAGAGGCATATAATAAATCCTTCTAATTAGTTATGAAATAGAACACAAGTTACTGATCAATCCTCTTTTCTGTAATTCAGCATACAAATCTAAAGCTTCATTATTTGTAAGCACTGAAGATAGTCTTTTTATCCATTCTGAAGAACTTTCATTTTGCTGCCTTGCTAATTTCTCCAACGCAATAGCATCAGGATAAGCAGGTGTGGCAACAACGGATAATTCAAAGAAAGAAACCCCGTGATTAATTTCTATGTTTCTAGCAGCAACTCCTTTATTGCTAGCCCCTTTTAAAATCTCTTGAACATCGTAGCTACTAGCTATTAAATGTTTTAACCACTCAGGACGCAAATAGTCCTTATCTAGTAAATCTCTAACCTGATTTGCGGATACAATCGAAAGTCCTCCCTTACGTGTAGGTTTCAGGTGTTCACAATATTGATAAGAAAATTGAGCTAGATTACCACACACTGAACACCTAGACTCTTTAACGTTAGCCCCCATACTACAAGTCAAGCGTTGCCCTGTATCAATCATGCGCACAATACGCTCTAGCAAAGCTCTTGTCTTTGGCTCAATGGTGGCGCTCTTTACAAGGTTAGTATCTATACGCATTAGTACCTCAATAGATCCATCCTTCTGATTAGGTAAAGATAGAACTTGTTCTCGAAGGCTAGCATATTTTTTTCCAGCTAATTTTTCCCAAGATAATGCTCTTGCCGAAGCAAATTCTGTAGGAAGAGTAATTCCCTCAAAACTAAATCTGTTTAAAAAAGCATCTGGTAAATCTCCTATACTTCCAGCATAACCTAAGCCAGAATTGTGCTCACAATTGTGAACAGCTATATTATTTACCACATAAGAATTTTGTTCTTCCACTTCTATATTGTAAACTTTTCCTTTATAAGGTAAATATTCTTTTAATTTTATAGGAGTAAGTATACCGAAATTTGTTTTCAACACAGCACAATTTTTTGCTTTATGTAAAAAATTTATATTAGGAAAAACTAATTCAGCTTCGTGTGTAGTAAAAGAATACACATAAATAGGATTTCCATAAGAGTTTTTTACCCAACTATTATTTGGAGTATGTTGCTTATATTCCGCTATATTACACCAAATACCAAGAGATAAGCACATTTCTTGTATCTGTAAAGCTAATACTTTAGATGCTGTCGAGCCCCTTATACCTAAATCTTCTTTTATACAAGCATCCCCTTCAAAATATGCTTTTAAAAAGGCTAATTGCCAATCTTTTGGCATTTTCATTATATCTTCTGATAAACTTTTATATTTAGCAAGCTTTCCACAATGTATAGAAGCTATATTTGCATATTCAGAAGAAAACATATTTACAATAACACAACTATCAGTACCAAATTTCTTAGAAGCTGCTGCAATATGTTGCGTTGTTTCTATATTCCTCTCTTTTGCAAACCTACATATAAAATCAATATAAGAAGTTTCTTTTCTATGAAAAGAAAATTGTAAACATTGATTTAAAGTATCCCCCCAAACTCCTTTATTACCAGCTACAGAACCTTCTGCTAAATAAAATCCTAAAAATCTAGCTGCATCTAAAGAAGCGATTTCTACATTAACTTTTCTTTCTATTTCAGGATAAGGTAATACAACAAGATCCCTTTCACTTACATTCTCAGCATTTATCCATTCCGGATCCCCAATTTCACTAGATACAGAACTTTGTTGCTCCTCTTGAGATACTAACCTATTCTTTTTACTATTATTTCTTAAATTAGCAACTACTTTTACAGCATCTGCTTTTATTTTTTGCTTAACCACCCACAAAGGATGTTCTGCAGTATAATAAGATTTATATACACCCTCAGCTTTTATTTTTACAATTTTATCATCAATATCATGTTCAAATATTTTAGAAACTTTACTCCATCCTCCATCGTGTGTCCGAACTTCATCTCCAATTTCCATGATATCTATAGGTTTATAACAAAAATCTTTTAATAGTATAAGAGCTCCTTCAGGTAAACAATGAGCTCTTTTATTGATAAAAGATTTATAGCCATAGCCTGGGGTTTCATTTTCAAATTCCCCGTAAGGAAAAGAATCGTGATTTCCATTCTGCCCGGCTACCTCAGAGCAACCTATTGCACGAAAACGTAAGTACCTAAATTCTTTCGAATTAATAGGAATAACCCTTCGTTCTTTTGTTGCAGTTGTTTGCAGTGCAAGAGGAATGGGAGTAACTACTTGATTACACACCTTAACTAACATTATGTCTTTTCTCCTTACCTGTTAACTACTCTAAAAAGTGCTTTACTTTCATATTCTTTAGCTTTTTGCAAAGCCTTGTTCTCTGCACCAATAGTCATGTCATCTTTAAAAACAAATGCAGTTACATCTTTTTCCATGTCTTTTAAAGAACTTTGAACACCTGCAGGAGGTACTTGAGCATTAGCTGCTTCTGGAGGACCTCCAACTCCCATAGGAGCGTTTGGTTCTCCTCCTTCCATTCCAGGACCTGCCATTTCACCTCCCCCTGTTGGACCTACATTAATATCTCCTATTCCCCCCATGTCTGCAGGGCTTTGAGTGCCTTTTTGAAGAGCAAAAGGTAATAACCCTTTCTTAGATAATTCTTTATAGCGAGCTTGTGTTCTTTCCAAATCCTTTATATAAGCTTTTTCTTGCGTATCTCTATCTAAACGCCCAAGCCTGGCAAGAGTAGCATCATCAACAAGCCAAGGTCTTTCTTTTTGTAACCACTTAATATAGTTCTTTAAATTCTCATCTGTAGCAGCATTCATACCCCCCCAGTCAAGTTTCGGATAAATATACTCTCTTACTTGATGAGCTTTTTGACTTTCAATTTCGGCTAACTTAGCTGCCTGATACTGCTTGTATTCTTTGTTATCTTGAAAATCTCTTAAAGTAGAAGATTGTTTTAAAGTCTCTATCTCTCGTCTATCTTCTTGACCATATCTTGTTGATGACACTCCAGTATAACTAGAAATAGGCTGTTTAATTCTATAAAATCCACATAAATCTGCCACTGGCTTGCAAACACCCTGATGATAAAAAGTTTCAAGTTGGAGTTGAAGGTTTAGATACCTCTGACGCTGAACTTCTAAATTAATATAAGCTTGGGAATAACTTCCCCCGGCTCCGGTCATTAATTGTTCATGCATATTAAGGCCAATAAACTTTAATCTATAAATACGATCTAACTCAGGCCCAACGGGTAACATACGGCCATTGGAACCGTAGAACTCAATATTTATACCGTAGTGGTAAAACAAGGAATTTCCCTGAATACACACCTTCCCATTTCGGCGGGTTACTATAATTCCCGTAGGAACAGTTACGCACCAAATCTTACCTTTATAAGGGACTTTATTAATATATCTAGGTTCAAAAACTTTTCCTCCCTTTACATGACCTTCTCCCCCTACTTTAGCAACTACTCCTTGTTTTCTTGCTTGAGTAGTAATAGTACCCGCATTTACTCTAAAAGCTGTAACTAATGGACGAAGAACCCCGCCTGTTTGCTTTACTAATTGAGAAATATTAACTTTATCCCAAGCAATACGTTTTGAACTTGAGTAAGGAATAACTCCTACTACTAATTTTGGAAATTCTTTAACTACTTTAAGTCTGTGAGGTATTTTAGGATAAGACATGACCTTACACTTAGTCACATTCAAATAAAACATTTTATAAGGAGTATTTTTCTTTTGATACTTTCCTTTTACCATCTTTTTATAATTCAAATTTAAAAATCTTTTTCTACTAGCATAACCTAATTTTAAAGCTATTATTTGAAAAGCATCAATTAACGCTTCTGATTGAGAAGCTAATACAATAAAGTTTTCTTTATTTTTTAACTTCCATTGAGTTCCATCTCCTAAACGGTAAGCTTCAAATAATCGTTCGAGATATTCTTTTGGAGCATTTAACATCCATTGAGGGAGAAACTTTGTTTTAGATCCTTTACCAAAAGTATTACAAATAAACTCTCCTATATCTTTCCCACAAATTTGAAAACTACTACCATAATATCCGACATATCCAAAACACTTTTCTAGTAAAATGCGAATTTGTTCCTTTGTATCTTCTTTACATTGCGTAATGTGTACTGTATAGTTGTGTTTAGTTTCTAATGATCCTTCCGATATATACCATCCGGCAAATTCGAAGAAATCTCCCATATCTAAAGTATATTTTCCAACATTTATAGTTTTAGGAAATTCTTCATCATACTCAAAATTACTTACTACAGTTCTAAATTGGTCTTCACACTTAACATCTTCAGCTAAAACAACCTGCCACTTTCCATCTCTTAATACCCACATTCTATGATTGGGAGTAACTTTCATATCCATACCACGGGTTTTAAAATGATACATAACATTATCATAATCTTGAATATTAATATAAGAAGCTTTATGATACTCTAAACCATTCGTCTTGGGGTTGAAGCAAGCTATTTCCGATTGCTTACTTAATTCCGTATATTTCTTCCAGCCGTCTTTTGTTAAGCATTCCGTTTCCTCATCATAGCAGAAATTAGGGTCAAGATCGTAAGCAGAAAAAGCCTCTCTAACAGAGTCGATTTCTTCGTTAGAAGGTAACCAACCTGTTGAAGCGTCTCCAACTTTAACAACAGTGATAGGAACAGCATGTCTGGTAGCAAGAGCAAAATTAGCTTGATTAAACCTATCCTCGAGCATTAAAGTTTTTAAAATACGCTTAATAATTGACCTACCTCTTAATTCGTAAGGTCTCTTTGCATGGGTAATATGAAATGTATTATTTGACGCTAAAGGAATTTCTTGGTTAAATAAGACATTCTTTATGATTTCAGGAGGTAACTGCTTAAATATAAAAGAAGGACTTTGTGTTTGTACAATCTTTTTTAATGCTTCATCAGGAATTAATTTTATTAGAGGCTTTTGATTTATCCATGTAGATTCTACTTTAACATAATCAGGATTAAGGATAGCAAATTGATCCCACATATAATCATGTTCATTAAAAGCTCCAAAAGGGTAGCAATTTCCAATCTCTGATCGTTCAGAAGCAATATCCGTTAATAACCTATATCCACTTATTCTATCCCACATTTCTTCATAATGCTGTTGCACTCCAGGATCTTCGCATTGCCCGAGTTTTAAATCAGCTAAAGGAAGTTCGGTTTGCAATTTAATAGCAGAACCTACAATAGGATCTGTTTCTGCAAAGAATCTATAAAGACCGTTTAAAGTTCTTTCATCTGTAGGAATAGATAAGGTAGAAGATGTATATCTAGGATCATTAAACAAAGGAGCATTACGTGTAACATCCGTAAAGGTAGCTTGCTTTGCTAATGTATCTTGAACTTTGTTTATACCCCGTACGCCACGTTTTGCTTCATAGTTAGGAATGTCAATAAATCCAGCGCCCGCTAAACCAGAATTACCCTCTCTTGCGCGCTTAAAATCGTCTTCGGAGGAGGATTTCACTAATGCAAATTTACCGCCTATAAGTAACCTACCCATATTTACCTTTCAAAACAAGGAGAATTCATACTACAAATGTGTAAATAGCCATTTAACAATAAATAACAATGTATATATGTAATTTCTTAATATAGAGATTGAAAGATAGATTGGTATTATTACATTACACGCTCAATTTCCCAAGGTTCTACACCTAACTGAATACGGAAGCTTTTCCAACTAAATTGAGCTCCAGGTAATTCGTTTATTTTACCTACAGTACCCGCGGGAATAATATCCCTACTATTTTGATCAAGAGGCCAATCCTCTAATAGCTTTACCTTATCCCCAGGTTTAAATTCTTCTTCTTCCCAAGCTAATTTCAAATCTGCAGTAATAGCCATATCCGCATAACCTGGGTTTTCGTTAATGTCTTGATACACTTTTGGAGAAGGAAAATACGTTATATCTGTCTCTCCTTTTAACGTATCCTTTGGTAGAACTAAAGATAAACTATCTTCTTGACGAAACTGCAAAGCTCTATTATCATATTCGTTCTTCTTTTGATTAAAATCATCTCCGTCAGTGTACGTTTCAGGAGTAGATAATTTTAGAGAAGCTTCTACAGGAGGGGAACCTAATCCCATAGCTAAATAAATAATTTCTTCTGTACCTACAGGAATTGCAATGATATCATACACTATTCCAACATGAAATAGTTCGCGTTCTGCAGAGAAAAATTGGGATGCCTCTGGAACCCCGGAAAAATCTTTTACACTAGCTGTTAGAGGATCAAAATATTTTTTTGCATCTGTTTCTCCAATTTCAATAGTTTCTATATACCGTTGAGTAGCTTGTTCATTTTCTTCTGCTATAGTTTTATCCAATAACTCTAACACCTTTTGGGGAGAAATAAAATCCTCTTCCCACGATAATTTTAAACTACTAAAAGCAAGCTGGAGATTTTCTCTATCCCTAAAGTCTACTATTTCTTTTTCAGAACGTTGCTTGTCTTTTAAATTCAAATCAGTATCAAATATTTGAGTAAGATCTTTATTATCTAAAGCAGGAGCATCAGGTTCGTTTACAAACCACTGACCTCTAGTAGAATCGTAATCCATTAAAGGTTTCTCTGAAGCTGTTGTAGAATCTTTTACCAGTTTTAAAGGAAAATCTTTTTCATCAATATGAGAGTTTTCTCCTTCAGGATTTATAGTACTACTAAAATTTAGATTTTTTGCAAAGGCTCCTCCATTAATATAAAAACTACGATCAAGAGAAGAACGCTGTAAACGATCTATGATATGAAAATAAGGATAAGGACATTTTCTACCTTGAACTAACCATATTTGCCCAGGCTCTGCTTGCGTAATTAACTCTTCTACACTGCTAACAATAATATCTTCTTCCCAAAACATTATACCATTCCTGCTTTCTTCAGTTCTTTCAGACCTTTAGGTAATAGTACGTAATAGTATTTAGTTTCTGCAGATTTTCCTATCCAACCAAAATGAACAAGATCATTTATCCTAGAACTAACACCTTGATAATACTTAACACTTACCCCCCTATTCAGAATCTCAGGTGATTGACCGTAATAATTTTCTCTCAACCTATCAGGATCTTTGCCTTTTCTCTCAGATACATATTTCTCCCATAACTGAATAATTCTTTGAGGTCCATTATCATAAAGATTTTTCAAAATCCATAAATATGTTCCTGAAATTCTAGGTGATGACGGAGTCTTAACAGAATAGGGATAGACATCGTCTCTTGGAGGAGGAAGTGTTTGTTCTTCCCAAGCTACTTTCAAACTAGCTTTACTAGCTTCACTAGTATTACTAGATTTTGATATATTAATATATTCCCATATATCTGATTGAGCTCTAGATAATAAACTATCGAAATCTATATCTATATTAGCCTCTTTAGCTGCTTTTTTAGCATACTTAATTGCATTAGCAGCAGCATCAGCAGCCCAAGCAGCAGCCCAAGTAGCAGCCCTAGCAGCGGCATAAGCAGCAGCATGAGAAGCAAAACCAGCATCATCAGCAGCATCATCAGCAGCCCAAGCAGCAGCCTTGGCTTTAGCTTTATTCTCTTCAGTAGGATATTTTAATACTGTCTTCGCTGCTTCTATAGCTAATCTAGGTCTATTGTCATTAGGATATTTATTTTCATATATAGGTAATACAGCTTCTGCACAATAAATAGCATGAAGTATATTTATTTTTAATTCTTCTTCTTTTGTTAGTTCTTCCCAAGATAGCTTCAACGAAGAAGATGCTGATAATTCTTGTAACTTTTGCTTTATTTCATTTACCTTTGCATTATCTCCAGATTCTTGAGCGGTAGAAAGCTCATCCAAATACTTATCAATTGTTTTCCGTCTTTCGGTTGGGGATAAAAACTTAACATTCTTTTCCTGCCCGGGAAATTGCGTTTTTACTTCTTCTTCTGGTAATAATCCTTCCCCCTCTCCTTCTAGGATTTTCTCTCCCTCTCCAGTATCAGAAGGATGAATAATTTGCTGAGTTCTCTCTTCCATTGTTTGAGGAGGAATAAAATCTCTACTTAAAACATCTCCTAAGCCTTGTTCTTTAACCAATTGACGAACGGCTGGTATAAATTTAGATACAAACCAAGGGGCTCCCTTAATATCAGAAGGAACTTGATCTTGTAACCAAAAATTAAACCAATCTCGAGCAAGCTCTTGATCGCTTACAGTCATATCCGGTTGTACATTGTGTCTTTGATTGTGAACATAATAAAGAACATCATTCAAAGCTTTTTGCAACCAATGTAGCCAATCAATATAAGGAGGCTCCCAGATTCTAGCCCCGAATTCATCTTCGAATACTTTCTTAACATCCCCGATAAATTCAGAATCATTTTTTAATTCTTCAGGAACGCCATACTCATCAAAAAATGTTCTAAAAGCAAATTGGGCTAACATATCCATAGTTACGTATTTTGATATCACCTGAAACTTAGGTAAATTCTCATCTATAATAAATTTCATATGATGAATAATATTATCTTTATAGTCATCTATAGCTTTAGCAAAAGTTCTTAAATTTGCCTCTTTATCGAGTTTCCTCCAATCTTCAGCTACTAAAGTTAGAGGGTACTCCTTTTCAAGAGGTAAATAAACAATTAACTCCCCTGGATTGTTTGTTAGAAGTTCTGTATACACCCCCCTTACAGTGTAATTAGAAGGAGAATCAGAAGTCTCAAATAACGAAGGTTTTTCTCCTAAATAAAGATAGAATTTTGGTGTAGTATTACTTAATTCCCACACTTGATAAGGAGCTAACAGTTGGATCAACTCTTCAGTATTATTTGCTATTTCAGGTTCTTCCCAAGCTACTTTCAAACTAGCTTTTTGCTTTATTCCAGAAATATCAATAACATATGCCATATTGGTAGTACGTTTGTAGCTACTACCTGGATCAAGAAGAATGTTATCTCCAATGCTTTTTAGTCTTCCGCCATAAGCTTTTGCAGGTCTATCGTATGCATAATCCCAACTATCTTCTTTTAACTTAGACGCATCAGTCTTTGCAATAACTTCCTTACCTTCAGGCATCCATATTTCATCTACACCTGCTTTTTGGGCTTGAGTAATTATAGCTCCTAATAATACTTCTGGCCAATGTCTAAAATAGTTTCGAAAAGCCCGAGCTTTTTCCTTACTTTTTATTTCATCATTGCCTTTTTGATAAGCATCGCTTTGCATTTCACTAATAAACCAAACATTCTTAACAGTAGGAGATTCTGTTCCTCTATATCCTATAGAAGTATAATGATAGGGCATAATACGACTAAAAGCTAATGCACCTCTTAAATGTGTTCCTGCTTCTTCAATAGCAATCATAGTAGAATTTGCTAATTCAGGAGACATTTGAGCAAGATTTGGACGAATGAGAATACCAAATTGCTTTCCTCTTCCTGCAACTCCATGAGCAGTCCCTGTATCACTTAAATTATTCATACTAACGGAATAAGGAAAAGCTTTTATCCATTTCTTAGGAGTAACAGATTTAGGTACATGATATTGATTTAAAGAAGATGCAAGACCATATAAAATAGCCCGTGCTTCTGCTTGAGAAAGCATAGGCCCGTAAGCAGAAATAAGGTTACGTAATTCCCCCTGAGTTTCTGACATAAGAGAAAGAACATCCTCAACGGGAAACTCCTCCGCATCTTTGTATTTATTTATAAACTGTTCTATAGACTGGTTTTGTAGTTGTTTTTTCTGTTCCTCAGGAGAAATTACAGGTTCTTTTGGAGCACTTAAATTCCTCGCTCTACCAAATAGTTTATTTATTTCTGCTTTTACCAAACCCGCGGCAGCTAATTCACCTGACTTGTTCTTTAACACTAACCAATTCATAGAGTCAGGAGGTAAAAAGTCAGGTAAGGCTTCAGGGTCTTGTATCCAAGTTCGTAATTGCTGAACTTGAGCTTCGGTCAATGAAGAAGCAGTTAAAGATAGAGAAGAAAGAGAGGGGGTTGGTAGCTCCTGCCCAAAAACAATGTCTTTCTGCTCTGGAGAGAGTAGCTCAATTTTTCTAATATTTTGAGATTTTCTCACCTGCCCCTGTGCGTTTAATAAAATATAATTACCAGTTCCGGGAGTGCTATAAGATGCTACATAATAATATTTTCCGGAGGCAGGATGTTCACTATCCACTAATTTTGCAACTAATTCTCCGGGTTGATACTTCCGCGGTTTCTTCATTGCTTTACCATTAGAAGGAACATAAGACAACCACTCTCCCGAATCGTACATTTCTTTAGCAAGCTCCACAGGATCGGGTTCTTCCCAAGACAGTTTTAAACTGCTAAGAACATTTCTGTGCTGAAGAACTCCATGTAAGGCCTTCATTATAGCTTTCGCATCATCAATTTCTTCTTCCTCTAATGGAAGAGAATGCACTGAATGGCTTTTTAAATTTAACGCCGCATCTAAACCTTCCTCACTATGAGCAATTTCATGAAAATTCAAATTAATAGGTATACCTGTATTAGATTCATCGGGAAATCCTTTCGGGATAGCCGCTCCTTGAAAATCGGCTTGACCAATAATATTATCTTCAAAAGCAGCAACGTTTACTAAAGAAGCGTCTATAAATTTAGCTTTGTAGAAATTATTATTTTTTATTCTAGCTCCATCAAATTTAGCATTAGAAAAATTAGCATCAGTAAAATCACTATTGGCAATCATAAGATCAGATAAATCTGCTAACGTAAAGTTAGCTTCTTTTAAGTCCCGACCAGAAAGAATTCCAGGATATTTTTTTACCAAACCACTACTACGAAAATTATTTATTACATCGGCCGCTCTTTTGAGATTAGCTTGTAACTGCATTCCAAAAATACGAAGTATATCTTCATCCCCCATTCCCTCTACTAAAATATTATGTTCTTTTGCATAGGATGAATTACTAATTGCATTGTATAAGTAATCTTGAAAAACCACTTTATCTATTCTTTTGTTTTTTATAACCTCTTTTACGCTACCATTTGCAATTGTTTGCTTAATTTCGGCTTCTGTTAAAATATGACCAGGCCTTCCTAAACCTGCCTCATTTAAAACATTTGCAATAATTTGATCACCTTGAGTTTGCATCAATTGATTAAAGAAATCAGCTGTAGCCTTATTTGTTGCAACAGAAGGTACTTTGCCTTTTAAAGAAGAATGATATTTATTAATTTCTCCTAATTCTTCTACAAGAGCCTGTTCAACACTATTTAATATTTCTGGATATTTGTAGCGTGGAATAGTTGCTTTTCGAGGATCGAACTTAACATACTCTCGAGACAAGATCTTTTGAATATCTTCCGTTATGCCTTTTCTATATACGGGATTCTTAAAAAGGAAATCGAAGGTTGCTTTATATTCAGGATGAATTTTTAAAAAATGAGATAGCACAGGAGCTAAATAATTATCAAAGAAATTTTTTGAAGGAAGCTTAACTCCAGTAATTTCTTCTGTAGGAGTATACGTTTTAGCTTTATTGGTAACCGTAGCTTGAGTAGGAGCCCAAAGACCTTCGACATTATACACATATCCCTGTCTATACAATGATGCTAACGCATTTGCAACTAACTTTGGATCAAGCCCTACAAAATCTTGTACACTTAAAGGACGTCTTTCCGTTTTTAATTTATTCCATACATCTTGTATAACAGGATTAATTTGTAACGAAGGAGAATTATTTACAGGCATGTTTAATCACCCATTGTTTAAACTCATACTCAATAGCATAGGCTTGTTCTTCCCCCCTATCTGCTCTGTAAACAAACCTATTTGTTTTATAAGAAGCAGTTACTTTGGGTGGAGAAACAAGTGCTGGCTCTGAGTCTTGAAAAAAATCTTGTAAAGCATGCACTATTTCGTGAACAACTCCAGCCCAATTTTTCTTCAAAGTTTCTTTTGGAAGATAATAACCTATAGTTTTTGTCTCTGGATAATATTCTGCCCCAATATTATTACGATAATCCTCCGGACGTAGAGTAAACTCTAAAGATAAAGAATTCAAATGCTCTCTTGCTTTGGGATGTCTATCTAATAAATCCTTAAACTTCTCATCAATAAAATCTTTTACTTCTTGAGCAAAATCTTTGTAGATAATTATATTACCTACAGACTGTAAATAAGCTTGTCTACGCTTAAGAAGTAGATCTTCAAAAGAGAATAAATGTAGAGAAGAAGCTTTAAATAAAGAACTTCCTTCTACATAATGTTCTATTTCCCAATCTAGTTGGTCTAAACTAGCAAACAAAGGTTCAGTATTATCGTAACGATTAGAAACGGAAGTATCTTCGTGTTCTCCGTTAGATGTGTACCAATCCTGATGAATATCAAACCTTTTAGGATTGGTCCTACGAAGTTTTAGATCGGGAACAATCACAAGTCCTATCTGTTCTTCTGGAGAAATCTCAGGCTCAGGAACACTAGTTACGTATGTGTCGGACGCTTGCTTCACATACAATATATGTGAATAAACACAAAAGAATTCACGAAATTACTGTTGCGGTGGCGGAGTTATCTGCTCGTCTTTTAGTGCCTCTTCTGGCTTTGGAAAAGAAGCCATAATTGTACCCACAAATTCCTCCAAACAAGGGCTTAAATGAACAATGTGCATAGAGTCATCCTGCAAAGGAATAGTATCGTTAGTAATGGTAGAAGTTATAAAAATAACTACCTTTTCTCCATCGTCCCAACGTTTCTTGCAAACAGCACATTTTTTCTCAACCCCCTGTAATGCAGTAATAACAGGTTCTTCTACCTGAGATACAGAAATTTTCCCTACAATTTTCATATTACTTCCCGTTGTGTTTGTTTTTCCAATCAATAAAACCAGCAAGGTTTGGCACTTGCTTACAAACTTGCCCGCCTATCACACAAGTGGTTGTATCTTTAGCTATGTCAGCTTCGTATTGCGCCCATTGAGCGTCAAATAAACTATCTGCTGCAGTTATCGGTTTTTGTTCAATTTCAGGAATTGGACGTGTTTCTACTCCAATAGTAAAACTTATTGCGGCAACAGCTATAATTAGAACTCCGCTAAAAAGTCTTTTATCTAATTTATTCATTTTAAATCTCCTCAAAAATGTTTAACATTGTTTGAATATGAGTAACAAAATAAAAACTAGTATTAAAAATGCCAAAAACGGTAACCCGTTCTTGTCGTGATTAGAGTATTTACCAAAGTCTCTTGATACGGGAAACCGTTCTTCATCTTGTGCCGATTGCGACATTTTAAATCTCCTTCTAATTAATTTCTCACATTCATTACCTACCCCCAAATTTAAAGTTTTTTATAGAAAACTTTCCCGTTACATCTACCCAGAAAGACTTCTCCTTAATAAAATATTTTCCAGTAATTCCTCCATAATAACCCCCAACTGCACCATCTACTGTATTGGGGAGAATTTTAGATATGGCCAGCTGACCTAATATACCCCAATCAGTTGAAGGCTCTACCATAGAAAGAGCTGATTCAGATATAATGCTTGCAAATAGTGTACTGTCTATTGAGCTGTAAGTTTTTATTTTAACCCCAGAGGTGTTGCTGACAGTTCTTATCTTCCAAAGATTATCTGTATCTTTGTACAAATCACTAACTATATCTATAGTATCAAATGCTAAAACCAGATTCCATATTGAAGATTTGCTTTGAGGATAATACTTAGTTTCCCCTACATAAGATACGAAATACTTCTTACCATCAAACTTCACCCGGTAGTAGATTCCTGAAGAATCCTCTCCGGAAGAGCTGCCGCCTTCTCCTGATAATTTCATACTATCTATAAAGGCTCTATACTCGGAGGCTACCGCCATCCAGTACCCTTTCTTGGCACGTTCTTTATCGATCTGACTATTAAGATCTGACACCTGAATAGATAATGTCTGTACACTATCAGCTTTCTGATTCATTTGATCTTGAAGCCCGTTGTATCTTTGAAAGTTCAACTGATTATCCGTAGCATGATTGAACTTCTCATTAAAATATAGATATCCAAAAACTACAGCTGCTACAAAACTTATAAGAAATGTAATTAAACCTATATTTTTAAAATTCATTTCTAAAGCCCTTCCCTTATATTTTTGAGTTTATTTAGAGTATTAAACTGTAATAACCAATCACTTGATTTAACAGTACCCTCTTCAGGATAGTAACCTTTATACAAAGAGCACCAAGCCCATCCATTGTTTTCCACAAGCCTTAAAGCCCTATATGCATCTTTTTTACTACCTTTAAAACTTACTCTAGGTGATAGAAAGGCATGTCCTCTGCCTCCTTGACAGGAAGATGTTGTTTCTATACCGTTTTTAATTAATAACTCAACTATAGGCCTTATTTTAGGATCTAACAAATTTGAATCTAATTTAGAACTTGGATACAGCTTATAATCTCTAGGCATATTATCTCCTTTGTTACAATTTATAAATTATACTTAACCGTTACTACTCCTATCGAAGAATAAACTTCCTTCATATAATTTGGATTAGTTATTCTACCGTCTTTAATGCAACCATTGTGTGCAGCTATAGCTTTTTCCACACTACCATGTTTTTCCATGTTTTTCTTAAATATAACTGCAGCCAGATGTAGATTATACGTAGGATCCAATAGCTTCTCTTCTGTTGCAGAACCATCATATAAAACTGCAGTGCCTAATTGTATCTGAAATAGACCATAGGAAAACTTTGCATTACTGTCTTTGACTTTTGAATGTAACACTCTAAACCTAGCACTTTCATGATAACCTAAACCACAAAAAACAGACTCTGGAATATTATAAGCTCTAGCAGTATCACATAACATTTTAACGAGATACTTCTCCCTTACTGTTGCTATATCAGAGTCATCCATTCTAAGTACATCCTCTTTGCTTAATCCTATTTTACTAGAATCTAGTTTAGATATACCACTCTTCTCTATTGGTGCAGAACTTCTAACATAATTACCACATAAAATTCCTGCAACAAATAAAGCTACAAACAACAGTATACCCTTGATTATGTTACTCTTCATTTTTATTCCTTTTTATTGTGAATAGAAAACTTATCCATTTATCTATTTATTCTCACTCTACATGGCGGGGAGGAGTAGGTTGTTCCTCAATATGCCAAGATGAGGGAATTTCAGGTAAGGCATAAACATCGCCAACGAGTTTAGTTAAAGAACGAGAGTTACGTAAACCCTCTGGAAGATGTACAGTAATCTTTTTCCATCTTGCATCTGAAAAAATATTTAAACTACTGTAATCATCCCATAAAAAAACGTACTTACGATTAAAATGTTGAATTTCAGGTTGAATACCTGTAGCAAGATCGTGTTGTTTAGGAACAACAGTATAAAGTTTGTTGTGAATTAAATCAGCCATTTTAACAACTGTAGCCTGCGGATCGGCCTCTTCTAAAGAAACAATATCTGGAGAAAGAATAGGAACATCTTTTTCCATATCCCCTTCTAAATGTAGAGAAGTTTTATCCATACAATTATTTTTCATTTTCCACAATACCTGTTTGAACGAGAATAGTTTCTAGAACTATAAATTCTGTCCTATCAAGGTTCTTAAAAACAACCTTTGGTTCGATAGTAATTTTTGCAAAGCGCTCTTTAATAGAATCTTTCTCCCATATAACAAGATCTCTTAAAACTGTTTCAAAAACGTTTGGAATAGAGATAGTATAAGAAGGAGAAGTATATGTAAATTGTGAAGTAATAGCTTTCTCCTTTTCAAACTCTGTATCTAAAAACTTTATTTTAAACAAACTACGCATAGCATCGAGATTTTCAGTTAACCCTATAGATTTAAAATCTAAAGTAGATGGGAGATCGGTTGAAACGGCATTTTTTAAGGGATGTGGCACTACTCCATACAAAGGCTCAAGAACTTGTTGTTCCCCCTCGGCAGCAGAAGCTATTGAAAGAATAAAATCATACCCCTGACCGATGCCAGTGCTTATACTAAAATCAAAATAATCGGCCTCAATTTCACGCTTTTCCCCATCCAAAATTAATAAGATTTTCTTTTTCATCCTATAACCTCTCCATTTAATTTTAAAGGCCATATTCCATTAGGCTGAAAGGGAGTTTGAAGCACCTGAAAAGATTGAATATTATCAATAATAAAATCTCTAATGTGATCGTTGAGAGCTGTATCCCACAACCACAAAGTAGAGACTCCTGTTTTCTTATGAGGACCTATTTCATAGATTCCCCCGGTGTGTGTAACAATTTCACCTGTAGTCTTTTTCTGATAAGTTAAAGTTACCTGCAACTTGTTCTGTAAAGCTACTACAAGAGGCTGGATATCGGCTACCATTAAAAGTAATCCTTATAATTGTTTTACTATAGGTTCAAAGGCAAACTCAGGTTTACCTTCTTTATTAATTCGAATAGAACGTACAACAATAGTTTTTACATTTTTATCTAAATCTTTTGCATATTCTCCAACATGATGCACAATATCAGCATAAATTTTACCCCAATTAAAAACATAAACTCCCGATGCAAAGTATGTTGCAATATTTGAATCAAACAAAATATCATAATTACATTGTATCTTGCTTACCTCAGCTCTTAACTGCTCGGGAGTAGGAGGAATAGGTTCCGCAGGAGGGAAATACATTTGGGTTGCATATTCCATACCCTTTTTCCAAAAAAGACCAAGAAGGATGGCAATGCCACTAGCGAAAACAGCCCCAAGTAAAATCAATAAAAGAGTTTGCAATACAGTTGTCATGTCCTTTTCTCTTTGTTTTTATTCGCCTTAAGATTCTATTTTTTTACAAAGTTTTTTCTTACATACATCACAATACCAATTACCTACTTTATCTTGTAAATAAAATGGACGGTGTAGTAAAATGCAAATTAATCCAAAAAGTCCCTTGATACTATAATCTCTAAAAATTATTCTCATACAATATATAGGTTGTTATACATACAATACACGCGTTAACTACGCAGGAGACGGTTTCCCCACAAAGGTTTACCTATAACAGGCTTATAGCCTCTATTCATACGTATCGGTCCTATACCTGCTCTTCTAGCTTCTGCTGCGCTTTCCTTCGTAGGAGAAACACGTAAACACATACGGTGGACTAAATTAGCACAATTATGTACAGCTCCTATTTGAGTAACATAAGATTCATCTTCTTCCACTTGTAAATTATAAACAAAACCAGAATAATTTAAAGATGTTATCTTAGTTATACGAGAGTGCAAAGCTTCATCATCTAACCAAACTTCTCTATGCAGTTCAAAGCTCTTTAAAGAACAATCTAATATGTCAGCGAGTTTTTGCGCAAACTCTCCTTGTACTTTAATCATATAATAGATACTACCATTACCTTTAAGAACTTTATTTTTAAAAATATAATTTTTATTATTAATACGAGACGAAGTACATGAATTTATACCTAACCGTAAAAGCATTTCTCTAATTTGCCATATTAATTTTTCAGATATAGAACCACAAGAAAAAGAATTATCTTTATTCTTACAACCATCTCCTCTCCAATAACCTACAATAAATTCTTTTTGTAATTCTAACGTAGAGAATTCTACTATAGAAGGAATTTGCTTATTAGCAGCACCTTTACCAAACAAAAATTTGAATAAATCCGCCATTAAATGATTATGAAAATACACTTGACAACTGTTAGAAGAAATATTTTCTATAATTTTTGCTTTTATACCAAATATTTTATAAAGAAGACTTTTCACATCATTTATATAAGTTTTTTCTTTAAAATGAAAAGAAAACATTATTTGATTAGTTGTAGAAGACCCTTCAGCAATATAATACCCAAATAATCTAAATAATTCAGGTGTAAAAGTTATAAAACGCGGAATAGAACGACTCTTAGAATTTTTTGTATCTTTGTCCCACCAAGATTTACCATACCAAATAATATCCTTTTCAACAAAACATTTTGATAAAGTCTCAGAAGGAAGAATATCTACTAAATCCAAAATGTAATTTTCATTATATTTTATTTCTTTATAAATAGGATAATATAATTGTTGATTCCTTACTAGTGTTTTTGCAGATAACCATGAGGGAGATTCTTTCCAATTAAATTTACAACTACTAATCCCGTTTTTATGACAATACGGTGTACAAATTCCTTTGTTCTTAACAGCTAAATTACATTCTTGATATGCATGAGCAAAATATAAATGATTTGGAGTACTAATAACAGGTTTGTTAAACCCATTTATTTTAATAGAAGTTACTTTCCCTGTATATTTTCTCTTTGAAGTATTGATTACTTTACGATATCTTCCCTTATGAGTAAGAACTTCTTCCCCCGTTTGAATTTGATCTATATCTTTTAATCCTTTTCTTGTAATAATTTTAGTTCCCGATAAAAAACAAACATCTGCGAAGTCATCGTGCCTTACAGGGCCTGTAGAGGGATGATGAAAATAAACCATATTACCGGCAATATCTTGTTGCAGATATCTCATCTCTAATTTCCATCTTTCTATCCACTGTTCCGGGTCTATATCAACACCATACATTTTCACTTGGCCTCTTTCGGCTAATTGTAGAAAATTTCCGTACATATCCGCTTTATAAGAATTTGTAAAAGTTGTCTCTATAGCATAAAGACCCAGACTCTGAAGAGTAGAAACTGGCTGGGTAGAATCGAACTGATCGTAAGCAATTTCATCAACAAAACCTTTTCCTCCTAAATCTTTCACTAGATCTAACAGCCATCCCATTACAGTATTAGGATCAACAGTGATTCTCTCTACCTGTCCAGAACCAAGATAGCGATTAGTAGCGTCAAACCCCCTCATTCCATCTATCCAATAAGTCACATTTTCAGCTTTAGGAGAAAAATCATAATGCCCCCATGCAAGCGCATAAGTATCGGCAACTTTTTTCTTTGCTTTACCTCCAGGATCCAACGCAATAAAAGAATGATAGGTACCAGTAGCGTGTCTAGTAAGCGGTCTACCTATTTGCGGGATACTGTTAATAACAGATTCAGAAATAAACTTGCCAGAAGGATTACCAAAGTGAGCCCCAAACTCCATCAATGCTCCTATAGGATCTTTTCTGAATTCGGGATCTAAGCTCTCTCTTGCAATAGAGGGACGTGCTTCCCATGTAGACAATTGTATAACTTGATAAGTAGGCTCGAAAGTAAGGTTTTCGAAATTTTCTTGCTCTATTCCCCCACCTATACAGTAATGATGATAGAACTCTCCTCCTTTCTCTCGAGGGCTAGATTCCATAATTATACGCCCATCTCTCCCAAAATCTAAGACGGAAGGAGTCATGGCTTTTACAACAGCATAATCGCTCTGAGGATTTTCTGCTACTAAAGCATCTTCTCCGCTAGTAATATCTATACTAGTGCGAAGAAAATGTGCTAACTCTGAAAACATAAGAAGATAAATACATTTCCCACGACTAGTAGCTCCAGAGGTCGTAATGGATTCTACTAATAAAGAGCCTGGTAACAAAGGCTCTCTTTTATTTCCACGAACTACTACCTTGTTTCTTCTTTTTATTTCTTCATTTAGAGTTAAATCGTATGGAGTAAACAATCTCAATTCTGTCATATTATTCTTATCAAAATCCATATACGGCTTAAAGAAAGACGTTCTACGAATATTATCTGAAGTAAAAGCAAACATCTCTCTAGCTTGTTTATCCTTGGAAGCAATATGTACAACATGTATAGGATGTCTTTCCATAATATTATAATAGGATTGAGGATTACCGAGAGTAATAAGTTCATACATAGCGTAAGTAGCAATAAAAGAAAGTAATCTACTATTATGTACAACTATATTATCAGTAATAAAATTTTCCGTTTCTGGAACTTCTATATCATATGTGTCTTCTTCTCCTATTTCTTCTATAGATATTATTTCATCCCAAAGAATATCCCCATCGCATAGTGAGTGTAACCAAGAATCGTTCAGTGCAGAAGCAGCTTTTTTTAACTTTTTTCTATTAATAGACCAAGATTTATGAATCCCTCCTCCTATATTTCTGGTATTGAATAAATCTTGATATACAATCCCCTTTTTCTGCCTTTGCTCATCTAAATACTTCCAAATTTCTTTTGGAATGCTAAATAAATAATTACTATCTTTTACTTTAAGAGAATTAGATAAAATACTTTTAAAGAGTTTCTGTGCATCTAACTGTTTTTTTCCAAAAAATCCTATTTCTTTCATAAACAGAGAAATATCTCGAAAGGAACTTACATCAGTTTTCCAAGAATCAAAAAATTTTCTTTCTCCTTGATGATTAACATAACTTGCAGGAGTATATCTAATACGAGCATTGATACCAAAACGTAATAATAGATCCCTCACTCCTTCCGCTAATAGTTTAGAACCTACCCCAAAAGAAAGAACGAGCCCTTTATAAGATTTCTTCCCTTTTTTTATATAAAGAGATCCATCACACGTATACAGTGCATTTAAAAAAGCAGAAATTGTATTTTTTGAAGACATAAAAACTTCGGGAGGAATTTCCTTTTCAATAGATAGTTTTCCCCAAACACCATATTTCTTAAGGAAGGAAATCATAGGGTTCTGAGTTTTGCAAAACGCATGCGTTCTGCAAATAGAGTAACAATAATCTTTTTGCGCCTCAGTATGTTTTACTTCTAAATCGGAAGAGATTAGTGTCTTTACTAATATATTCAATTCTTGAATAACAAAAGCATCCGTATTAGCAAAAGAAGGTACTTTAGTAGTAGTTCCTCCATCTCCTATCATATAACCTAAAATCTTTGCTTCTCCTACAGTTAGTGGATTATCCCCGAAAAAAGGTAATTTGCTGGGAATAGCTATTCTATCTCTTAAAACTAGATTTTCTAAAGTTTTCCACCCTCCCAAAGTTAAAAATTGGTGATCTTTAGTACAAACAATCTCTCTTCCAACTCTTGTGATCATTTTATAACATAATTTCTTACCTGAATATTCCACTCTAAAATTAGAAGTATCTATTATATTATTATTATTATCTCTAGTAGGAATTCTTACTTGAGAAAGGTCTATCTTAGATAGCTCTTCAATTGTTATATATTTTCCTGTTTTTGCATTTAAAATTTTAGAATTCTTCCCTACACATTTTCCAGATCTTCTACCAAGACAAAGGAGGAGAACCTTAATGGGGTCGATTCTCAACAAGTTTATATCAATTTTCCAATTGTTCTTTAAGACGTTAATAATAGTTTGTTCTTCGTCGTCGGGGGGATATTTCTCCCACAAATTGTAAAAAGCCTTTATTACTACTCTTTGTACAGGAAAAGGATCTACTCCCATATAGTTAGGACTAGTAATAAATTCAAAAGCATCTACCTTGTTTTGAACAGGTAAGGTAGCATTAGAAGAATCTAAAACAGTATTAGCGTAAGATTGAAAAAGATCTGTCATTTTATCTAGCAGGCAAAGCTTTTTGAGGGTCTAATACAGGTGTAATGTGCCTATCCATTAATACAGAAATAAATTTAATAATTTCTTTTCCTTCTTCAGGACGATCTTGAAATACATTATGATGCAAGAGATAAGGAACAAACTCGTCAAGAAATTTTTTTAGGCCATCTTGTATTACAATATTATTATTTATAAACGTATTACCTTCCCCCTTATTAGCAGAAACTTCCTTAAGAATTACTTGCTGCAAGGCATCGTGAATGTTATCGATCCGTTGTGTTAACCCCACTATTCTATTCTCAACAGTCTGTTTGTCCCAAACAGAATCCGTAGACGTACTACTACACATTTCCTTGTAAGAGTTTTTAGTAGCTTCTAACATCTCCTGTAATAGTTCTAAATTACGTAAACGCTCTCTGTAAATCTCTTGTAAGATAGTTCTTTTATCAAGATCTTGTTTACGTCTTTCCTCGTATAAACGTACAATAACATCAGCTTCTGAAGGGGGAGTAAGACCTTGCTTTTGTAAAACAGCATCTACGAGAAATTGGGGGTCGCTGTGCTTGCGATGATTGTTAATATTTACATCATTTAAAGGCTTTTCGCTAGCGGGAAGCTTCGCACTATAATATTCTTTAATTTCTTTATAGGTTCGTCGACGAAGTAAAATATCAGCTGTTATTTCACCTAAAAGGTCGTCGGAAAAAGAGTTACATATTTTACAGAGGGGGTGTCTCCTCTGGAGTCCTGATATAGACATAAAATCCTCATTTATAAAATCCTATTTAATTTTTTACTGGGTGAGAATACTCTTTACGGAGATATTGCTTTACAGATTCAGCAATTTTAACTATTCTTCCGCAAGAACAAGTACGCTGTTGATCAATTTCATCCATACGCAAATCTTCACCGCACCTGCACTGAACAAAGAAGTTTTTTAATTTTAACATAGTTACTCCAAAACGGGAATGAGTTCAAGAATATCATTTAAAATATCTGCCCAACCAACTAATGTAGAGATAATGGTATCCAAAGAGAAAGAATCAGCTGCAGATGTTACTTTCTTTTCTTGAACTTTAGATTTAGGATACTCATATAAGAATCTCTCAATCGCGGGCTGTAATTTTGCCTCCTCCATCTGTGTTTTTAACTCAGCAACCTTTGCATGAATTTCAGGAAGATTCTTTTGCAGTTCATTTAATAATTCAACCATAGAAACATTTCCGCCTGTTTCTATCTGTCTCTCTAAACGAGCTAAAATAATATCTTCGTAGGCTGCAACTTTATCCTCTGTTTCCCCTAATTTAGAATAAACCAAGTTTAAATAGGTATTCAACTCTTTTACCAACTTACCTTGCTGCTCTTGAAACGGAGCAGAAGCATCTGTAACAGCTTGCTGTAAGGGGGCTACTTTCTTTTGCATTTGCTCTTTAATAGTATTTATTTCACTCTGAACGCCTCTCCACTTAGTAATAACTTCTTTTAATTTTCCCTCAGCAGGTGAAATAACTGCAGGCTCCTGATATTCTTTTATCTTTGGAGCTGTCTTAAGCGTTTTTTGCTGTATAGGTAATTCAACAGGCGGCTTCTTCTCTCCTGTGTCTTCGTTTTCAGCTACCTTCGTCATACCAACAGCTTTTGCTAAAGCAGAGGCTTCGGTGTGATTGAGACCGAGATTTTCTTTTGGTTCCTTTCCACCGACCATTTCTCTCAAATCTTTCCACGGCATAACATTAATGGGCAAACGCTGCTTATTATCAAATTGCTCCCGTTCTTTTACATGGTTTTCTTCCATCTCTTTAAAAGGAACTTCATAGCCCTTTCCTTCTCCCTTCGAACGATCTTGACCTTTTGGAAATTCGGTTAAGCCTACTTCGATTTCACCTTCTTCAGAAAAAGGAACACCTGAAACATCGTGCCCTGTCTTGTCCTTCTTCGGGCCACTACTATCATAACTAATATCAGCGGCTTCTTTTTCTAATTGAGATTTCGTTTTTAATCCTTTTCTAATATTTGCCCAATCTTGTGACATATGAGGTACGTGCTCCATAAGCGGACGTGTTGAAGGTTTAAAAGATGCTTTCTTCTGTAAACTTTCTTTTACTACCTCTTCAGCTAACGCTTGAACAGAAAAAGAAGATGTCTTCACTGCAGGCCTTATATTAGCAACCTGATCTACGGGAATAATAGACTCTTGCTGAGTTTGAGGATCAGTAACAGTAATACCCGTGGGAGTTTGCTGCTTTACAGTATAGGTCTTACCATCAACAGGATTAACAATTTGCTGATTGGGACTGTATTGAACAGGAGCAGACGGTGTCGTTGGAGGTTGAACTCCGGGAATACTATCTGCTTCCTTAATCAGACTTTCAACTTTTTTTTTTGAGCTTTCCACAAGCTCATCAATTAATAAAGATGTGTCAGTCTGTTCTTGCGATGCAATAGCCTTAAAGCGAGAAATATCAGGCCGCTTATAAGTAGCCATGTCCGTACGTTTTTGCTTCCTCTCGACTTCATGATCGAATGCAAATTTCTCCTCAATTGCTTTAATAGACTCTTTTGTAAAAGGAACTACTGTTTGTTTATCTGCTAAGGTCATCATAATTGGCATTTTGGCTATACCTGCTTGATCTATTCCAATAGTAGCAGTAACGGTATGAGCTACCTTAGGATTTGTTTTCCAACGTATCTCACACTCGATATTGTTTAACATTGGGTATTCTTGTCCAGCTTGTTTACTGTGCTCCGATTTCAAATACCTAACTTCTGCCAACTGCATGCCCTGCTGCGATGCATAGTTTTGTAAAGCATTGACAGCTTTAAAAACAAGGTGCCTATCTACATAAGTATTATAAGTACCTGACTTAGTAGAAAGATCTACCTCTTTTTGAGTCATATTACCTTGTCGTTGGGTAGAAACAGAAGAAGCTATTACTTTCCGATAAGGAATTAATTCTGTTTGGCAAAAGCTACAAGTGGGTTTAAACTCTTTAGAAGCTCTCTTTGCTAAATCTTCCTGTAATTTCAATTCAGGAGAAGAAGCATTAACAACCTTTTGACAGTTAGGACAAACATATTGAGCAATTACAGTAGGAATATCTTTCTGAGAAGCAATTTTTTGAAACTGCCTGTTTCTCTCCAACTCTTCCTTGCTTGCCTGTATAAGCTCCTGAGATTTTATCCAAGTAGGAACTTTTACCTTAACTTCATTGTTTTTCGGAATAATAAGCGACATTTTACTTCTCCTTGTTAGAAAGTCACGGGAACATTCTGTTGTTCAAAATTACCTCCAGCTGGAGGGGTTTGCGCCCCGGGAGCAGCCTGTGGGGGTGCAGGGGTTTGCTGAGGTGGCGCCAATGGAGGTACAGGTTTGGAAGTATTAACAGCTTCCTGTAAAGCCTGTTGTTCTGGACTGTTTACAAATTTTACTGTCACAGACTTATCTTTGGGATTTATAGTTGTCTGAAACTGAGGTCCTTCATCCTGATTACTATCGTATAGAACGGGGTTTTGAGACTGATTTTGAGGTTGTTCTTGATTTTGTAAACTCTGCTGAGGTGGTAAAGCAGCCCCCGCACCTACAGGATTATTTTTTCCTTCCTGCGTCTGCCATCCCATAGGAGGAATCTCATCACTTATATCAGCCCCTTGCTTTTGTATAAGTTCCAACGAAGCTTTCTTTTCATTATCATCTTTTTCTTTCTCAGCACTCTCTGTTGGTTCTTCTTCACCATCGCTCTTTTTATAAGTATGGCTTTTATGAAAATTCATCTGCCCCTCTGTAAAACCTGTATTACAAGTTTCACAATAATAGGGCTTTTTTGCTAATACAACCAATTCATTAATAAGATTGGAAATAGGAGTTAGTTTCCTCTGAATATAGCCAGCGACTCTAATAGCCTGGCCGGTATCGGGTCTTTCAAATATAGAACCTATACGCAGAGGAGAATTCCAGGGGAGTGTAATCTCTTGCTGTTGTTCATTAATAAATGAATAAGTAATTTGAGAAGATTCTTTCTTTTCGGTTTCTTCCTGTTTATCTTCTTCTGTAGCAATTACATAAGCTACTTGCTGACCAAAACTACTCATTTGTTTAATTGTAGGACGAAGATTAGTCATCTTTTGTCCTGCAGGAGCGGTTTGTGGAATAGGAGGTACAGGAGGTACATTACCTGGCTGCACATTTGCAGGAGCTTTTCCTTCTCCTTCACCTTCACCTTCACCTTTTTCTCCTCCTTCGGCTGGTTTTTCTTCTGCAGGGGCTTCTTTCTGCTGAGGCTGACCTTGGTCTTGATAAAAATTTAAAGCCTGATCAGTATCGGTAAATTCCACAGTAACCTTTGCTGTTCCTGTTGCACCGGATTCATCCATAGTAATGTTTTTCGATTTGATACCAGGAGCTATAGGAACATCTTTTGGATTAGGTTGCTTTGGGGCAGCTGTTTTTTGAAGAGAAGTTGCTTTTAAAGTATTACTAGCTAATTGTCGAATAATTTCATCCTCATCATTAGTATAAACAACTAACCACTCTTTCTCTTCTCCGTTGGCTTCTTTGATTCTTTTCTTTACCCAAATTCTTCCAAGGTCTGCTCCATTATCTGCTTCTTTAAACAAACCAAACTTATCCGCAGTAAATCTACCAGAAGCTAAAGCTTCGTCTAAAGCAATTTTGTTAGAAGAAGAAACTGTAGCTATTTTTTGTGGAAGAACAGATTTTGAAAGATTAGCAAGAATACGCTTTGTGTTGTCAGATACAACGTTAAATTTGCGGCTGGGGGTTTGCACCATTTTCAATATCCTTCTTTGCTTGTAAACAAATTGGACAAAGCCCGGTAATAGGGTCAAGAGAAGTTGCATCCACAAAGGAATGACAACTCTTACAAAGCTGCTGAGAAGCAGTAGCTGTATCGATGTCCGTAGTTGTTGTTTTAACTAACATACTCTATCTAATATATAGAGTAAAGGATATGAAATTTCAAGTTCTCAAAGATTGTTAAAAGATATAGACTCTATCATGCGGTATTCTTACTGAAAGGTACTTTCCACAGGCAAAACAATATAACTGTTTTTTACCATTATCTACATCAATCCATTGCCTTAACTTATGCCCACGCAGCCTACACCCAAGAAATCTATTCCAGTACTTACCAAAAGAATCATGCCAAAAATATTCTCCCCTTATTATTCGTATTGGAACCTTACGGTGATGTTTTAACCAAAACCATAAGCTGTGTGTTTCTCTTGCGTCCATCATTTTCCCCACTTTCCAATCATCATCAAACGACCAATAACACCATAATTTGCTAAATCAATAAAAGTATCTTCTAGGCTTTCATTCTTTGGTTCTTTAGCAACATCATAACTAATAAGTCTAGCTTCAATGTTAAATCCTAACAAATTCATAACTCTTACGGTCTTGTCCCAAAGCCTGGTGGCTAGACCTATCATACCAACACCATTGATATTGCTCGGGCTATAATCTTGATTCTTAACTAAGTGAAGTTCATACATTTGATCTAACATATATCTAAAAGCAGTTGTCTGTTCTGGATATTTTTCCTCTGTAGGATGTAACCCCGACGTTGCTTTTGAATCAACTACCTCCATACCAGCTTTTATGCCCAATGTAAAAATAGTTTCAATTACCTCCGATTTTAACTCGGGATAGCTATTAAGAATATCCACATAAACTTTTTGTTGTTTTTTTGTCATTTCCATTCTATTTCTCCTACAACTTGAATGTTCGATTTAGTTAACTTTTTCGACAAATATACAGGACATCCTAAAACATGGCAAAGGCAAATGTAAGATTCTTCTGTTAAAAAATACCCTAATAAAGAACGTCTTCGCTTTTCATCTTCAATAACACTCTTTACCATTTCATCATAAAGTGTTCTGCTAATAAAAATAGCTATAGGTAGTCTATCTTGTTTCATCAAATACTGATGTTGCCCAGAAAGACTCGTGGAGGTTTTTAAATTTGTATGAGCTAAATATTCTTGAAACTTTTCTCTTTCAACTTGAGTAGGTAAAGATGCCTCCACAACATCAACATCAGGTATAAACTCACATTTCTTACATACACAACAAACTCCTGGGCGAACGACAAATTTTCCAGTAGGTTGTAGGCAAGGCGCATTTATAACACCGTATTCATATTGAGGTACTTTGTAGGGACAAAAATCAGGGGCTATAACATTACCTGTGTTGTCTATTTGCAGAGGAACTTTCGGCATTATTCTCTACCTCTTAATTTCTTATGCTGTAGAGAATAAAAAAATCTTTTTACATCTACCGGAAGGTTTTTAGTTAAAATTATTAAAGGTCCTTTTCCATAAATACCTTTTAAACAAAACTCATTATCCAAAAGCGCCCCATACCCATCGGCTATTAAAGTAATAGAAGTATTTGAAACATTTGCAATAAAATACTTACCCTTCGGTACTCCTATCTTTACATAAGATGGTAAGCGAAATTGTCTAAAATTAGTACCCTGTAAATATGTAATTTGGTTACCCTTGTAGAACTTTAAGCACAACGAATTAAGAATCTTTACCTGTTTTTGAGGAAATAAAGATCTTACAAAAGACAAGAATAATTTAACTTTTTCCAGCATATTACACTTTCCTTGGAAGCTGCTCGCATATAATCTTTATGTGGTTTTCTATAGAAGATACCATTGCCTTCACTCTTTTTGTTTGCGAAAGCGATCCTTGAGGAACTTCCTTTTTTAATTTACCCCCAATCGTTACCTTAAACCCGAGCAATCTAAGAGCTTGAGCTATTTCAGATGCAATAGTAGGAACACCTTCTCCTACATGACCTATTACCTTAACCTCTATATTAGAAGACATATTTTATTCCTCCACCTCAATAGTAATTTTATAACACTTTCCAGCTTCTAACTTAGTCCCGTCTTCTAAAGTACTTCCCCAATTACCCCACCGAGGAGTAAGGGTTATACAAGCCTGCCCTTCATTAGCAACTGAAATACTCCCATCTGGACCGCGAACTTCTTCCCTACAGGATTTCCAACTTGCTTCTGCTATAGTTTCAATTATTTTTGACATATCTCTATTCCTTAACACTGATTTGACTTACATTATTAATTTTTTCAACCTCATAAATAATATCTGCATAACTAGCTAAACTATGAGAATGGGTAACTAACACATACTGACGATTGAATCTACTACTAAGAGATGAAATCAATTGGCCAAGTCTTGCACTGTATTCTTCTCCCACTGCACTTGAAGGTTCATCTAGAAAAATAGGTCCTTGTATTTGTAAAAGCTCAGCTAAAATCAAACGAAGCACTAAAGCAATAACTTGATTTATAGCTCCCCCATACATATAATTTATCTGTTTTGTTTCTTTTACCAATCCTTCTAATTGTTTCGCATATTTATTAGGTTCAAGTAAGAACTTCTGATATTGTTCTTCGGATACATCATCCCTAAGAAGAATGAAATCAATTTCTACCTGATTTCTACGAGTTACAAATAAGAGATGGAAATAAAGGCCTTGATTGAAAACAAAATCTAAAGCTTCTGTTATTAAAGGCTCTAAATATTGCCTTACGTAGCCTTCAGTAGATTTAACAAACACCTCTAATAACTTTTGAACTTGAGTATCTACACTCATCTGTTCTTGCGTCTTTTTTAAGAGATCTTGCAACTCTTTTTTCTGAGACAAAAAAGTATCTCTTTGAGCTACCCTACGAGTTAGGAGTAGCTCAACGTTTCTAATACGAGATTCTGTATTCTTAGATAAAGGCATTAAGAATTCTCTTGTAAAGCTTGCTCAACAGAATTGACTTCTGCTTCAAGATTCTGAAGCTGTGTTTGTTCCTCTTCTTCCTGTTGATTAATTAAAGTAGGAAGATCATCAACGTTTTCAATACCTAGCTCTTTCGCCTTTACCACCTCTTCTTCATAACGTTGATGCAATAATTTTACTTCAGCTTCCGCAGATGTTTTTCTCTGCTTTATCTCTTCAATTCGCTTTTGAAGCTGCTGTAACTTTTGTGCATTATCTTGACTCATAAATTTTCCTCAATCATAATAACTTGAATAATCAGGGCCAACGCCAAAGAGATCACCATCATCGTAGGATCTATCACTTAACAAATTATCTATTCTAGTTTCTAGTTTTTGTAAAGCCCATTCTTGACCTAGAGAATATCTTTTATGCTTTAAAGCATTAGCTTTTACCGTCCTAGCCCAAGCAAAATCTAAATCAACTCCTGAATCTATAGCATCATCCAGACGCTGAATAAAGGCCTGTAATAATTTAGGATCTTCAATCCAATCAGTACCTTCTATTTTCTTTCCTACAGGCATCAGGCAAGATTAATCTCATAAACAGCACAACATTTTGGAGTCTCCCAAACTTCTACTTTAACAACATTAGGAGTTTTTTCGTAAACCCTATCAAAAATATACTTTGCAATGTTCTCAGCTGTAGACTCAAAAGGAACGACCTTGACTTTAAAGGGACGTTCGGGCTTTTGTAATATAGAACAACGATCCTCCTTATTACACTCACTGAAAAACCACCGCATTACATCATCTTTTTCATATACCATAAAGGCATGGTCTAGCTCTTCAACAATAGGGTCAACTATCTGAGAAAGCCGATAAAAATCCATTACCATACCTTTATCGCCAAGCACCCCCCCAAGCCAAACGGTGGCATTATAACGATGACCGTGCGGAGAAAAACATTTTCCTCCGTGCTGGCTAATACGATGCCCCATATCCCAACTAAAAGACTTATGAATTGCAAACATACTTCCTCCTATTAATAACTCTTAACCCATTCGCAACCACATTTAACACACTTACAGACGCTTGAACCCGGCCGAATAGGAATTAAACCTTCATTCCGATGAAACAACCAACAAATGATTTTTCTAAATATCTTCATCTCTGTTGCGACTATGATAGTGACCTTTTCCTTCTTTTGACTCGCTCTCGACAACAATATCCACAATCTCCGGGTTGGAAAAGGGAATATAACGAAATTGCCAACGATCGGTATAGCCTGATAACTTATTAGCAACAATCAAAGCCCCGGCTCCTGGCTTTGCATAGACACATTCAAACTTTTCGTCTTTTTCATTATGATAACGAATTGTAACGGTAGTAGGTTTTGCTGACGACATAAAAGAATCTCCTGTATTAGAACTGGAATTAGAAGACGAGGTCTGTTTCCCTCGCATAAATTTAGTAAGTAACTTTTTCATGTGGGAACACTTTCAATAAATTCAAAAGCCCTTTCCAAAACTTGTTTAGACATCTTAAGTTCCTTAGCAGCTACTGGAAGTTGAGCTTTAATATCAATAGCCTCAATTTTAGTAGAAGAAATTAACTGGATAAGCTTAGAAACGTCTTGAATAGTTTCTTCTTCTTTAACTACTTTTTCTTTAAAGGGGTGTGGAAGTGCACTCATCAATGGAATAAAATCTATTTTAGAATCCATATTAGTTTCTTTTTTATTATTAATATACACGTCGATAGTACAAACCATTGGAATTCTTTGTACACCTGTATTTTCTAAACGGGCCACTCCTCCAGGGTTTACAAACTTTGTGTTTCCATGCTTAATAATTTTATTTGGCCAACCAGAGTGAATGTGACCAGACAAAACTAAATCAGACTCTGTTTTTACTTGTGAAGTCAAGATATGAGGCCAAGGAACGGAGGTATTGAACAAATCCCCATGTACCAACTGAATTTGATATTTTACTGTAGATCCATCTTCTATAGTTTTATTACAGATAGTAGGAGTATCTGCAAACCAATAGCTATGACTAGTTCCTGTAATGAATATACCATCCCCTACATGAATCTCTAAATTAATTTCAGGTATTAAATCTTCATCCCCAACAAGTTGGATACATCCAAAATTAACAAAATGTCCTAAAGCAGTACGTTTAAGACTCTTTAGTTGATAACCGAAATAATCATGACTACCCACTACGCCAATAATAGGTAATTGCCAGGATCTAAAAATAGGAATTACATCATTAATCACGCTTTTTGCAACATCAGGGGTATGAAATAAATCCCCGCCAAATAAGACAACACTTACAGAATTGTCCTTCCAAATTTGGCCTATTTCTTCTAATTTGGTCAAAATAGATTGACGAAAATTATCAGTTCTTCCTTCCGGAGAATCTGCTCTTATGTGAGTATCTGTAAAGAATCCTAATTTCATTTATTTTCTCTGCTGTCGTGTAACTAAATAGAGTCTCGATCTTTCTTCTATATCCCGTGCTTCTAACGTTTTACTCAAAACGCTCTCCCACACAACGGGCATACCCCAAGCTCTTGCTCTAAGGCTTTCTTTTCTTGTTCTACTTTTTCAAGTTCACCATTTAAAATAAAAATACCCTGCTCTTGCCCTTCACTTTTTTTCTTTATCTGTTTTAAAGTATTATAAATATCAGTATACTGTTGTTCCTTTTTTTGAATCTCTTTTACCTTTTCAGCTCTATCAGCCGATATAGAGATAGTTTTTGCAATATCTATAATGCTATAAGCTTGAGTTATTTGCTGGCTTAATAAATAAAGATTTTGTAATAACTTTCCTCTACGTATGCAATTTTCTATAAACGAAGTATCAGGAACAACGGCTATTTGAATAACATAATCTTGCTTTTGAATTCTTGTTTGTAAAGACCAAAGTAAACGACTAACTTGAATCTTTTGATGCAGAGACTGAACATCCCGTAAGGTATTAACTAAACTTTTCTCATCTATGCTATCCACAACTTTTGTAGCTTTAATTGCCTGAGCAACTAAAGATTCAAGAGAAGATAAAATACTACGATGCTCTACTAACTTGGAAGAAAGTTCTTGATAATATTCTTTATTAGCCAGAAGAGTTGTTACTTGAGAAGATAGGGCGGAAAGATTTTTGTAAGCTTCTAACTTTTGATCAATATCTATAATCTGTTGCTCGTTACGAGTATTACTGCTTTTCGCAGATTTAATCGCAGAAGCGCACAATTGAATAGCTCTATTTACAATATCAACTCCCGTTACACTACCTAGGATTTTACCTCTTTTTGAAGGTAATCCATCCCCTTGCATAAGAAAAAGATCTTCCAATTGAGGTTGAAAATTAAAATCCACCTCTATATCACCGAACTTCTGAATAAGGGAAGTTTCCATTAAAGGCAAAACTTCAGCGGGAATTTCAGTATCGAACTTTACATAATCTTCTTTATCGTTTATAGTATATTTATTAGCATCTGAAGCAGCAATATTTTTTACACTCCTACAAACCTTACCCGAATCTGTAGAAAGAGTAATATCACACTGTTTTTCTCCATCTGTTATAAAAGTATTTCCAGTAGGAACATTTCTTATTACCTTCTGAAAAGCTCTCAATACAGCAGACTTCCCATGATTGTTAAGACCTACTATAGCAGTAACTAAAGGAGATAAATCAAGAGCGGTGTCCTTGTGAGACTGAAAATTTCGTATGTATAAAGATTTTATCATAAATTGTCAAATACTACTTCAACTTCTTTCCTAATTATATCTAATGCCTGCGCTGCTAAACCTCTCATTTGAGGATGTGCTTTTGGTGAAGTTCTTAACTTAAAAAAGTGTCTCCACTCTCTAAAATTAGTGGTCATTACAATTTCGGTTTTCAATGAATTCGGTAATAAATCTCTGGCTTCTTGGGGAGTATCACCTAACTGTAAAGCCTGTAAATAAGCAACTTGAGCATTATAACAACCCTTAAACCAATTTTGAAATTTTGAAAATTTATCTTCGGGTAAATCGTCAATCCACCTCTCATCAGAAGATATTATTTTAACTTGATTGAACCTAACAGGAAGAATGATTGTAATTTCATTCCCAAATTTGTCTTTACTGTAATTACAATAACGAGTAGATTCCTGAGAATAAGAAACAAGCCTATGCCTTACCATTTCATGAGTTACACCTCTATCAGTAATAAACCTAAAAGAAGCATAAGCATGCTCTAATACAGATTCGTGTCCGCTTTCAAGTATCTTTTTAACGAATTCTTCTGCAGATTCCTTAGTTATAAGATCTTCGGATTTATAACATGTTCTTCCAGCTTTCTCTATAACCTGTAATGCATTTGGAGTAATAAATTCTAATGTCGCAGATTGTTTTATTATTTTCATTTTTGTACCTTATCCGAACTACCAAATCCCTTTTCTCCCCTTACAGATTTAGATAATTTTCCTACCTTAAACATATAAGTAGAAGGAACTCTATAAAAATCAATTTGAGCTACTTTATCTCCTGTACGAATTCTTACAGGATCTTTCCCGTGATTATACATAATAATTGTCCACTCCCCTCGATAATCATTATCTATAATACCTAAATGACATCTTATTCCTCTACGAGATGCAAGCCCCGACCGTGTAAAAATACGCCCCGCAATATTACCCAAAGGAGTAATAGTCCAATTTAAAAAAGGAATATGAAAGTGAAAAGCGGGGGCAAATTTTAACCCCGTATTAATTTCTTGCCAACACCCTGCAGGTATTGTCCAGTTAATATTAGAATATACATCCCAGCAAGCAGCTCTATGATAAGCTCTTGTAGGTGCAATTGCATGAGGATGTATTTTTTGATATGTAATGAATACAGGGCCTAAATATCTAAAATATCCCCAAATAAGTAACAACGCAATTATACAAACCGAAATAATCATAACGGACGCCTCTTGTCTTCAGATTTTTTTACTCCTTCTTGATACTTTACAAACTTATCAAGTTCCTCTTGAGCAGCGGCTTCTATTATACTAAAATTAGGATCTGCCCTACGCATAGCTTTAATATCGTTTTCAACTAACTTTATACACAATTTCTGTAAATCTTCAGCTACAGGTGCTGCTTGATCCCAAGATATCTTATCAGCATCAACTGTAAGAGTAGTTCCAAATCTACGACTCTGAAACTTACCTGTTATCCCTATTTCGTAATGTTTTGTAATAATCATTTTATTTTCCTTAAAAGTTCTAAACGCCCCCTAACAAGATACTTTTCCCAGTCCTCTGCAAGCTTTTGAAATTGCTGCGGACGTGTTTTACAAAACCAGAGAAAAAAAGCAAAGGGATTCTTATGTGCAGAAAATTCAGAACTAAATTTATGATGTTTTGGACACAAAGAAATACCATTATTTACATCATCCATAAATTCCTTAATCTGTCTAGGAACGATGTGATGAGCGTTCAAAAGCTTCTCTACACCGCAAAATGCACACTTGCGATTATCTCTATCTTTTACAGTATTAGCCCAAACCTTAAGTTTCTTGTTACGAACTCTTTTTTCAAGTTGTCTAATACGTTTTTTTGTTAACTTTTTTTCTTTAATCATAAAAATATACTATAAAGAGAGTTACGGCTCTCCATTATAGGTCATACTATTTCTTTAAACTCCCTGCGCCGCCTTTAGGAAATAATAGCGATTTTCCGGCAGGTCGTTGAGGTGCAGCAGGCCGTCGAGGTGCAGCATTAGAAGATTCCCCCTCTCCTGAACCTGCCTCTCCTCCATTATCTTCAGGTTCTTCCTGTTCTGCAGAAGAAACTCTAGCTGTATTAGTTGTTCGGGATGATGTAGAAGGGGAGGACGAACGTCTTCCAGAAGTAGCTTTTGCAATCTCCTTCTCATACTCTTCTATAGACCAGATACTTTCAAACTCGTTTTTAGTACCTGCGTTCCCTTTCCTCTGCTTAACAACAACGCGAGCGTAAAATTCTCCTCCTAGAGCATCGTCGGTATCAAAGCCTTCACCTAAAGCAAGAGCAGGTAATCCAATTGCTAACCACATTTTTTCGAGCTTTGAACCTACAGCCATATCAGATGGCATAGCAATAGAAACCCTTCTTCCGGCTTCTTCACAATCATTCATTACTTCAAATGACCATGAATGAAAAACCTGCGAAGAATCGTCTTTTCTACTGCGTTCCGTACAATCTGTTACGCGTAGTAAATAAGTACCGTCGGGTACAGGATCAAAAGTTGTTTTTTGACCGATTGGCATAATGTATCTCCATAAAAAGTTTAAGATGATGATGTAATTGACAAAACCGAAATAATTAACTTAATAACATTAAAAACTGCAGCCCATTGCACCTCTTCGTCATCTGTATGATAATTACGTAAAGGTAAGCCTATATGTATTCCCTGTAGTTTATTTTTTGTATATCTAGCTAATGCTCCTATCTCTGTAATAGCCATTCCCTCAGTAGCTGTCCAGGGAATAGAAAGATGGTCTGCTTGCTTTTGAAATAAAGATACCTGCTTGGCACACATATCTCCATCTTCGTCTCTACGTCTTAGACTAATAGTACCGGTCATTACAGGAAAAGCTTTAAAAATATCAATGTCAATCCCTATGGGAACGATTTGATGATGTGCAGAAGAATAAGCTTTTAAAAACATTTTTATTTGATGCCAAGAATGTTTAACCTCTTCTCTCGTAGTAAACAAAACAGAAACAGGCTGCTTAGAAAACATATACACATAATAAGCAATGGCAATTCCAATAATATCATCTAATTGACCTGTTACAAAAGAATTATAATCTTTGGGAAGTGTGTTGTAAGGTTTCCCCGAAGGACTGCATACCCTATCTAAATGAGTAACTAAAACATATTTTGGAGGTGTAATGGAAGAAGTAATATAAGCACAATATGGCTTTCCCTTTTTTGTAACAGAATAGAATTCATGGAGAGGGTGTACTGGTAGAAATGTCTTGGAAACTTTATGCACCATTTGCTCTTCATGTCCAGTCAAAGAAGAGATAGAAGAATATTCTTGCAATTGATCCATTATAATTGTTTTAACTCTATTAAAATCTATATTCATGCAATTACCTAATTAGGATAATCTGGTCGGGGTTTTACAGGATAACCTAAACCCACCAGAGTATCGATAGCTTTCTGCTGTCGTGAAAGATTAGTATTAGCTTTGTCCAGTTCTTCTTTTTTTACACTAACAAGAGCAATAGATAAATCTAAGTCTTCAATAACTTGGTCTAAAATATCTACTAAATCAACAAGCTCTCTTATTTCTTCATGGATAGCGGCCTCTTGAAGCTCTTTATTTTTAAGTTTCTTAACATCTTCTCTTGTATTCAACAAAACACCACGTGCTTTCCTATAAAGCCGTTTGGCACGAAAATAACATTGTTGCCACCAAGCTTTTTCTCTATAAATATCCATTATAATAGCAGAAGTTCTACTCTGATAGGCTTGAATCTCGGCATATAGTTTATTCATCCCTACAACATCATCTTGGGGTGCCTCGTCTAGAGAAATTTTTATATTAGAAACTTCACTAAGCTCTTTATCAAAAGAATAGTTTCTATTCCTAACTTCATCTACAATTTCTAATAATTGAGGCAAACACTCGTTGAGAGGATGCCAAACCTCATCTCGATTTAACGGGAGCTGCATATAGTATTCTATAAGTTTGTTTCTTCTGTACTCTCTACAGAGGGATTAATAGCGTTTGCGACGACAGTAGGTAGAGAAGCTTCTAACTCTAGTAACTGCTGCTGTAACTCTGCTATTTGCTGCTTTACCAACTGAATACTTGCTACTGTTTGAGCAACATTAGAATCAGTAATAACAGAGGTTACTATATTTGTAAGTTGAGTAAGGTCTGTATCAGGCATAAACAACTCCTGTTGAAAAAATATATAATAAACAAAATCTGTGTGCGGCGACAGGAAAAAGTTTAAAGAGGAAAGTGGTAAGAAAGCACTTACGCTCCCTTTTGTCCTGTAAGGGGTGGCCGCACACAATAATACTATACACGTGAATCACTTTTAACTTTAGAAATAATAGCTTCTCTAACAGCATTAAATAAAACAGGATCTTTGGTTAATAATTCTAAAGCTTTAGCTTCTTCCCCAAGTTTTGTCTGCTCAAAACTAAATGTTCGCCCGTCTTTTCTAACAATTTCATAATTTACAGCTGTGTTAAGAAGATCTACTTCTTTAGACACCCCTTTTCCAAAAACAATATCAACGATAGTTTCTCTAAAAGGAGGAGCAACTTTGTTCTTAACAACCTTTATTCTGGAACGAACCCCAATAACATCTTTCCCTTCTTTAATTGCCTCTACTCTACGAGTGTCAAGACGAATAGAGGAATAAAATTTTAAAGCCTCTCCTCCCGAGGTAGTTTCGTTACTACCAAACATGACTCCTACTTTTTTACGGATTTGATTAATAAAAATCAAAATCGTTTTCGTTTTACTTACAACTCCTGTAAGTTTCCGCATAGCTTGAGACATTAAACGAGCTTGGGCAGCCATGGTAGCATCTCCCATCTCTCCTTCTATCTCTTTTAAAGGAGTCAAAGCGGCTGTAGAATCAATAATAACAAGGTCTAGACTAGCACTAGAAATCATATCCTCTGCTAATTGTAATGCCTGCTCTCCATATTCGGGTTGTGTTAATAACATTGTATTCGTATCAACACCTATTCCCCTAGCTAACTTTAAATCTAGAGCATGTTCTGCATCAATAAATAAGACATTTCCACCAGCTTTTTGAACTTCGGCAGCTATTTGAAGGGATAAAGTAGATTTACCTCCAGCCTCTGTTCCGAAAATCTCGATAATACGTCCTCTAGGAATACCAAAAACACCTAGAGCTATATCTAGGGAAGTTATCCCGCTCGTTATGACAGGTATATCAGGAATAGGCCCCCCTCCTAAACGTTGAACAATACCTTTCCCATGTTTTTTCTCGGCAGCTTTTATAGCCTCGTCCAACGCTTTACGCTTCTCTGTTATATCCTTTACAACAACTTTTTCTTTCTGTTCTGTCACTATTTTCTCTCCTATATTACTTAAGTTACTTACTATCTTTCCCTTCCAAACTTTCCCTAATAACTAAGGGATTGAGATTAGACAAAACATCTTGCTTATGAATTATCCAATCTTCCCTATCTGGGTATTGCCAAAAACAGGTTTTTCGGTATACTTTATTTGTATCTTTAAGCACTACTTCTTCTAAAAACTCATCTTGAAAAGATGCAAGAATTTGCTCTAAATACTTAATACCAGTAACTGCTAATTCAGAAGCATGTGGGGATGCAGGAGTATTCCACATACCGGGTCTTAACCAAGATTTAGATAAAGTCAGTGTAGGAAAGCCGTCTAAAGTGCTCAAACTTATTTGAAAGCACGAAACAACCCAATCTGGATGTTGAACAACCTTTGTAAGAAAGTAAAAGCCCCGACTACTTGCTCGCAACGTAATATAAGTATATCCAAAAGTATGATCTTTATAAGCAGGTTGATCTGGATAGTTAAATCCACAACAAGACCATAAAGGCTTAAGATCGAGTAATGCAAGCATAGCTACTACTCTTTTAATAGGAACGTCAATATCATCTGCTAAGCAAGTTACACAAGAAAGTTTTGTCTGTAATTCTTCAAGTGTTAAATTGCTTAAACCAATGTTAGCTCTTGAAAACTCTTCAGCTGTTAGCGTAACTGTGTTATCCTCATTCCTTTTCATCCTATCTCTCTCCAAATGATAAAATTCGTATCCTATTCGTAGATAAGTAAAGACAAACTTTAACCTTTGCTTCTATAAACATATACCTTGCAGCCTCAATACTTTCTTTCCATCTTTTATCAGCTTCAGTAGGAATATCTGGATTATATTTTCTACCGTCTATCCAGACTTCTTTGATACCAACCTGAATAATTGCTCTTGCACAGTCTGCACAGGGAAACCATTCTAAATAGATACGGGAACCTTTCGGTATTCCCCTACGAGCTCCAAGATATATAGCATTACGTTCCGCGTGTTCATAGTATAAGTATTTTATGGGCCTCTCTTGCCGATCTGATCTCTCCGCAACTCCTATCGGAAGCCCATTAAAGCCTGTAGAGATAATTTCATTATCTTCTCCTACAATAACGCAACCTACTTTGGTTGAAGGATCTTTTGATTTAGATTTTATAACCTCTGCAAGGTTAAAAAAATATTCATTCCAATCCATCAGATTGATCCTCGAGAACGTTTATCTTATCACCAACCTTTTCAAACTTTTCTGCCTGGTCTCTCATATTCTGGGCTACCCTACGTAGACGTTTTTGAGCGTCAAATAAATCTTGCTCTAGTTTTTTATTTTTTCCCCTGAGCTCACCATTTTCCATTTGAAGCTTGGAAATAACTTGTGCCATCCCAGGAGGTGTCTTACCACTACACTGCAATCCTAAATCTGAGGCAATTGCGGCAATATGATGAGATACTTTCTCAAGCAGGGTATGAGGTAAGAGAGGGGGTAGGGGTTCGGTTAAGGTCTCTGGAAGATTTTTTATAACCTTAACCATAGAAGAAACGCTACGCGGGGCAGAAGGAATTCTGGTTTCTTTCCAAATTTCATCCACAACTAAAGGCATTACATCTGGACTAATGTCCTCTACATGCGTGACCTTCAAGCTACTTAATTTTCCTACAACGGTAACGAAGTTATTACGTTCAAGAACACGTAATGTACAAAGAGGAACTTTGCAAAGAGCGGCTGAATCTTTTGTCTTCTTACCCTCTTTCAGGAGAGAAATATACATCGTTAACCGTGCAACTTTTTCTTCCAAGCTAATATATTTACCCTTCATAAATCTATCCTTTCATATATGATATGTATTTATATTATACACGCTTATTCTGACAAAAAATGTTTTTCTAAAATATCTTGAGTCAATAGATCCACCCTTTCAATATCAATTTGCTCGGGTAAGGAACTGTAGGTGTAAGCATTTGCAAGCACTGTAAATAACTTTTCAGCTTCTTCTTTTACTTGCTGGAGACTCCATTGTCCTGTTTTTATAGCAATCAACTGTTCTCTATCAGGTCGTTCAACAACAAGTTCGCCTGTCTGTAAAAATTCAGCCCCTTGCCGCAACAACCTGATTAAATGAGCTGCGTTTTTACAATCATAACCGAACTTATCTACAAGGTTTTTCCTTTTCTTCCCCATATAGCCACAATAAACCATGTGTTCCATCTTATGTAATTGTGCTTTGGCATAATTTACAAAAGTTTCGTAAATCTGTTTATGCGCAAACAAATGCCTGTGCTCCTGAAGTTTCTCAAATGCCCAAGAAGTTTTGATTATATACTTAGAAGGTGCCCATAAAACGGACAAAACATTAGGATTGGATTTGATTAGTAAATTAATAAACTTTTTAAAATCATAAACCAATACATCCCAACTACCTTCTATTTTTTCAAACTGCTCAAACTTTTTTAATCCATAAAAATAAGAAGCAGGTGGGATAGCTACTCCAATAACATCTTTATCGTCGATAGAGTTAGGATCAGCATTTGGAATATAAGTATTATGAGCAATGCTCCCACGATAACATAAAATGATAGAATGTTCTAGCATATCAAAATCAGGAGCTGTAGTTAGAATTTTATTCGGAAGTATATACTTGACAAACGCAGAATAATGTTGTATATTACATATAGTTAATAAACAAGATTATTTACGGAGCTTATATGGCAGACTTAACATTAACAGAACTACTGAAGAAATACGGAAGCGATGACAAAGCGCGTAGCTTTTTAGAAAATATTCGCTGGCCTAATGGTGCTATATGTCCTCGCTGTAAAACTAAACAAGATCATAAAATTACTGCACATAAAGAATCCGAACACGGAGCAAGAAAAGGCGTTTACTTTTGTTCTAAATGTCGTCAGCAATTTACTGTTACTGTTGGCACTATAATGGAATCCAGTCATATTCCTTTAGGTACTTGGCTTGCTGCAATCTTTTTAATCTGTGCATCTAAAAAAGCAATATCTTCTAAACAATTAGAGCGTATGTTAGGAATTACTTATAAATCTGCATGGTTTATGTCTCATAGAATCCGTCATGCAATGGAAGATACAAGCATGGAAAAGTTAGCTGGTATCATAGAGGCAGACGAAGCCTATATTGGAGGCAAACCAAGGAAATTAGCAAAGAGAAAGTTTCATGGTCGTGGTACAGCCGGTAAAACTCCCGTTGTTGTATTAGTAGAAAGAGACGGTAGAGCAAAAACAAAAGTAATGCCTGATGTTAATAGAATAAATCTTCGTGAAGTAATGCGAAAGAACATTGATGTAAATTCTAAAATTATGAGCGATGATTCTCCGTTATATAACAACATCGGAGTATATTTCAACGGTAGACATCATTCTGTAAATCATTCTAAATGGGAATATGCACGAGGCGAAGTTAATAATAATACAGCAGAGTCTTTCTTTGCATTATTAAAGCGTGGTATCTATGGAACATTTCATAATGTATCCAAAGAACATTTAGAGAAGTATTGTAATGAATTTGCTTTCAGATGGAATAATCGTAAAATTAGTGATACTGAAAGAATGGAAGTTGCTATCTCTATGATCGAAGGTAAAAGGTTAATGTACAAGGACTCATTAAACTAAAGAAAAGGAATAATGCAAAAACAGACAAAAAAGGACAATATATCCTATTCGATAAATGAAGAAGAATTCAAGGACACTGTAAAAAAAATCTTTCAATTAAAATCCTTGAAAAAAACAAAAAAAAGGCCAACGAAAAAAACTCGTTGACCTTTATCTGACAATTTATTATATTGTCGTTGGATGTATTATGATGAATCTCTAATTCGGTTCATTTTAACCGTCCTTTCTTTTTAATATTATTGAGTAATTTATTAGACCCGTTCCGACTGCAATCGGTGACGGGTTTTTTATTTATAATTGTTTTTTCAAGCAATACTAAAATAGCAAATAATAAATAAACATGCAAGTTAAATAACCTCATTAGCACTCATTTAATAGAGTGATAGCAACAACACTACAACTGTTGCGAAAACGCCCCCAACACCTTATAAATCAATATTTTACAGCTGTTATTATGTATAATATACATGACTATTGACTTTTGGTTTCGCTATACGTATATTAGATACATAAAAATTAATCACATTTAGAAAGGAAAGACAAATGTCTGCCGATCTTAAAAAAGCCATTGAGTCCCTAACAACCGAACTCCAAACTATTTTGCAAAAAGAGGCAAGTTTGAAGCGTACAATAAACGAACTCTCTGTTTTAGTTGGCGATCCACCGCCATATTCTAATATTGATTCCAGTATTATAACAGGAATTATTCGGGTTCAGCCCGACCAATTTTTCGGAAAAGCCCTGACAACGGCAATGAAAGAATACTTAAGAATGAGAGGGAGAGCAGCTACGGCAGAAGAAATATACACTGCTTTAAAAGAGGGGGGCTTTGAATTCACGGGAGATGAAAAGTTCTGGTTTCGCGGAGTGGCCGTGTCGTTGGGAAAAAATCGCAGAGATTTTGTATTCGTTAAAAGTAGTAGTGCTTATGGGCTATGGGAGTTTTATCCTGAAAAGGCAAAAGAGCGAGAAAAAGCTCAAACAGAAGAACCAGAAGAGAAAGAGGTCGATCAAAAAAATGAAAACCCGAAATAGCAACGAACTATCCCGGGTTTAAAATCACAATCCCACTTGTGATATAATCCACTACTTGCACGTGGGGAATTGAGATAGACTGTGTTCAATTTACATTCCTCAAATTTCAGATGCAAGTGTTTTTTCATTCTAAATTGAAAGGAACATACAATGGCAAGTACCGGATTGTATGGACCGTTTCCGTTGACTACAACAAGTATAGACGAAAATGCCGCCGGAATTGCTCCGGGAGCTTACGCTCTTGGAACAAAGAATAAAGAAGGTGGCTTTTCTGTCTCCTATGTTGGCAGATCAGACGACGATTTGAATGGCCGATTAAAACAACATGTGGGAGAATATACCCATTTCAAACACGCTTTTTACAAAACATCGAAAGAAGCGTTCGCGAAGGAATGTATTCTTTATCATGATTTTTCTCCGCCTGATAATCAGGTCCACCCTGCAAAACCAACGGGAACAAAGTATCAATGTCCAGTGTCTGGATGTGAAAACTAATTTTGTTGTATTTTAGTTTTTTCCATCAGACGAAGGGCATCCATTAAGGCCACCATATAGCCATAATGCCAATATATTCTTTCTATTGACATTTCTATAAGGTGGCCTTGTTGTTTTTGACAATCCTTTCCATTCTTGTCAAGCCACACTTGTAATCCATCAATTCGCGCTCTGAGTTTTGTCTCAATTATTTTATTGAATTTTTTCTGCATAATTAGCGTTTCTGAAGTATATACTTCCGATTTTATTTAAAAGTTCCACTGTTCTCCTTTGCAACTATTCCTTAATGAGAATATAATTCTCTTTTTCATAATATGCTTTCCTACCATATCCAATATGATATTTTTTAGGTAAAAAAGCAACTAATTTTTAATTAATAGAATCAAGGAGATAATGTAGTATACTCTACAATCTCTCTCTTACCAAAAAGCTGTTGTTTAGCATAGTTAATAGCATATTCCTTACCTTTTCCATCTGATGCAAAACAGCAACTGAGAAAAGTTTTCGGCCCTGGTCCAAATAGTTTGAATCTCCAATTATATCTATGTACCTCGATCGTACCTTCTTTTCCATTGTTTATAATAACAACAGGAACGTTTTTCTTTTTATCCATATCTTTCTCCATTATGTTTTTAAAACTTCATTAATAATATCTTTAAAAGCTTCTCCACCATATTTACCAATATACTCATCTGGGTCTTTTGCACCAGATAAAGAAATAGACCAAAAACTACAATCATTGTCTTTGCACAGTTGTCGAGCTTTCACAGCAGCCTTTTGTCCTGCAGTATCGCTATCAAAACAACATACAATATTAGAAGTAAAGTGTTTAAGAATTAACAAATGCTCTGGTCTTAAAGCCGTACCGCAGGGGGCTACAATATTGTCAACTCCTTCTTGAAATCCTTTACATACATCCATGTTCCCCTCTACAACTACTGCAAAATCGTAAGACTGTATTTGATTAATAGACTGATACAGACCGTACAAGGATAAAGATTTTTTATAGGCAAAACTCGAGGGGCTATTTATATATTTCTTTGTAGTTACGTTCTTTTCCAAAGTTCTACCGCTAAAACCTACAACCCCTCCTAGTAAATCAAAAATAGGAAATACAACTCTATTTTGAAATTTATCGAATATAAGACCTGAAGTAGAATGAAAATTACCTGTACTGATAAAGGAGTCAACAGAAAGTTCATTTAACTCTAAAAAAGATAAAGTAGTTTTTGTCGTAGGAGAATAACCTAGCTGAAAGAGTTCAATCGTTTCTTTTGTTAGTCCCCTTTGGGTCAAATAATCAAGAATGTCTGGGGAAATTTGAAGAGAATGATTGTACCAAGCAGATAGTTGAGTTAAGTATTCAATAGTCTCGTTATAATTATCTATAATATCTTGTAAATTCATTACTCCCATATCCGGGTTTTTAAATTTTCATGTGTATCAATACATTCCTGACAAGCTGTTATAATCCATCCTTTGGAATGTTTTATATTCTTCATACTCCCACAGAATTCGCAAATGCTGTAAGATAAATGCTCTGCAAAATTTAGCATAGCGTAAATTTCAACACTAGCACTATTTACATAAAACCTTAAACCTCCAAATTTTTCTTTTACCTGTACAGCAACAACCTGATGGGCAGGTTTGATTTCTCTTTCAGGCCTTGCTAGAGTCTCAGCCTTTAATTTTTCCAATCGTTTTTGATCTTCTATAAAGCTATAATATTCTTTAAAAAGAACATCATCCCCAGCTCTTAGAGCAAGTAACATTTTATTAAACGTTTCATCCCGCACAGCCTGCTTTTTAGATCCGTTAATACTCCATTGAATCATAGCACATAGACTATCTATAAGATAGTACCACCCGTCTCCGCACTCAAACCCGAAGCACATTAGGGTCTCTTGGGGGGATTTATTTCTATCACAAAAGATTTCTGGGTATTTTTTACAAAGCGCTTCGTCTAGTTCTTTTTTCATTGTCTAACTCCTTCTACTACATTATCTTTTACTTTCAAACCATCATGTCTCCAAAACCATCTTTTATGAGGGCGGAAAGGAAAGTCAGAAGGTAATTCACAAATTTCACCAAAATCTTTTGGGGATGTAGAAAAATCCACATCTCTTGGAGAATGGCACAAAGCTCTAACCTGCTGCCTACAATCAGCTAAAGCTTCCATATAACCACCAAGACGGTGATAAGCTCTCCAATCTCTTTTTTCTTTCGCATCTTGCCTTGCAAGTTTCAGTAAATTTAAACGGGCTTTCCAATTATGTTTTAAGGTAATCAAAAGCCTTCTTACCCTCAACCATTTATTTACCCCTCTATATTTCAATACATGCCTTACGATTTCAGGATCAACTAATTTAGAAAGGTCTCTAACAATTAATTCAGGATGGTTTTGTCTGTAGTTATTTATATCATCCATTTTTATATATCCTCACTTTGTTTTTATTAAATGCATAGTATTTTATTTTTTTGTACTTACCTTTTCCGACACTCCCTTTTATTGTAATATTGTCACCGATAATTTTAGCAATTGTTCCATAAAAGAAACGATTACTGTAAGAGGTAAACTCTCCACGAGCAGAAAGGCCTATCAAATTTATAGCATCCATACATTAATATAATACACGCAAAAAATAAAAACCCCCGTCGAGAAAAACGGGGGTCAGAAAGGAGGTGGCATTATATTAAACAAATACCACATTAATAATATACACGCGAATTACTGCATAGGCTCGCGATCTAATAAATCTTCTCTTGATTTCTTTTCCTCCGGAGATTCGGCTACAATTCCTTCGGTGGTCAAAAATAACCCTGCAATGGAGGCTGCATTCTCTAACGCACACCTAACAACCTTGGTAGGATCAACCACACCAGCGCGCATTAGGTTATCGAATTTGTCTGTCAAAGCATTGTAACCATACCCTACAAGAGATTGCACTTCCCCTCCGTCTGTAATGGAATTCCCACCTCTACCACCATTACCACCGGAAGCTCCACCTTCTCCATCACGAAGGGGTTCGGGACGTAAAACTTTCTCTAACATAACATCCCCATTCTTACCTGCATTTTCAACGATGGTATAAAAAGGCTTTAACAAGGCTTTATATACTATCTTTTTACCTATTTCTTGATCGGAGTTATCTAATTTGAAACTATCAGAAAGTAATGCTTCTCTAGCACGAATCAAAGCTATTCCTCCTCCGGGAACAATTCCTTCTTCTACAGCAGCTCGGGTAGCATGTAAAGCATCCTCTATTCGCATTTTCTTTTCTTTTAATTCAGTTTCAGTAGCAGCTCCTATATAGAGAATACCTATTCCACCTAATATACGAGCTAATCGTTCTTGTAGCTTTTCTTTATCGTAATCAGATGCAGTAGTTTCTAATTGAGCTTTAATTTGATCTGCCCTCTTAACAATCTCTTCTTTTTCACCAGCTCCGTCTATTATAGTTGTATTCTCACGAGTGACTACTACTTTAGCTGCAAAACCAAGATCTTGCAATGTAACAGATTCTAGGGTACGTCCGGTTTCTGCACAAATAAGCGTAGCCTTGGTTAAAACAGCAATGTCTTGTAAAATATCCTTCCTTCTATCACCAAATCCGGGAGCTTTAACCGCACAGGCACTGATTTTGCCCTGCATTTTGTTTATAACTAAAGTATTAAGAGCAATTCCTTCAACCTCATCTCCTATAATAAGCAATGGTTTTCCATTTTGACTTAAATACTCAAGGATGGGGAGTAGGGGTTTTATAGCCGATACCCTCTCCGTAGTTACCAAAATATAACAATCTCTTAAAATAGCCTCCATTGTTACGGGATTTGTAATAAAATACATCGAAAGATATCCGCGATCAAATTGCATACCATCAGATAACTCAAAAGTAGTATCAAGGCCTTTTGCATCTTCAACAGTAATGATGCCTTCCTTACCTACTTTTTCCATCGCTCCTGCAATTAATTTACCAATTTCCTCATCATTGTTTGCAGAAATCGTTCCAACATGTACAACATCTTCAGATGTCTCGACAGGATGACTAAGTTTTTGTAGTTCTTGTACTACAGCCTTTACGGAAATATCAATACCCCTTTTCAACTCAATAGCATTTACTCCTACATCGAGACTACGAAGCCCTTCACTTATAATAGCTTGGGCAAGCACAGTAGCAGTAGTAGTCCCATCTCCTGCAACATCTGCTGTTTTGGAAGCTACTTCCTTCACAAGCTGAGCTCCCATATTTTCAATGCTATCTTTAAGATGAATTTCTTTTGCTACAGTAACTCCATCTTTTGTAACTAAAGGCCCTCCGTAATGACGATCGATAACGACGTTCCTGCCTTTCGGACCTAAAGTTACCTTTACCATATCAGCAAGAGCATCAACACCTTTCTTTAAAGCCGCTCTTGCGTCATCACTATACTTTAAAATACGAGATTGAATCATTTGCACTTCTCCTTAATTAAAAAGCAGTAGAAACAATACAAAAATTTAACAATTAATAATCTCTGGTCTGTATTTCTCAATAAGATCTAAAAAATGTTTCAATTCACTTCTATATAAAGAATTTCTATGTTTATCCCACCTATTATACAGATCTTTATAAACATCACGTAAATCACTTCCAGAAGCTTCTCTTATATCAGATATTGTTTCTTCTTCAGAAGGTATCTCAAACGTATAAATAGAAGACATTTTTTTGTATATCTTACTTAGCTTATCCCTTTGTCTCTTTACTAACTTATCTTGGGGAGAACCTATTCTTTGCTGACCACTATACCCCATCCTTACAGCATCTAAAAGATTCAACACTCTCCAAACTTTGACAAGATTGGGATTTCCTCCTAAATAATTATTCAATCGTTCAAGATTTATAGAAGCCCCAGAAGTAGAAGCCCAGCCACCTGTATAATTATTCTTAGAAAGTAGTTGAGTACGAAGAATCTGCCACTCTACATCGTAAAGTATTTGCTTTTGCAAAGTATCCACTATACAGCACCTAATAACTCTCTTTGTAAGGTAACGAGTTCTTGTTCTGTTGCTCTTTCTCTCTTACCAAGTTCTTGAGCAATCCTATGAAGCAATATTTGCAAGAACTCGAACTTTTGATTCTTTAGAAATTTTTCCCAATAAATATTATCAGCTGAATAGATTACCTTTTGTAGAGTTTCTTGAAGACGTAATACTTCCATCAAAGGCCAACCAATAATATCGAGGAGCTCTTCGTCTGTTTCTCTCGCAATATCATTCAAAACATAAGCATCTTTATAAACAGCATTACTTTTATCAAGTTTGTCAAGAACCTTTTTTACAAGTTCTTCTGCTTTTTTACGATCGTAAGCCATAAATAAAACACTCCGTTATTCTACAGTTAATTTTTTCTTTTGTCCGGTTAATATTATATATTCTTTTATCTTATTATACACGCTTTCCCACGCTTCTTTTTCTGGGTTTACTTCAAGTAAAGACCCCCAATTTTTGCCTATTTTCATTTCAGCTTCAATAGGCACTACGATTCGCACATCTTCAGGAGGATTACTCATTTCGTGATAAACTTTTTTGGCTACTTGCTCCAGATGTTCATCCGCTATAGTAAATATCAAAGAATCGTATACAGTCAATACCATCCTGGCTTTTATATTATTTTCCCACATCCATTGGGCGATTCTTATACCCGCCCGCATAACTATATCGGAAGCTCCTCCTTGGATGGGACTATTCTGTGCTTGTCTCTCAGCGTCTGCCCTTAAACCTTGATCTTTAGAATTAATATTAGGTAATCTTCTTCTCCTACCAAACAAATTTTCAACATATCCTTGAGTTCTAGCTTTTGTATGCTGACGTAGTAACCACATTTTTGCTTTAGGATATCGTGAAAAGAACTGATTAATTATATGCTGTGCATCTCTCTTACTAATACCTAGTTGTTCTGCTACGCTTTCTGCACCACGCCCATACATAATTCCAAATACTACTAATTTAGCATTTTGTCTCTCGTCTTTTTTAACATCTTTAACTAACTCTTTAAACTGCTCATAAGTAATATCCCCACGAGGAATGGCAACACCTTTCCCCGCTGCGGCCATAAGTTTATGAATATCAATACCTGTTTTCAAATCACGAATAGCTTGCGGATCTTCAGAATAATTAATCCATGTTCGGAATTCCATTTGTGATCCGTCTATTTCTAACATCCACTCCCCTGGGTCGGCACAAAAGATATCTTTAATATCATCTGCAGTACCTGTCCTAGGAATATTATTTAGATTAGGATCCTTAGAAGAAATACGCCCTGTTTTTGTTCCCCAAACCCTATAATCTGTGTGAACTTTGTTACTTCCATCTAGCCTTTCTTTAATACCATCTAAAAAAGTGCTTTTAAGATGATTTAAAGTACTCACACGGGATAAAGCAACGCAAAACTTGTGCTTGTATTTCGTAGCATAAACTTCTAATACTTCAGCATCTAAACTAGGATTCGTAGTTGCTTTTTTTCCTTTTTTAGTATACTTAATAATAGGAAGCTTCATTCTACCAATTAGCAATTCTTTTAATTGTAAATGAGAATTAGGATTAAAAGAATAATCTAAATCATCTGCCTTCCGAGATTGAACATATGAATCAAATGTAGGAAATCTATTCTTTACAGTACTAGAACTGTTATTATATTTTTTTCTAAACTCCGTCCAAATTTTATCTTTTTTTTCTTGCTCATATTCAATTACTTGAGGAGTAGTTTGTATAATGTCTTCTTGTTCTTTGATCATTTGATTATACTTAACAAGTGTTCTCTTCAAGTAAGGAACATCAATAGATACTCCCCAAAACTCTGTCATTATCAATAAAATCTGAGCTGGCATAGTAATAGTAAACATCACTCTATCAAGACCTTGTTCGTATATAAGAGGTAAAAGCTTTTTATAACAACGAAAAGTAACATCTGCATCCGCAGGAGAGTAGGTATATAAAATATCTTTTGGGATCTCAGAATAATTTGCAATTTTATTCTGTTTTACATACTGCAATAAAGGTAACTCATATCCTGCCATATCAGTATACTGTGCAGCGAGAACTTCTAATCCGTGAAAATCATTTTCATTTACAAGATGGTGAGCTAATAAAGTATCAAAATAGTAATTATTTACATAACATCCTTTCATCATAAAAAATTCTATATCAAAAGAACCATTATGAAAAATTTTCTTACTACTATTAGCAAAAGCTTCTCCCAATTTTTTCCAAACGTAATCCTGATTTTTTACAAAAAATTCATTTCTAAAATCTATAAATACTGCGGTATTTTCTTGCCAAGAAAAAGAAACCATAAAAACTTCATCTTTTTGCCAATCATATCCTGTAGTTTCAGCATCACAAGCCCATTCTGGTTGTTCATTAAGTTGTTCCATAAGCCAATCAAACTGTTTTTGCGTTTCTACAGAACAATACTCTACAGGTGAGCGGCTTTGGTCTAAAGTTCCTTGCATAAAAGCGTAAACTTTACGTAGGTCTTCTCTAATTTGAGGCAGAAGCTCTATTTCGTTTCTCAAAACATAAGATGGATGTAAAGTAGGTATAACAGTACAATTATATTCATCGCTATGAAATATCTGGCCTCGAATCTTGGTAATTCTACCCATTCCAGGAATAATTTTATTCATAGCGGTATCCCCCATAGGAACTAAAAGCTTCGGTTTTATTTGTCTTAACTCTTTATCAACAAACGGCCAACACGCTTTAGCTTGCTTAACAGTAGGTTTAGCATTTTCAGGAGGGCGACACCCTACTACATTAGTAATACCAATTTCTTTTCTATCAATCTGTACTTCTTTTAAAACCCTATCAAGGAGTTGACCTGCTCTTCCAACAAATGGAACACCTAACCTGTCTTCTTCGCTATTATGAACAATTACAGGAGTACAATAAGTATTATCTTCGGTTTCAATATTATAAACAGTAGTAATCTTTTGAACTTTTTGAATTTTACATATTTTTATATAAAAATTATCTTCGTCTTCCCAAAAAACGCGCCTTTGAACTCTATTATGTGTAGGAAGATTCCATTTAAGTTTCACTATATCTGCATTTTTAATACAAATACGATATATATCAAAATTAAATTTAATTTTTTTAGGTGTCATCTTCCCTACTACTTCTTCAACTCTTATAGTAGGCAAAACACCTAAACTAAGAAATAAAATAGAAGCATCATAAATAGCAAACTTAGAAGAACTACTTATAGAATAAGGCCTACTATCTTTCGTGGGATGATTACCATCTCCCAAATACCAACCAAATAAAAAAGAGGCTTTTACATCAAAACTAGAAGTAAAAAACACTTTCGGAATTCTCTTATATGGAGCTTTAACTCTTTCCCCAAACAAAGATTCTATCCACTGAGCTACTTTTTTTGAATGAAAATGTAAACAAAAAGTTTGCGCATTATATTTTGAAGATATTTTAAATTTTGTAAAAAGAATTTCTCTAATCTTTTTAACATATTTAATATCATTTTTTCCTAAACAAAAAGATATGCCATAAGCAATTTGTTGATTTTTTACATTAGGCTTATATAACAAACATCCTTCTGCCATGTACCAACCTAATACATACGCTAAATCTGCGTCTAGTAATATTTCATCAGGAATACCTCTATTTGTTTTCTCTTCACAAAATTCTTTTAAATCAAAACAATGCTCCTTAACAATAGATTTTATCTTAGGAATAATTACCCAATCATTTAAAGTTATATTTTCTGTTTTTTTCCAAACTTTTTTATAACCATTATAATAACTATACTTACACACTTTAGTGTAACAAGGATAACAATGATTACCATGTCCGTTAAAATCACAACTTTTATGAGGTACAACTAAAATAGAGTGATTGCAAGTAGCAGTTAGAGAATACCCTCCGTATAATTTCAAATTTACTAAAGACTTAGATTCTCTTTTAAAACACTTTTTTACTATTTGTGGAGTCCCTTGAGAAGATAAAACAACATCCCCTTCCTGCAAATTTTGAATTTCCACAATTCCAGTAGGGGTGTACACAAAGGTACCTGCGGGGAAGCAACCAGGTGCTTCTCCTACTAAAATTACTTCTACGTTATCTGGGAAAACAGATTGAACTACTTTTTTCCGTGTTGCACAAAGATCACATCCTTGACAATCTTTAGGTCGTTCTTGTATCATTTTTCAATCTCATTTCCGAAGCAATCCCATTTTTCTACCTCTTGGGTTGCAAATAATTCTATACGGGATAAGTTACCGCAAAGTTTGACAATTCTTTCTCTTACTACAACAGGTTTTCGGGAATGTTTTACATTACGATCAATTACAACAGAATGTACATCATGTCTCTTTATTTTAGGATGCCCTTTTATTCCTATTAAACATACTTCAGCATTAGCCCGAGTATAATGACCTGAACCCCAAAACAATGTCCATTGTTTTTTGTTTACTTTTACCCACACAAATCCTACTGTCTTATATTCAAAACCCCACTTCTCAAGTGTAATAAGACCTTCTTTTAATTTAGGAAAAGTAATCCATAAAAACAAAATAGCATTTTTTGCAGCAATATGTTTGATAGGAAGATTATAAATTTCTTCATCAGACATAGTTGATTTGTATGTTTGGTGTGCAGTACCAATATGTTTTGGCCCTCCTTTTCTTTTATACGACCAAGGAGGGTCTGCGTATATTATGAAATATTTCTTTTTACAAGTAGAAAGATCTTCAATTTGCATTTATTAGAGGTTATTTTGTGTTCTAAATTGAATAACATTAGCTATAACGTCTATCAAAAGCTTATCAGAGTAAGGAGTAGTTATCAAATCCTTTACCTTAGTAGTTTCTTTTGTTACAACCCCACTTATATGTTTGGGATATCTTCCTTTTACTATAGCATATACAATGGGGTTACTTGTATCAATAGATTCTATAGACTTGTATACAAATGAAGGGTGTCTTTCTACATACGCACTAAATTCGCTAGGAACAGAAGCTCCTAACAAGTGATGTGGTTTTTCTGCGTTCCAAATACCTAGAGAATGTAAATGCCCCGTAATCCACAATCTTCCTTGTGCTTGCTTTATTTCTTTACTCATACCTTGTTGTTGAGGATAAATTTCTTGATAAAAAGATTGAGAAAAATTTATAGCTATTTTATCAGCATATGTAGACATGTACTTATAACATTCTATAAACTCTTCTATAGTATATCCATGAACTACCCCTATTTTCTTTCCTGGAAGATCCTGATACTCTAATAACCATTTTTGAAAGTTAACCACAGTTCTATGCATATCTCCCATTACATCAGGAACTATATACTCATCTGGTTGGAGATCTTTAATCCAATTAACATAATCTTTATCTTTCATCGCAACGCCTTCTTCGAAGACACCATTGTCTAGAAGGATCTTACGCCCCTCTTTTTTTGATTGCTTAAAATATTCATAATATCCTGAAACATTATCAAACAAAGAGGCTAGGGCATAATCATAGTCAGTAACTTGTTTAACATATTTCATAAGAGAAAGAGGAGCTTCGTGTGCAATTCTCATTCTATTTTTTCCTTAACTAAATTTTGTTAATTACTCATCCTTATAATCGGGATTTATTACCTTAACAGACATTCTACCGTGAAGCCTCTCACTATACGCTTCTACAACGGGACGAATTACTATTCCCTCTATAGGATTGGTAGTATCTTTATATACGCCTCTGGATAGTTCGACAAGTTCTTCAAAAGACATATTAAAGTTTGGAACTATTTTAATAAGAGGAACTGTTTCTAATTCAAGGTTCTCGCACAAACTTACCATATCATAATAATTCATATATTCCTGTCTATCAACATACCAGATATTAAATACAAAGAGCTTGTGTTCTTTCAATCCCATAGGGTTCTTCTGTATTCCCCCACCGCATATCTCTCCTTGAATCCCGTAATTACCTAATGTTTTTAATTTACTAACAAGATCATATTTTTTTGCTATTTGGTTATAAATACTTGCTTCATCATCAAGCTTTACAGACAGCTTACGAGAACAAACATCTATTTCCCCGTTCCTGTTAACAAAAGTAGAAGAAGTACCGTCGCATTTTAATGTAATATACACATCTCTTCCTCTCAGTTCTTCTAAAATACCTCTACAACCTTGCAAACGGGTTTCATCTGTTCTCGGTATATAAGCAGGAAAGTTACCTTTTATTAATCCTACTAAATGAGGATTGATAGGTTTTTCGTAATGAGACGCTCCTATAATTTCTGAAACGTCTGCACCATCAATAAACTCTGCGGAACGCTCCTCTGAATCAGGAAATTTTCTAAGATAAGAAAGTTCTTTTGACCAGGAAAACTTCTCAAGAATGTTCACAGGAAAAGCTATTCCGTTGGAAACCTCTCCACGTAGTTTCACATTCATACGAATACGAAATTGCTTATTACGAAGAAATTCAAACTCAGGATGTTCTTTCAATATACTATCGGATTTAACATAAACACATTTATCCCCGACCTTGAACTCGCCCTTTCTAACCACTGTTTGAAAACCGCACACAGTAGCTAACTCGAGTAAGTCAGCATTTGGATGTGTCTTAATATCAGAAATTGTTTCTATTGTCGCTACAGTTTCCATATTTCACCTTTATATTATATTAGACTTAAATACTTTCTTTCTTAACTTTTCATTCTCTCTTATAAACTTTCTATTAAATACATAATGACGTACTATCATACTAGGTAAAACTCTTTTTTGTACTAAAAACTGCCAACTAAGAGGAACTTTTACCTTTTTAAAAACAACCTCAAAGATGTGGTTCCCTCTACTGAACTCAACAGCATCTGCTAAAGATCGAGCAAAATAAGTTCCCTTCTTAAACCCTTGCTTTTCAATAATAGTAGCAGCTTCTCTATTCGTTCCGTGAAAACAAATAATAAGAGGTTCCATAAATCTACGCAAGGTATTGTGTTGGATCAAACCCTGCTAAAGCTTCTTTTCGTTCTGTACACGTGCCACAATTGTGAATTAGGAAGCCATCAGCAAAGTAATTACCTATTTCTGTTGTTAAATCATAAGTATCGTCTTCCCCTATTACCTTTAAGGAATCAAAGACGGGACGAGTTAAAAATTTTAATAAGAAACTAAACTCTTTATACTTAAATGTTTTAATATTACCCGTCATTACATTAGTTAAATGCCCACTAGAAAGAACAAAAGTATATGCATCGTAATTAGCATGTAATTTATTTTTGGAATTACTATTATGATCTTCTTTTGTCTGGACATATTCAGTAAAAGGTAAATTTAACTGCTTTAATGCTCGACGAATCTTAGCCACTATCACAGGCTTGCTTTGATAAATTCTATAGGAAAATCTATCTATACCCCCATCGGTATCAATTATACCTCTTAACCACCCTTTCCAAAAATCAAGTGTCTTTTCATATGACTTAATCTGATTCTCAACTGCTTTTACATCTCTTGTAATGCTACAACAAACGTTTATCATTTTACTATGTGCTTTAACAATACTGGAGGATTTATGATCTACAAATCTCATATCTATATTAAAATATTTTTTTACGTTTTCTTTTATCAATTTTGCAAAAATTACCTCCTTGACAGGAACTCCTAAAAATCTTTCTCTGGGGTAGCTCTTCGGCGACGCAAAACTTCCGTCTCCGTCAACAACTCCGGATAACCACCCTGTCCAGAATGCTTTTAAATCAACAGGCGTTAAATCTTTCCAAAAAGGAACAACAAAAGCGTTTGAATGCTTATAAGAAGAAAACTTCTTTGCTACAGCAAACTCTACATTTTTGCTACTAGTGTATCTTGCAATCTTATGAGAATCAGTACACCTAAGAATGTTTCTTCCAAACTTAGCATTATAAATAACCTGCTTTCCGTTAGAATGTACCTGCACAACTTTGTTAGGAATAATTAATTTCTTTTTCTTGTCGTAGCTTAAAATAATATCCCCAACTACAATATCTTGAATTAATTTTTTACTATAATCCCCCATAAGAATTTCTGTATCTTTCGCTACACATTTCCCGCAATGCTTTTCTCCGCCCTTGTAACAAGAATAGGTCTTCTCAAAAGGAACATCAAGCTCTTTTCCAATCAAACCTATATCGCGTTTTGTCAATGCTAAAAAAGGAGCCTTTATTACAACTTTACCTCCAGAAGCAGCTTGCATAGCTTTATCAAAAGGTATTACAAAAGTATCGCGACAATCATCGTATATTGCGTGGTCTCCTGCATGAGGGCCATAAAATACAACTCCAGCTCCAACAGATTCAGCATAGCCTACTGCTATGGAAAGCATAATAGCATTACGATTTGGCACTACAGTACGTTGCATACTCTCATCTTCATAGTGCCCTTCGGGAATATCTCCACCGCTTTTTAGTAAGTCAGATTTGAATAGGTCATTCACAAACGGAAGAGCAATTCTCTGATTTTTAACCTTATAATATTCGCAAAGCATTAATGCGTGTTTATACTCTTCATCGTTGTGTTTAGAACCATAGTCAAAGCTTAAGGTTTCTACTTCATACTCCTCTTTTAAAACCTTAGCTAATAGTACTGCGGAGTCCATCCCTCCAGAAAGAATAATAATAGCTTTTTTCATATTAGTTACCTTTATTATTAATTGTTACCTTACAACCACCTAAATCAAAACCTATCCTCTCGACAGTTTCCCATTATCTCTATCACCGAAGCCAACTGTAACTTTGTCGAATTCCGCAGAAGATACTTTCTTTGTTTGCAATTTCTTTAAAGTAGCAACAGTGTCTTCGAAATTGTTTCCTAAACATTTTACACTAATAACTAAATCGGCTAGAGCGGCAAAAGAAAAATTATCGGTAGCTTCTGTCCATAAATCTATTTCCTCAGAAGTAGCCCCTATTAATTTATGCTCTAAATATATCTTTCTAATACGAGCTTCTGGCATATTTATCTTAATAATTCTGTCAAACCTACGTGGACGAGCGACAATACGGGGGTCTAACCTTTCAGGGTAATTTGTAGTAGCTATATTTAAAACGTTACTAACTTGAATTTCTCCATCTAAGAGGGATAGCAATGAGGCTTCTCCGTAATGTTGAACTATAGCATCTATATCCTCAAATATACAAACAATCGGACGAGTAGGTTCAATAATACGCAAAGTATGTAAAACATGCCCAAAAGTTTCTGGATTATTATTACCAATAAAAGCTAATCCATTCTTTTTTACAATACCTTCGATAATCTGCTGAACAATGCAACTCTTTCCCCCTCCCTGTCCTCCATAAAGAATGTAGCCCCTACGTTGTAAAAAACCATACTTAGAAAATGCATCCCCCGCTAACCAAAATCTATCTATTTCTTGCAGTACATTTTCGGATACGCTATCTGGAAAGTTAATAAGAGTATCGGTATTAATCTGTTTTTTATTGAAAACAATACCTTGAGTTGTTATATTATAATCGTAAAGTCCTGAAGGTAAAAGGTGAAGGCATTCTCCGACAGGTAAATAAGCGTCGTCTCCTACCTTGGCCCATTGTCTAAGAAATGTAAAAGACTTATTATCAGTCTCTACAGGAACAGGTGTAGCTTCTCTACATGCACTACTCTCTCCATTAATTCTCTTAGTAGGAATATCTGCTCCAAAGTCTTCAATAGACGTGTCTGCACTATTTTTCATGCGTCTCTCCGTTATTTTCTAGTAACTTTTACTCCTGGTTTCTTCCTGCCCTGCCAGAGATCCTTGCGATGAATAATATAATAAGTGCGCGGTCCTTCAATCTGAGAAATAAGTGCGTCTCTTCGAGATTTCTGTTCTGGAAACTTTTTTATAACAGCATCGGCTATTTGTGCTGAAGTATAAATACCTTCAGCTAACATAGGAAGAATAATGTGACTCATTTTACGACACTTGTTAGCTTTTGACATAATAATCCTTGTAAAGAAAAATATAAGCCCTTTATACTAAAATAAAGGGCTCTACTGGTAAGCGAACAATTTTTATTTAGAAACTTCAGCTGTATTCTCGGGAACTTCGCTGGGGGTTTCTTTTTTAGCAGGCTTCTTCTTGGAATCTTTTTTTGAAGGGGGTGTAGATTCAGCGCCCCTCAACCCCGGTTTTTTTCCGTTTTGCCACTTTGTAGTATCCTTTAACAGATTATACAAACGAGGACCTGCAATTTGACTGATTAACTTATCGCGTTCACTTTTCTTTTCAGGGAACTTTTCTATAACAGCATCTGCAATCTCAGTAGCTGTATATTTTGCAGCTGCTAGCATAGGAACAATGATATCGCTCATTTTAGGTTGAGGTTGCTCAGAAGCCTTAGGTGGCTTGCTTGTTTTTGGCATTTTGTGTTTCTCCTTGGAATTGGTAGGGGGGGTTGTGTCTTCATCAGAATCTAGTGTAGTTACTACGCGTGGTTTATGAAACTCTTCTTTATACTCAATAAGTTCGGTACCTCCCGCAACATTTATGGGCTTATATTCTCCTTCTGTTTGGATTTGAACGCTAGACACATGAGTTTCATCTCCATACTTTTTCAAAAGGGTTACTTTATAATAAAAACCTACAGTAAGATAATCTTTACCTATCTCTGCGTCTTTTGCAAAAATAATAGGTTGTTTCGTTTGCTCATCAATTTTAGGAGCATTAGGATCAGGAAATAAATACTTAGGGGAGTTTCTCAATTCCTCTGCAATTTCAGCAGCGGCTTCTTTTTGAGCCTCTTTTTTTATACGATCAACAGATTTATTTGTCATAGATTCATTCCTTTATTATTGTTTGGATTATGTGCTTTCTTACCATAATATAATATGTCCATATTTACCCAAAAAAGCAACATTTTTAACCAATAAAATCAAGGGATAATACACTATAAATACATCTTTCTATCTATTATTATACACGCATGGTTACGCTAACAACTCACCTTCTTCTGAAAGAAATTCCTCTAACCTTCTGTAAAACCAAGTCCTTGTAGCCACATCACGAGATAGTAAGCATCTGGAAATTTTTCTGACTTTAAATTACCCGCTACTACAAGTTTACGTCCTTGTATATCATATAGGATAATATTCCCATAAGGGCGTATTTCAAGAATACCATCGAAATTTTGAGCCTTTAAAACACTATCTCTGTATGTTAAAGAATAATCCTCAGTCAGTGGAAAAAGCTCGTGATCTGCACTGGCATCTATTAATACCGTCTTAAATTCTTCAACCAGTTCTTCTTCTGTTTGAAGTTTATCTGCCACCGAAAGACTTTCAACCTTGATTAGAACCTTTTTCAATGGTTGGGTAAATAAATCATCTTTTTGCAAAATAATATCAGCTGCAGGACCAAAGCAGCCGGACAAAGTAATTATTGCAATTATAAAAACAATTAAGTTTTTCATATATGTTTCTCCTTTTTAATAGATTTTATTACTTTCCACATTTCTTTTTTTTCATCATAATGTAATTTTTTCGGAAAATATTCTTGCAAAACAGGCCCCATTGCTTCTTGCAAATCAGACCTAAACTTTGCAATTCTTTCCTTCGTCCGGTACCCATTCTGTTTTGCTACGTCAACTATAGATTTCCCTTTTAATAAATCAAAAATGTATGATTGAAATTTATCGGGGACATCTATTATCAAGGGAAAATTGTTTACAATAGAACTGCTGGGAATCTTATCCTCTAAAGTCATTCCATTCCCGTTTTCATCGCTATTAACAGGAGAATTGATACTAACAGCATCAAATAAAATACGAGTACTATAACCTTTCCCGAACTTTGAAAATTCTTTATTATCACAATGAGGACAAATTAAAATATCTTTAAATGCTAGATTTGGATGCTGATATAGTTCACTACCACATTCAGGACATCTATATTCTGTAATTTTATGTTCTTCAATTTTATGTTTTGAAACTCTACCCCTACGTCTTGCGGTGGTCTGAAGAACATTTATTACAATAGTACGAAACACACCTGAAAATTTCTGATTACGCTTCTTGCCACGAACAACGGATCCGAAAGATCGCAGAACATAAAAAGCTTGAGCTTTCATATCAGATGCAATACACTCTGCATCGTCCCTGTCTTTAGCAATACCAGAATTCATAATTGATGTAATTGCGTAAGGGTATAATTTTTTCCATAATTGATTAAAAAGATCTCCCTTTACTTCATATACATCGCGCAATTGCCCACGCCGTTTACCTTTATAATAATAATTACCCACCTCATATCTTTTCTTAATACATTTACCTTCTTCTCGCACCCGCTTCTGATAACGAAAATATTCTGTTCTGGCACTCCAAGTCATTTTTTCACAACATTGTTCAGCTAATTTATCAATTTCTACTGAGATGTCACTCATACTCCGCTCCTTTTCTAATCAATTAACTGTCAGTCCTTTTCAATTTGTTTTGCTTCCATATTTATTCTCCTTATATAGATATATAAAATAGAAAGCCCTCTTAGTGAGGGCTTTCGTTATTCAATGTCAATTTTGAACCGGCTGCAATAAAACCTTAGATATACCTAATTGAATAGCTCTTGCTTTGTCATGATTTTTACAAAATTCGACATCATCCAATGTATGAGTTGCATAATGTGTCAGAGCATTGAATAAAGCATATTGATTATCACCAAATTCTTTGCTATACATCTTGTAGAGCTTTTCTTCTTCAAACTTCTTTTGATCTTTTTCTTTATTCAAAACCCTCTTTAATATATCTTCATAAGTAGTCTTGGATAGTTTTTTCTTCAAAAGATTCGCAATTTGAGCGCGTGCAATTCCAAGATTCTGAATCCAACCATCTATATCCCAAGAAATGTCCTTCAAAGAAATATTTTCGCCTAAATGTTTCTTTGTCATAAATTGTGTATCACGCAGGCCAAGCAATAAACCGTTTGTACACGCCGTTCGATAAACACCTGTAACAAGTCCGAACAAAATAAGTTTATCATAACTATTCTGTACTTGAACAAAGGGAGTATATTTGTCTCCATCTATATCGAACTTATGTGCGGGTAAAATATAATCCACGTACATCCTATTTCCCTTCGTACCGCCGGTATGAATATCAAATATCTGATATTCCAAATTATTTGCCTCGAACATAGCTTCTATAGAAGAAAGAATTTGAATATGAGGAACAAGTTGATACTCGGAACTACCGCGGCAAATAACTTCTTTAGTATCACTTCTTACAACACAAACACCTCTATCACCTTTAATTAACTTTTCCTGTTTTTCATCTATAATACGCAGTGGATGAGTTATAACAGGAAAATCGACAATAGATTTGTCGGTACAGCGATTTCGCATTCTGGGGTGATGTAAAACATTGTTAGTGGGATTCATAAATACCTCCATATATTTGATTGATATATTTTACCTTTCTTACCACACTACAATATGCAATTATATGTACATAAAAGCAACTGGTTTTTTTACATAAAAAACATCAATAAAATCAATGATTCCAATTATCAGAATTTTGATAACATGTAACATTATAAGGATGTATAGACTCTTCGTTCTCTACCTTTAAAGACCAAGAGTCTACATTAGGTAAAGCTTCTATATTCTTTTGCAAATCTCTTAAAATATCTTCACTAAACTTAGCATTGTTATATGCTTGTTCAGTCACAAACTTTTCATCTGGCCTTTTCAATACAGGGTATGTAGGAGCAGAAGCTGATTTTTCAATAGCGTCAATAACATCTTCTATCCATATTATTTGATTATCTTTCGACGTTAATTGTACACGTATTAAAGAACGTTGATTATGGGCTCCCATACCAACCTGGGAGAGTAAGGACTTTCCTGCTAGCATTGGAGGCCCCCCTTCACCTATGATTGTCGCTGTATCCTTTTCCTTAACAATTTCAGTTAAATTCTCTAACAGGCTCATCTCTTTACTGCAAGGACATAAAGAGGCAGCGATTACATTCACTTCCAAGATAAATCTATACACATCCTTTTTCATTATCCCCGTAAACGCACACTTGTAAGCCTGAGGAGCAGAAAGTTCTGTTACAGGAGAAAGTTTGTTTGCAAAGTAATTAAATTCTATCCTTGCATAAGCATCTTCACTTTTCATTTCTTCTTGAAGTTTTTTTAAAAGCTCAGGCAATGTATCAATAGATAAACATCCAGCTCCTTGGAGGTGGAAGTAAAGCAAACATTGCATAAATCTTGAAAGGTTAGCTCCTCTATAATCGTGAGGAAGTCCAACGTATAAATCTACCTTAGCAGCGGTTTCCTGTTGAAGAGTAAGAAGAGATTGATCCATCTTCGTTCTTTTAACCCTTACTTTGGTCGGAAATATAATTCCTGTTACACCAACTCTATCAATAGCGATACCACGCTCGTCTTTTTGATTTTGAATATCTGGAAGTTCTGACATGTAAAAACCTTTCTTTATTTAAAACAATTGGTTGTAATGTACTTATCGTAAAACTCATCGTAAAGAGTAAGTACTTGTTTTGACTTTTTATTCAAATTATCATCTTTAAAAGACATAGCCCATGTTCCAAAGGCTATAGCATTACGCAAAGATGTAACATTTACGGAACTCTTTTGGAGTAATCTTGTAACAACCCCTTCGACTAATCGCTGATATGTAACAGAAGATGGAGAAGAATCAAGTTTACAAGAAAGAAAACGTTGAGTAGCTTCTAAATCATATGTTCCAGGTTTTTTAAAATTATTATCTAATAGAATAGCAGCATCTGCTGTTGTACACCCTTCTATTTTAGCTATAAATTCTGCTAAACTACCCCCTTCCCCGCAACTAAAACAATGATAACATTCTTTAGTATCATTAAAAAACGCGCTACCAACGTCATGGTCATCGTGGAAAGGACAAAGATATAACCACTCAGATAATTTTGCAGGATCTGCTTCAAAATAGATCCCGTAATGATTTAATGTTTGTTGAACTCTAGATTGCCTAGACATATTATTAAAAGTACATTGTTCTTTTAGTTGATTTTATATTTTTAATAATTTCATCTACTCTTTTCTTATGAGTCAGGTAGGGAAAGTAAATAATAGAAAACATTCCAGCGAAAACTAAAACAATAAGAAGAGCAAAAAACCAATTATCCATTATACAGAATCTCCTATATGCAATTGTCTATCTCCGACATAGTTCAAAGCTGCGTTAGCATAAGTAATAAAGCTCAAATCTTTCGGCCCATACCTGTTTTTCTTTATGCTCCAATGTAAAGCATTTTCCACAACATCAGCCTCATCTTGATATAAGTGAATAACTAAATGACACACATTAGAAAAATAATGACTTTCCCCCACATTTTCAAGTCCCGACTTTTCTTTATCCTTCTTTTTTGCCCCTTCCCTGTTTTCTTGCATACTTGTAATTAAAGCTATGTTGTGTGTACGGCAAATCCTGCGTAGTTCTACGCCGAGCGTCTTGTATTTATCACTAGTACCTTGCCACTCTCCTACAGGTTCCATTTCATTAACATAATCTAAAACAACAATATCAGGGTACTTTCCGAATTCTGCACGGTATAAATTAAGCTCTGCAATTACGTCGGCTGAGGTAGATCTATCAGGAATATCAACAATGTATAAAGAAGGTTTAGCCACCATAATATTACTCAGGGCATCAAAATACCTATCTTTATCCGGCCCTAAATCTCCAGCTACTATATTATTAAAATCCAGCAACCCGTGACGGCTATCGATAATTCTTTCATAGTCATTATTTGGAATTTCAAGAGTAATTACCATAACATCTTGATGGCCTAAAAAAGAAAAATTATAGGCTAAATTTGCTTTAACCCTACTCTTAAACCCTCCGGTAGCGGCATAAAGCAAAAAGATATGAGGTTTTCTAATGCCCCCCCTCGTATGCTTATCTAATTCATTAATATGAAAAGGAATTCCCTCTCTTTTCGTAGGATCGCTTTCTATATCTTTATAGTAATCCCACCTGTCTTGCGCACGATCATAAATAAACCCTCTTTCTCTATTACCATACAATAAAGGGTTTTGCAATTCAGCAAATTCACGAATTGTTTCTTGTACTAGGGTATCTATTTTCTTTTGAGATAAAGAAGTAGGTATTCTTCTAATAATCTCATCTACTCTTCGGGTGGCGTACATTTCAAAGAGTTCGTTTTTTCTAAAAGCGGCGGTACGGGGATCTGTTTTTATGTGCGATAATTCTCTTAGAAATAATTTAGTCTCAGGATCCTCAACAGTACTCATTAAAATATCTATTGTAGGAAAAGTAGTATATGGAGGAGCAAGGCATTTTTTTAATTCAGAATAAGCTTTCTGAGATATGGGTTCACGAAACCAATTTTCTGGAATGTTTTTCCAATTCGTAGGATCGTTTAACAACGACGCTATTACATAAGCTTCTATATCTGCATCAAAGAATTTTATATTATTCACTTAATTCTTTTATCTGTTGTTTTAGGTATTTTAAGACAGTGACACTATGTTGATGAAGCTCGCTCACCTTATAAACAGTAATATTCAACGGTTCGTGCTTACGAAACCACCTAGCACTCCCCTGTCGTATCCTTATTTCTCTATCTATCGTTTTAAGAATAGATTTTACATTGTTCATTTACTTTATTTTCTTACCCGTAAACTTAAACACGAGATCAAAATTATACTTTTTGTCGCTAACATTTTGAACAACAAAGGGGGAGGAAAGCACTAATAGCTCCCATCCTTGTTTTTTCATATATTTATAAAGTTCTTTTGAAAGTCTATCAAAATCATCTTTTACTTTCTCCACCGTATTAAACTCCTTCTATACTATTTGTCGATACTTCATCTTAAGAATATTTTTATAAAAAGATAAAAGTTCAAAATCAGAAGCTATGCACGAAACATTATCAAAAAAATGTAAATAATAGTTGAGCAACATAAGGGCTAACTTCACCTTATGTTCTTGATTACTTATTGTTGCTATAGAGTTAAGAATTTCTGTAAACTTAGTTATCTGACGACAAACATTATGTCTGGTTTTCTTATTTCTTTTATCTAAAATTTCACAGAGTATTCGAGCTGCCTTAGAATCCCCGAATGTATAAGCGGATAACATTCTACTCACCTATAATTTTTTTCAGTGCATCCTCTTGATTACGATAACTTTCGCCTACTAATACAACATCAACAAGTTCAGACAAACGATCGACAACGTTTAAAGCATGTACTTTTGATAGATCCTTTTTAGACAGATTAGATGTTACAATTAAAGCTTTTTTAGAATTATAAACATCTCCAAAGAATTCGTTTATTTGATTGCCCGCAAATCCGTCGGTGCTCTGAATTCTATAATCTTTATCTATTTCATCAATAACTAAAAGCTGAACATCATCCTTTAACCACTTTAACATATCTCTTTTGTCGGGATCATTCAAGCTTTCGAAGACTAATTTTGTTAGCTGAGACATCCTAATACAGTAACAGTCGTAAGTTAATAACTTGGCTTCTTTTAAAATCAAAGAGGCCAACGCACTTTTTGCCAAACCGCTTTTTCCTTGAATATATAAACCCACACCATCGAAAATCATTTCAGGAATTCTTTCAAAATAATTACTAATTATTTTAAGCGCAATAGTATTAGATTTTTGAAAGGCTGGAAGAAGATCATCAAAAGTAAAATTCCAATATTTCTTTGGAATGCCTGCACAAAGATAAGCTAATTGAGCTTGAAACTCTAATAGACACTCACAATCTCTTATAACGTTTTTAGAGACTATAGAACCGGTTCCCCCACACTTGTTCTTACAAACAACACCTATGGTTGCTTCTTTTATCTTACGAATATCATCAGAAGTAACAAAAACACGGCCGTTAACGGACATGAACGTCTCTCTCCAATAGTTTTTTAAATAATAAATTATTAGAGTATAGCTCTTTCTTTACCTCATCAAAATCACTATACATTAGACGAGTAGAACTACAATACTTCTTAATAATATTATATACACGTTCACTAACAATAGAGCCGAATACAGGTATATATTCATTACTCACAAAAAAGTTATCAAATACTTTATCAATAAAATCTTTATATTGCAATGAATTCAAATGCAATTTATTACGAAAGCCCTTGATCCTACCTAAAAAAGCAGCCCATTCTACATCGCTTTCTAACTTAAGACCATAACCAACGCTTTGCTGGAGCCTTTGAGAAAAATAAATTAATAAATCTTTATTGCTCCATTCGTTAGTAGCTTTTGAAGAACCTATAGTATGTTTACCGACAGGCATTTATTTCCGCTTCTTTTCTTTTATCCCTTTTACACGAAGCACTTTCTTACTAATACTATCATAATTTAACTGCTTCATCAAAGGACGTGCTAGTCTCCAACAGAGTTGCTCTTCCGGAGTAAGACGAGCTATTGCCCTTTCAAATTTTCTGTTCTCAAACCAAAACTTAAAGAAGCTAAAGAACACACGAGTGTAAAACAAAATCATAGCGCGTGGGGTATACCAATACCACCTATAACCACATTTGATTCTCAAACGTTTTATTATACTCTCCCTATCTTCATAGACTTCCAAACAAGAGTTTCTTAAAATAACAGAATATACAATACTATCTTTAATAACTACCCAATACTCTTCTGTCTTGTATTGCTTATTATCAAGAAGGGCAATTCCTAAATATGCACCGTCAAAGCAACACCCGCTACCAAAATCACGGGGGTGAACATGTGTACAAACCTTATCCCCTATGTGATAACACCCAAGAGCGTCATCTCCTGTTTTTATTTGTATTTCTTTACCGCTTATAGGATGAACTATACTTGTGTACATTCCCATTATTCTATCTCCTCTAATTTTAACTTACTTACATCTCTCATCTCAAAAACAAATTCCTCCTCAGAAGTGTAAATATCTCTTCTTATCTTGCTATGTCTTTCAAGATATTCGCATTGATGATAAAAATCAATAATACCACAGGTTTCCTTTCCTTCAGACGCTGTTAATGAACGCATTCTTTGCAATGTTCCAATATTACTTAAACCCCCCGCCACATTAATTGTATAATCAAGGGAAGCAACATCTAAACCTTCTTCAAAAAGAGTAGATACAACACAAAGTATTTCTTTACTGCGCAACCTTTGCAATACATCTGTACGCACAGACATGTCTCGTTCCTGACCGGTAAGCATTACTCCACCGGTAACTTCAGCAAGAAGTTTTGTATGTTCAATGAACTCTGTTTGCACAACGACGGAATTACCTTGAGAAGTTAACGTATCTACTATTTTCTTTATTAAACCAGTAAGATAATCATTATGAGTTACTGCTTTCTTGTAAACAGTCCGATATGCATCCCCCTTTAAATTCATTGGAGGAAGTTTATACATATAAATGTAAGGGCGTAAAATATACCCCTCTTTTACAAGCTCAGAGTAAGATATCTTATGAATAACTGGCCCAATAGATTCTTCTACCAACCAATCAGAAGAATCCCCTTCAAAAGGAGTAGCACTTACACCGATACGCATTACTGCGTTTTTGCATCTATCAAGTATATACCTACTCGTTTTTGCAGAAGAGTGGTGGCAATTACTTACAAGAAATCCGTTAGCAAAATAATTATGATTATCTTCTATTTCTAGATTATAAACAGTAACGGTAGGTTTATAAAAGCCTATTTTAGAATAACCTACCTTAATAGGAGAAACATTATGATTGTACAAAAATTTTACAATTTTACGCTTTATCTTATCTGGAAACTCGACAACCTGCTTTGCATTTAAAACAAGACAATCCCAACCTGCTTTTTTATAAGCGTATTTAACTTTGTTCATTTCTTTTCGTGTATGCCAATATTCAAAATCTGCTACCTCTATAACTTTTTTTCTTTTTTTATAAGTAAAATCAGGAAACTTATATCTTTCTCTACCACCTAATATTAATTCTATAGCAGTTTCTTTTCTATCATTATGATAACCTTTTGCAGTATATTCAAGCCCTTTAAATTTAAAAGAAATAATAGTTTTTTCTGGACGATTAATCTTATTTCTTTTATGTATCGGAGCATTCATAAACCTCTTAATTTGCATTAACTGTTCTTTTTTCGGCATATTCCTAAAAAGTCGACGGTGAGTTTCTCTAATCTTTTTAATAGTATCAGGATGTCTAAAAACAGTATTATTTTTACCTCTTCGTCTTAACCCCATTAATTTTAAATTTTTTCTCCAGGTTCGGTTCTTTTCCCTTTCCATACACATTTTACGTGCATGTTCCTGCGTTTTTCTCTGCCCTTCTTTCGTATGACATTTGTAATTATGCTGTTTTAGCTTTTTATAACTACTCAAACGTGTACCACACCTCTTGCAAAAAACAGGTACATGATAATAAGAAGAAGTTGTTTGAATATTCCCGGTAGTTAACACTTTTAAACTATCATTACAACACAAATCTTTTGCTTCTACATACCCTCTATTGTTTGTCCAAAACTTATGAGTATCAGTACACCTAACTTTATATTTTTTTCCTCCTTTATGTAAAGACGTTTCTACTAAAAACAGTCTATCCTTAGAAATTTCTCTCTTCGTTTTTTTAAGAATTCTCTTTCTTTCTAATGTTCGTGTTTCTTTATTATATGAAAGAACATGAGTAATATCTTGATTTTCATAAATTGCTTCTATAGGAACTACTGTATCTACATCAGTATGAACTAATGTACCTTTTGGAAAACACTCATCGTAGAAAACAATCTCCGCATCGGTAATAAGTTTTCTTACAGAAGCTTTTTCTACATCTCGCACTAAGGCTTTATCAGTTTCTGCTACATCGAAATTTTTCGGACGCTGATTAAAAGCCTCAAAAGCGCTTTGCACTGTCATAATTGTAATATCTTGAATATCGCACTTACCGTCTCCAACCAAACCTACGGAAACAGATGGTAAAAAGTTTCTAAATCTTTCTACAGTTTGATAAGCTAAATCTAAACTCCTGCAGAACAATATGGCGGGAAACCGTCTTTCTGAATCTGTAATAGCAATAATTATGTTTGTCTTACCAGCTCGAGGAGGAGCTTGTAAAATCCCAAACCGTCTTTTACAAACATCTTGTGCTGCTTTTAGTTGATAAGGGCGTAAAGTATAGGTATTACTATTTTGGCAAAAAGTTTGCGGATCGGGGAAATTAAATACAGTTCCGCCGATGCTTTTAACTTCTAAAAACTCTAACACCTTTAAAAGCATTCCCGCCCTGAACCGATGTGTTTTCAAATGATAGAGATGAGTATATCCATCCCACCCCCCGCTCTGATACTGGGGAGAAAAATAATATCCTTCTGTATGAAACTTTAGTGCATCATCTAATTCTTGTTCTAATTGCTGAAATGCTATTAACAGCTCACGAGAAAAGTTTGGTGAAGGAGTAGGAGAGTAAGAAAGGGTACACCAAAAAGGTGTAAAAGAAATATTAACTTCTTTTAAAGAAATAGACATAGATTACATACAATCAGTTTGTAAATGTATATAAATCATTTAGACTTAGAAGGCATAACAAAACCTACAGATAATTGTAAGTTTATATTGCCAGCTGTATCAGAAGAAGAAACGGCTACACCTATTGGATGTAAAGATTTATCTAGTCCACAAGGAATGCAATATCCAGAGCCATCTTCTTCAGAGATATATGCAACTAACTCTCCAGCTTTTACTTGGCCTTTACAAGGAACAGTAACGATCATCGTAGAAGAAAATGGAGCTACTTCATGTGTCAAGTAAACACGACTATCATACCATAAAATAAACCTTTCAGCCCACTCATATAATTTAGATAACATTTTCTCTTTCATGTTTAGTTTCCTACTGAGGTGGAATAATAACCCACCCATCTGCTATTAAAAGTTGAATTATAGAAGCTCCGTTTATATCTTGTTCCTCTACTTGGTAAGTCATTTGATTACCGCACGGTCTTTTCTTACCATCTAAAGAAGTGTGTAGTTTATTGCAAGTAATGTTTACTAAAGCACATTGTTGAGCAATAGCTCTCTGAAAATCTGTAATAGCACTACCTTCTACTCTAATCATAGCAGGAACTATACGGTAACCAAGTCTTTGTAAAGCAGTAAGAACGACATCGGCGGCTAAAACATGTGCCTGCCCCTGCTCCCCGGAAGTAGCATCTAATTCACTAATAACTTGTCGCCGAACCTCCTCTAAATTCATCCTACACTCCTCTCTTATTCCCCCAAATAAAAATCTGTAGTCTGGGAATCATAGCCCACCCCCTTAATTTTACTACGCCAGCTAGCTCTTGCATTCTCTTAGTTAATGTTTGTACATCTACCCCTTCTGGCATTATAACAATCTTGTCTGATCGTAGCTTAAGTTCCTGCACGAGGGTTTCTATTTCCGCCAAATCTTCAATACTGGTCACAACGAATTTAAAAATAGAAGATTCATAGTTATTTATAATCTGTAAAACTTCTGGCTTAATTCTATCTTTCTTTTCCATTCCCGCTGAGGATAGTTTTGGAGAACAATTTAAACAAAAGGGGGAAAGATCAGCAAGAACCTCTCGAGAAGGAGCAATAGTACCATTAGTTTCTATTTCGACAATATACTCTGAATCAAGATATGCTTGCGTAAATTCTAAAATTTGTTTTTGTTGAATCAGAGGCTCTCCTCCTGTAAATACAATTCTTTTACAGGAATATTTTTTAATCTCTTTTAAAATATCTTCAAAAGACATAAAAAAATGAGATGTCCAGTATTCTTTGGTATCTTTGTCCCAGGTATAGAATGTATCACACCTTCCACCACCGGCCTTTGTCCAATCACATTGTAAATTACACATATGTAAACGAATAAAAATAGCAGGCCGTCCTATAGAAGGACCTTCTCCTTGTAAAGAATAGAATATACCATCACTAGAAAGCAATAATCCGCCTAAAGACATTTTAGGAGTCTTAGCCTCAGTTCCAAATTTTAAAATAGCTTTATCGTATGTCATTAATTGTTTTTCCATGATGTTGTATATGTTAATTTATACATATGATAAAGATCCATAGTTTCTACCTGCAAAGAACCTCCTTTTCCTAATTTCTTCTCTTTGAATACACCCCGAAGTTTTTTTAAAGTTTCTTCGGGAGTATAGCAAGGATTTTGATCTAAAGATTTTGTCTCAACCGCAGGGCATAAAACAGCCCCTAAAGTTTTATACACCCTATCCACAATATCTTCAAAAAAGACATTTGAAGGATGTTCAATTTTAACAGTCAAAGATGAAGAAATAGGTTTCCCTAGAAATGCCTGCATGGGTAGCTTAACTCCTATGGCAATACTATTTTTATCTGAAAACCCTACACTACGTTCATAGAAACAAGGTAAAGAAAAGAACGTAGGAGATAACTGAGATGAAACTCTGTCTAACATATATGCAAAAGATATGCTTATGAACACATCATCTAATGATAAAGTTTTTAAAAAACGTTTACTCATATCTACAGTATCTACTATAATACACGTTTTATTAGCGTATGTATTTATAATAGGAATAAATGTAAGAGGATCTATGGGTTTAGAAGTAAGAACAGAAAAAGAAGCCATTACTTCTTGATGTCCTTTACCTCTTTTAGGTAATAAAATAGGAATCTGAACTTGCTCTATTTGCGTCATATTCTACTTCTCTCCTATTACTCTTCTTACTTTAAAATTAGATAGTTCTAAATCATATCCTTGCATAAAACTCTTATGATTAATATGCAAATTCATATTTTTTATTAAAGATTGGGCTTGTTCATAAGCTAAATCTCCTACAATAACTCCGCTGCTCAACACATAAGTTATAGGTAGGTTCTTTCCATCCCAAGCATCGCCAGCGCTTAACTCTAATTTCCATAAATAGCCATACTTCCAATATCTGCAATCAACACATCTTGTAAGAAAAAACAGTCCTTCTTTCCTTTCACCAACTGTAAAAAAGATACGAAGAGGGCCGCTGCCATGGCCACAGCAACTATTAACAGTTTTTATAAATGGTAAAGCATTTAAAGCATTACAAAGAGGTAGAACTTCCCCATCCATTTTACCTTCATACTCCACTTTACTATATAATTCAAATAAGCTCATTTTTTTCTCTTATAAAATAACATCTTGAGCTGTTAGCTCCTAACATTACTGCATCCACAATAGTTCCATCTTTTAATGTAAGAGGAAATGTATTATCTAATATAACTGTGAACCCATTAAACAGTTGCCTTACTTCATTCGTCACAGGAATAGAACACTTATTTATTCCATCTATAAACTCTTGTGAAGCTCCAAGAGGTAATGTAGAAAGTAGATTCGTATCCATAATTACGCGTTACTCAAAATAGGCATTTCACATTGACCACCAGCACATACAAGTTCTTGCTGTAAAGAAGTTGCATCCTCTTCTTCTCTCAACTCTGTATAATCTACATGCGCAAATTTCGATATAATATTTGTCCATAAAGTTTGATCTTCAGAAGAACCTGTAATTTCTTCCAAAGGTAGTTGAGGAAAAATCTTTCCACGAGTTTTAGGAAGTAAAGCAACAGCAGCAAAATAATTTCTATTATCATAAAGATAATTCATAACGATCCCCCATTCATCTTCACCAACTAAAACAGTGCAACTAACATTGTGCGTTATAGGTCTTTTATTGTATTCCGTCGTACCTGGAATAACCCAATGTTGCTGTAAAAGTTTGATAATTTCTAAATGTTGTAAAGCAGTTAATTCAGATTTTACCATAACTTTTTCGGAAACAGCAACAGGAAAAGCTATTACATCGTCGGTCTTGTGCGCACTCCAGACACTCTCTTCGCACATATGCGGATTATGTTTTTTAAAAAACTTATATACCGGATCGAGTTTATTAACTTGAACTCTTCTTATATATTTTAAAGCCTCGTGGGGATGCGCCCCCGAAGCACTTTTCAATACTAAAGAACTCGTTCCTTCAGGTTTGATACAGGTAGTTCTAGCTGCAGGATTAATACCTAATTTTTTTGACCAAACTTCGTTTGTACTCTTCACAATATTAGCAGCAGTTTCCAAATAAAGAGGATTTAAAAATATATCTGGATTATCCATAATTCCTGTAATAGATACTCCCAATAAAGCTTCCTCTTCTGTTAACTCTTTTGTTGTATTAGAAAGATAAGGATAATCAGTGTATGCAGCCTGTAGAGTACCTATAATTGCAGCTGCTTTAGCACACTTATAAAAATCTTCTGCTGAATCTATCAAAGCTCCGTTTTGAGATGTTAAATTACAAAATTGATGTCCTGTTCTTCCATCCTTTGTAGTAGGTAAAAATTGAATTTCGAAACATGGATTAAATAGAGAATCCTCTACTCCGAATACAAAGCCAGGCTCTCCTTGCTGACGAGTAGCATCAAAAATCTTTTTAAATTCTTCTCTAGTAACAGTTTCTCTAATCAATAAAATACTATTATTACTACGCGCTCTATGGGGGTATACTCTTAACCAAGAGATAAGTTTTTGTTCTTGCAACAACTTATACTCACCATCTTCTTTCCCATAAGGTATTTCAACCTCGTGTTTCATACCCTTATATAGGAGATCGTCAACATATACCCATCCCTCCCATAACTTTTTCTTTTCATCAAATTCAAATCCTCCTCTTTTTGTCACCTTAAAGTATGTCTTAGCATTAAGCATACCTTGATCGTCTTTGTCAAAAAGAACGCTTGTAGCTGATCTTCGTATACCCCCAGAAAGTACTGCCTCTGCGCAATGCATAACAATATCGTAAACATTAACGCTATTCAAACGCTTTTGATGCTGCTTTTCAATAATATGATCTAACAATTCTTTAATTTTTAAGTGCTCTTGTTTCAATCCTTTATAACCAGGGGCTTTACCTCCTCCTGTCTTTAAAGGAGCTCCTTTTGATCTTATATGAGAATAGTCAAATACTATTTTCCTCCCTGTAAGAGGAGTATTACGAAGATAACACATTAATAATGCTTCAACAGAATCTGCCCAACCTTCTATAGTGTCTTCAACAACGTAATTTAAAACAATTCCGGCCTTATCAGAAGCATCGACTAAATCTGGTAATCTGTCTATATACCTTTTAAATACTCCAATACTATCTCCTGTCCCGCACAATAAAACAAAAAATACTTCCGCAAAAGATCTGATGGAATCCACATAACAGGCACCGCAATTGAACGCCCTTTCATTATGAGCCTCTACAGCTTTACCACCAAACTGTATGGTTCTCATTGAAGGCACTACTTTTCTCTCTCTAACAAGATCAAAAGCCTTGCTCATCTCTACTTTATCTTCTTCACTTAAATAAGAAAAATGTTTTAAGTGCATATTTTCTACACGCTTTATAGCCTCCCCCCATGTCTCTCTTCTTTGTAACTTCTCATTATAACGTGCATATTTACTTGTAAAAATAAAATTCGATAATTCATCTAAATAATTTTTTTCCTTAACAACTTCTTCAACTACACCTGTGGCTTTTGTCACCTAACTTTTCCTTTCGTTTTTCTCACTCTTCTTCCACTTCTCGTTCACACATATCAAAATATTTAGGATCGTAAGTATATAGCTTTCTTTTTAATTCTTCGTAAGTCAAACTAAACTCATAAGATTTTCTTTTCGGATGAGTCTGAGTCCAAATTAAAATACGGGTACAAACAAAATAACAATATAAATCATCTAAATCCCCATACCACTCTTTTAAAGTATAAAGTTTATCAGGACAGCTTTTATCCCTAACTTTTGGAAACCAATTGGGTAAGGGAATAGAAGGAATCGAATCGTGGCTTAAAATACCATCAAAAAGCCATTCTGTAAACCTAATATACCAAGGCATTTCGTCTAAAAAAAGAGTAGCTTTATTTTGAACAACATTACAAGAATAATACCAAACTTTCATATTACTCTCCTTTGAAAGGTTCTAACCTCTCTAAAGTAGCAAAATATTCTCTTAAGCAATTACCGCAAAATCTGCACCCTGTCACTCCTTTTTCTCCTTCTATTTTCCCACAAGAATACACCCATTTATTATATTTGTAACGAGACATAAAAACTTCCCAAGCAGAGGTTGTAATTGCCCAATAAGAATTTAAAGTTCTTTTCCTATAAGTATAACAATCTTTCCATTGTTCCGGAATAGATTTTTCATTATAATATGCCATAAAAGTCATTACAATAGGAACAGAACGTTCAGAATACCATTTAACTACATCTTGACAGATGCCTTGATTCCACATGTTAGCTCTAAACCTAACAAACATCAGGTTTTTAGGTATATCGTGAAGCATACAAGCAGCAGTATCTGTCAACGTTCCCGGATTAACAGTTAATACAACAGGAGCGTCAAATTTCTCTAAATTTTTAGGTATAGAAGTATTATAAAATTTTCTTGAATATACTTCAGTAGCTAGAATAACAGCTTCTTGTTTATTATTACTATCGTTCCCGTCATTTACACGAACAATACTAATATCTCCAACAGTATCTGGATCTGGCATATTAGGTAAATTTTGCTCTAGTGGTTCAAGGTAGCTTCTTCCGGATTGAAAAAAACAATCTTCACACCCCATAGGGCAAATACCTATTTGGGGAATGCAACAAATAATTCCGCTGCCTCGAGTCTTTGGATTTTCAATATATCTCGACATTTTTCTACCTGTTTTAGTTTTTACAATAATTTCCTTTTTCTATTCTTCAGTAGCGGGGGCAGGACTTGAACCTGCGAGGCTTACGCGGCGGGTTATGAGCCCGCTGAGATACCATCTTCTCACACCCCGCCATTATGTACAGATAAACACGGCGATAGTTTTCCAATATTCAATTTTATTTTTTAAAATAGGAGCACACCTAATGATATCTCCATTTTCAATTATAAAACCAGCACAAAGATAAGGAGTGTGCACACGATAAAGTCCGTCTTTTAATGTCAACCAAAAAGTACCTTAAACTTACCCTCTTGTGTATTGAGAAACAGGAACTCTTACCGTAGTATCTCTTTGTGGTTTAGTTTTCAAATAAGCATCATTACAATAATGCACAAAATCTTTCGGTTGCCATACTTTACTTTGTAAAAGTTCTAAAACAGTGTCTCCTTTTTCGAACTTCAAAACACTCTTAAGAAAATCTTTTTGCTCAGGGCAATCTCTAACAAGGGTAGAGGTAAAGACAATCTTCCCGTTTCTCTTTTTAATAACTCCAAACCAACGTAAAATAGCCTCAGACATGCGATTTTCTCCAAAAAGTGATTATATAAAATTAAAAGAGAATGCGCTTCTTATATAAACGAGACATGTAGGAACATACCTCGTAGTCTTTGACCGTTTATTCTCGGCATTGTCCACTCTCTCTTACAATATAATACACGTTAAATAAGATTTTCAAGATCTTCTTTCTTTAATTTTTTCAACGCGTTGTCTTTTATTTGGCGTACGCGCTCTAAGTTGATATGCATCATAGATCCAATTTCTTGTAGGGTTTTAGGTTCGTATGGAGAAGAAAGGCCAAAAAATAAAATTAACACTGTTTTCTCTTTTTTTGTTAAATAACTTAGAGCATGTTCAACAATATCTCTTGCTGTTTGTTCATAATAATCAGCAGCTTGTAGTGCTTCTGCCTCATCTTGCAAATATTCAGCATCTTCCGGAATTGGAACGAATACTTTATGTATTTTTGCAAAAGAAGTAAGAGTTTTTCCGATATAGAAACGTATCCAGTAAAAACAATATGTGTACAACCTGCACTTATACGTTAATTTAAACCTTCTTATCCCTTCTAATAAGCCTATATTAGCTTCTTGAATGACATCCATAATATCAACATCATTAGGAATCTTATAATCCCTTAGCATCCACACAACAAAGCGAAGGTGTGCATTAACTAGTAATTCAAAGGCTTTGTCTGAACCTACTGCATATTCAGCGAGAAGCTTCCTTTCTGTTGGTCTATCTAAAGGAGCGTATTTAACGTTTCCTAAAGTTTGAGTATATGTATAAAAAACAGTCAGCATTAGATTCTATGCTTATTCAAAAACATTCCAATTTCCAAATTCTTTTACCAACCCTTCCGCAAGACAATCTACTTTTAAATCAACTCGCTCTCCAAGTTCTTTAGCAATAACATTCTTTGCAGTGTTTCGAACACCGTTGATAGAATGCGTAAGCTTTAAAAGTTTATCTTGATCTTCACCTCCAGCCCGCGCTTTTGATTCGTTTTCCCAGATATACCGGTTGGTGAGCATCAAAATAAGTATTGCACGAATAATTTTAGCGTTAATATGCCACCTTTTGTCTGTAGGATCTGTCCACGATTGCGTTTCAATAATCTCATCTATATCGTGCATTATAAGTTCTTGTTCTTCTTTGTAAGCAGCTGCATTTTCGGGAACAAAAACTTCCTTCAATACAACAATGCTAAGACGATCGATAAGCTCCGCAAACGTAGGTAAATATTCTCTACTACTCATATTTGCTTTGTTCCTCCAATATAAACCTGTTTCCCTTTAGTATCCCTTTTTGATAATATGGGATTGTCTATAGGCCAAAAAACCTTCAAAGTAGGATCATCCCATCTTACAGTAAATTGTCTTGCCTGCCCATAATATGTAGTCTGTTTATAGTAATAAACTACATTATCCGTTAAAGCCAACATAGCATTACCAAATCCTGGAGGGATTAGAAGCTGTCTTCGATCTTTCTCTCCTATAATAAATGCTTCCCATTCTAGATAAGTAGGACTATTTTCATTCAAATCAACTATCACCTCATAAACTTCACCTGAAACTACTTGTATGAGTTTCCATGTTAAAGGATCCCCGTGAAACCCCCTTAAAACATCTTTCCTGGATGTAGAAAAACTGTCCTGAACAAAAGGCATAGGTACATCTAAAGCCTTATAAAAATTCTCATTATAAGTTTCTACGTAATCTCCCCGAAAATCTCTAAATATAGGAAGTTCAATCAACTTTGCCTTTTCAAATTTTGTTGGTATAATTTTCATAACTTTCCCTTTTAAGAATTTGCTTCTTTCTTCAATTCCTCAGCTTCACTAGCCATATAATTAGATACACTCTTAAAACCTTTTTCCTCATCCTCATATGCAAAACCTCTAAATCTGCATCTTGCAGGATAAGCCTCTGTAACAGTACCGTCTTCCATTTGAACTAATGTTATTGCCCAGCCAAAAGTATGCAATATTCGATTAATCCACCATAGCAAACCTGTTTCCTGAAATTCTTTCCAACTCTTTTTTCCTGGTTCCATAATTTATTCCTCCTCAGAAAAATAATTTTTTCTTTGTTTATATTCTTCTTCATTCTTTATAAACCATTCCCATGTTTCTCTCAATCCTTGTTCAAGAGTAGTTATAGGATTGTAATCTATTAACTTCATCGCTTTTTCAATATTCATAACTCTTTTTGGAAATCCTGAAGGTTTAGTAATATCAAATTTATAATTAAAAGAAACTACTCTATTCATTGTCTCTACCAACTCCTTTACAGAAACTCCCACCCCACTCCCTAAATTTAGATAAGGCACATCGGGTTGGTAATACAAAGCTAAAATAATTCCTTCAGCTACATCTCTACTAAAAGCAAAATCTCTAATAACAGTTCCATCTCCCCAGATCATAACAGGGTTATCTCCTCTATGAATTTTGGACATAAGAGAAGGTATAAACATTGCATTTTCAGGATCAAAATTATCCCCCGGTCCGTAAACGTTGCAAGGTCTAACAACTGTAAAATTATTCAAACCATGTTGTATTTTATAAGCTTGAATTTGCAGCTCCGCCATACGTTTGGCCCATCCGGGAAAAAGATCCATAGGAGGTCCTTGCGTAATATCTCCTTCTACAAACACCTCTGCGCTTTCGTAAGCTCCGATAGAACTAGTATATATCACCTTTTCGACTCTGAGCTCTTTGCAAGCTTCTAAAACGTTGGTATTAAACTGCAACAAAGGAACGAAAAAACTAGCTGGTTTTGATTTAGTTACTTCTACAGAGCCCTTGACACCCGCCAAGTGAAATACGTAATCACACCCAGTAACAAGATCTCGACAAACATCAGGTTGTCTAAGATCACATCGATATGTTTCTACATTAGGTAAACCTAAATCAATAAAATCCAAAGAAACAACATCTACATTGGCTCCAGCTTTTGACAAGATCTCAACAACTTGTCTACCTATTAAGCCGGTGCCCCCAGTAACTAAACAATATTTACCGGTAAAAGATTCTAATACTCTTTGCGGAATCATTGCACATACCCTCTCTTCTTTAAATAAGAACTTAGAATTTTTTCTTAACCCACTCCGAATTTTTTTTCTCTACTCCAGCCCATTATTATCTCCTATTTTTCATTATAAAAATCCATATGCTCTACTAATAACGTCGAACATCTATCAAGACGATTTAAAGCTTTCTCGTAAGAAGGATAAATCTGCTCTGGTTCAGTAAGATCAATAACATCTAATGTAGTTACCATTTTTTTAACAGCTTCTGTATAATCCTGACAATGCTGCAAGCCTGGATTTAAAGGTTTCTTACTTCCAATAGAGGTCCTAATAATAACTTTAGGCGTCATACTGCCTAATAAAGGAACTTTATCTAAGTGATTCACCATTTGGTTCATAGCTAAGAGTAGAAAATCCCAGCGTGGAAAAATAGATACTGGAATAAATCCTTCTAAGGCTAATCCTGTAGAAAATCCCATCTGCATGTCTTCAGCTACAGGCATTTCTAACCTTTTCTCTATAGGAATGTTTCTTAATGTTTTAAACAGAGCATGCCCATCCCAGACAACCGATTGTCCTAAAAAAATAACTTTAGGATGTGTAGCCAACATATCCATAGCTCTCACAAGTTCATCGAAATACTTCATAATAACCTCTCTTAGAAATGAACAAACTTTCCTATACCTACATGAGGAAATTGCCGAGTGTATTGATAATAATAAAGATTACCTTCTCTTATGACCTTGTTTTCTAATAAGGTATTACGAGAGAGTTTCCAACACTCATCTGTAGGAGTATTAGTACTAAAATTATTATCTTCAACTACGAAATTAATAGGCAACTCAAAATTACGGGCATATCTATTCACCTCTGTAAAAATACCTGTACGATAAGTCATATCTCCTATGAAGCACCAAACTTTGTTAGATACTGCTTTTATCTTTAAAGCTTTTGCTACCCCTAGTGCAATTGGAATAATCCCTCCTACAATTGCGGAAGTGTAGAAATGATGTTCTGCATTGTTAATATTAATACTTCTGCCAGCAAGAATTTCTTTCATTAACCACTCTTCTGAAATTCCATGTAGTAAGGCGTGGTAGTGATTGCGCCAAGTAGAAAATACCCAGTCATCTGAATCTATATCTTTAAAAATTTCAATTAAAGCCTCTTCATTACCACGAGATAAATGTACTGGTCCTCGGATCTTGCCTGCTTCAAAGTGTTTTATTACCTTATCTTCAAAAGCTTTTAAAGATTCTACTGTATGATCTGTCATGCCTAAAAACTCCTACTTTCTCCCCCATCCACTGTAATACAAGCTCCGTTAACAAAAGAAGCTTCATTTGAACAAAGAAACTTCACTACACTAGCCACTTCTTCAGGACTACCCATTCTTCCTATAGGTAATGAATCTTCGAATTCTATCTTATCTATGCCTGACATATTGTCCCATCCAGTACCTGGAATATAAATAGCTCCTGGACAAACGGTATTAAATGTAATACCATGTCTAACAAGATCTTTACATTTTGCAAAAGATTTCATTAAAGCAATCTCAGCTGCTTTAGCAACGGTAAACCAAGGTCTTCCTCCCGCCTCTTTTCCATAAATAGAAGACACCGTAATTACTCTTCCCCAATTTTCTTGTTTCATATAAGGTAGCACAGCAAGAGTTAATTTACGAGCAATTTGATAATTCTTATTCCAAACCTCTTGCCAAATATATTCATCTGTAGCCAAAGTATTTTCTTTCCCCCATCTTCCTCCTCCGCCTACGTTATTTATCAATACACTCGCTTTAGTATAATTATTATTATTGTCATAAAGAAAATCAATAAAACGATTTATGCCTTTTTCAGTAGTAAAATCTGTGGGGAAATGAAAAGTATTTTTCATTTCTATACTAGGGGCGTTTCTAGATGCAGTAATTACAGAATACCCTTCTTCTACAAGTTGTTTTACAATTGCCAACCCGATGCCATGTGTCCCTCCTGTTACAATAGCTTGTTTAATCTTCATTTCCAATCTACCTTATGTAATTCGTATTTAGTTAAATCTAATTCTTTAGGAACACAATATAAAATACCCCTATATGTTTTAAAAGGATCTGACCAAATAAAGTCTAAAGAATCTTTCATATCAGAAGTTAACGTTAGATGAGGAAGCTTACCCGTAGCTATATCGTCTTGAATTACAATTTTACAAGCTTCTTTGTAATTTGTATAAAATACAAAATCAGGATTAATTTTCCTTAAACCTTCCTTTACAACTTCAAAATCGAGGGGAATACCATCGTATACTAAATGACCCAAACCATTACGCGTATCGAAATCGTGAATAGCAATCACACAATTTTTTGAAGATTTTATAGCCTCTAATTCTCTTTTTATTGTAAATCTCTCTTCCTTCGGTAGTTTAGAATCGTAGAAATGAGCATCTAAATAATAAAATACAGGATCATAAAATATTCTAGAAAGTGCTTTAAGAAAGACAGTACTATCTTCTAAAAATATCCTAACATTGGGAATATCTTCCGTATTCTTTCTTGCTACAATACAATAATCCAAATTTATTTCACACGAAAATACATCTTTAAAAAAAGAAGACATTACACGAGCTCCTTGAGCTCTAAAGGTTCCTGTTTCTATAAAATAATTAATATTGAATTCATCTCTTAACTTACAAAAAGTTTCAATAGCCTTAAAATCTGTCCATGACATAATTTATACCCATTCCCTTCCAGGAATACTTTTAGGTCCTTGTGAAAGTATTAAAATATCTTTTTCAGTGAAAGGTATTATAGGATGCTTCCTCTGTTCACGTATTTTATCGCCGTCAAGCCAGCAATCGAGCAAATAAGCAAAATCAGTTTCATTTAATCTTGTGGTTAATCTAACTTCACAAGATTCATCTACAAAACAATCCGAAATAAAAATCTCCTTCGCACCTATTCTTCTTAATCTTTCTATCAAATCCCAATCCATGTATAAAGCAATAAATGAAGAATCAAATCCTCCTACTTCAAAGTAATATTTCTTACTAAACATAACCCCATATACGGCTTTAGGTCCCAGACTATTTCTCCAATCAAAGAAATAATGTTGTGCAGGTACTGCTTTCCCACCACAACGTATCTCACAACTTGCAATAAAATTCTCACCTGCTTCACTTACTTGCTGAAGAAATTTGTCAAGCAAATGTTCTGAAAAGAAAAAATCATCTCCAATAAGAAAAATTCTATCTGATTCTGCTTGACTAATAGCAATGTGCCAACATTGTGAAGGTTTTACGGATGTTTGTACATATCTACATCTAGGAAGAGGTCCATCTGGAGTTGGTCCTACAAAGATGACTTCAAAATCCGCTTTACAATTAGAAATAGATCTATAAAACCTATCCCAATACTCCGGTCGAATTGAAGAAACAATTACGCTTACGTCTTTCACTTTTGATATATCCTGTTTATAGACAAAAGAACTCCATCATAAACAAAAGAAGAGTCCCCCCCAAGACCGGGAAAATCCTCTGTATAGGCAAACCCAATTTGGGTTAAAAGAGTATGTAAAGAGTTTGTATCGAAACCCCAACAATGAGACATTCTATCCTCTTCCCCGGATCCATATATCCAAAAAAGCAAAAACGGATCTTTCGTTCTTAAATATGCTTCACATACTTTAGGTAAATCAGGTACAGATATATAGAGTTTTGCCCCTGGTTTTAACCATGAATAAATTCTTTTTAATATCTCTTCATAAAATGATTTTGGAAGATGCTCTAACACATGAGAAAAAGCTACTTCATCGATAGAATTGGGAGCAAAAACAATATTACGAACATCTTCAATCCTATCGGGTGCGAAAGAAGGATTTGCATCTATATTAACAAATCCTGGTAACTTGTTCATACCACATCCTAGATTAATTTTCATTTCTTTATTACCTCCTCAAAAATATCTGTTCGAAGTTTTTTTAAGTTTAAACCATAATACGAATAAATAAAATCTTCATCCCCAGAAAGGTTACAAACCTTATCTTCAAGATTATAAAAAGAAACTTTTTTTGATATATTTCTTCTCACTAGTATTTCACTAATAATAGAACCAAGTCCACCAATTCGAGAATGTTCTTCAACAATAATTAAATGCTCAACATTTTTAATTTGTTCAATAAAAACTTCTTCTGGAAAAGGTTTTATTCTCTCTATTCCCATACAACCTACAGATCCCCCTGTAATTGTAGTATGACATGCAATAGGAAGAATTTTATGAATCAAACGACCGTATGTTATAACAGTACAAGCGTCACCCCGCAAAAAAATATTTATACCTTCAATTTTAGACAAAACACTTAGATTAAGCAAATCTCCCTTTTCAAGTCTGATATAACATGGAGATTTGCTTGTGAAAGTAAGAAGAACACTTTGACGAGTAGTTTCGATATCATAAGGACAACGAATGGTCATGTTAGGAAGAGAGTTCATAATAGCAATATCTTGAGGAATATGATGAGTAAAAGCATCATATGTATATGAAATTCCCCCGCCTACACCTACTAGTGTTACGGGTAAATTCATTCCGCAGAGATCAACTTTAATTTGGTCTAAAGCCCTTTGAATAAGAAAAGCAGAAATAGTGTACACATAAACTTTCTTTCCAGCTAAAGCAAGACCAGCAGCAACGCTTATCAAATTTTGTTCAGAAATACCTACGTTGAAAAATTGCTTTGGAAGTTCTTTTTGAAACTTCTCCAAACCTTGAGCTCCCATATCAGCTGTTAAAAGAATAACGTTTGAATTATTTTTTGCTAAAAAAACCAGCTCATCAAAAAATTCATCTCTCAAGTCGTTCATAAAAGCTCCTGCAAAGCTTTTTGTAATAAAATTCCCTTTGGTACTCCATTATGCCAACGTACATCATTTTCCATAAAAGAAATACCTTTACCTTTTGTTGTGTATGCAATATAAGCTCTAGGACGCCTAAAAGGAGGAATAGGAACATACGTAAAAGCTTCTGTTAAATCTTTATAATCATGTCCATTTACTATAGTAGTAAACCACCCAAAAGATGATAAAATATTTTGTAAATCATATCTTCTATCTTCATCTGTTGATCTCAATCCATTACGATCTATAATCATATGAAGATTACCTAGTTCTTGCTCAGCTGCAAATTGAACTGCTTCCCAAATAGACCCTTCATTACACTCTCCATCTCCAACGAGTACATAAGTTTTTCTATTATTTTCAGCTAACTTATCAGCTAACGCCATCCCTGTTGCAATTCCTAACCCGTGCCCGAGAGAACCTGTAGTAGCTACTACTCCTGGAATCAATATACTAGGATGTTCAGCCAAAACGCTTCCGTTTTGACAAAAATACGATAAATCGTAAGGAGCGAGTTTTCCTAAATCATTTAATATAGTATAAAGAGCAATAGCAGAATGCCCTTTACTTAGAACAAAATTATTGTTTTTAAGAAAATCTTGATAATAAAGAGCTATCAAAATATCCGTACAAGACAAAGCTCCTCCGAGATGCCCTCTTCCTACATTAGAAGCGGTCGTAAGCATTTTGGTTCTTAATTGTTTTGCTTTAAGTTTCAGATCCATATTTCTTTATTCCATAATAATCTTTATACCACTTAATTGTTCTAAAAACACCATCCTGAAAGGATACTCTAGGATGCCATTTGAATAACTTGCTAGCCTTCTCCCGATCAAGTACTAACTTTGTAGGGATAGAAGGTTTTGAAGTATCGTAATTAATTTTTAAATCCTTATTAGAATGAAAAATTATAGCTTCTACCATTTCTCTAACTGTAATAGCTCTTCCATAAGAGACATTTACAAGCTCAAAAGAAGATTGTTGTAAGTCTATAGCATTTTCTATAAACCTCGTAACATCCTCAACATAGATTAAATCTCTTGCAGTATCTTCTCCATTTCCCCATACGGTAATAGTATCCCCATCTTTAGCATCCATAACTTTTCTAACAGTGGCTCCAAACACATGGGACTTCTCTAAGTCGTACTTATCGTAAGGGCCATATGTATTAGAATGACGAATCACAGTATGCTTTGTTCGCCCTAGGCGCGAATAAAACTCACACATTTTTTCAATATAAATTTTCGTCCACCCTACACCGAAATAATTTCTGTGTAGTTCATCGTGCTCATTAAAATCAGATTCTTTTCTAGGTTCATCCCCCGGCTGGTACATCACACCGCAGCTAAGAAATAAGAAATGTTTGACGGAATGCTCATAACAAGCTCTGAGGATCAAAGAATTCATTACAGCGTTATCGGTTGTATGAATATAAGGGCGTTCTGTAATGTCTTTAGATCCAGAAGTAACAGCAGCTGCTTGTATGACAATATCGGGATTTACTCTCTTAAAAATATCTTCTACATGCCCTTTCTTGGTTAAATCAACTCCAAGTAAACGATCCCCGGATAACACACTTTGCTCAATAGGTTTACCTAAACAATAAGTCCCGTATACTTCATAATCTAGAATATTGTTAAAATATTCTACAATATTCCTCCCCATAAACCCATTAGCACCACATACTAGTATTTTTTTCATTTTGAAACTTCCCTTCTCCAATAATTCAATAAATCTTGAGTAATATCATCTAAAGTTTTAATAGGCTCCCATCCGGTAGCTTCTTTAAACTTAGACCAATCAGGAATTTGAAGGGTAATATCTGTTGGGCGAACAAGAGCAGGATCAACAATAATTTCAAAATTCTCTTTTGGAATTTCACTCTTTGATATAATATTATTCAAAGCATCCCCAACCTTACACGTGTGTTTTCCACCTATATTGTAAATCTCCCCTATTGTACCTTGAGTAGCGGCTAGCCAATACGCTCTTACAGCGTCATCAATATGAGCATAGGTACGAACAGAGTTTAAATTACCTACCCTTATACTATACTTGTCTATCTTCGTAGAACATGTCTTGCAAAAATAAGTTGTTTCATGAAGAGCTACTTGACGAGCAAAACTAGATAATGCAAAGTCCTTTCCTCTTCTCTCCCCTTCATGGCTAAACATTCGAGTAATAATTATTTTTAATCCAAAAGCTTTTTGATAATACTGGCTCATTAAATCTTGTGTAACTTTTGATATACTATAAGGATTAGCTGCTCTGATAGGATTCGTTTCTTTTATAGGAACTTCGTCGGGAGTTGGCATCCCATAAACTTCAGAACTACTAACAGAAACAATTACTGGATCACAAATTCCTTTATCACGTGCCTGTAATATCTCTTCTAATAAATTAACAGTTCCTATTCCGTTGTTTGTTAAAGTAACTACAGGAATACGAAAACTTGCCCCTGGAAAGCTTTGAGCTGCAAAATGAAATACATAGTCAGGTTTAGATACCTCAATGAGAAGAGATAAACTTCTTCTATCAAGTAGGTCGGCTTCTACAAACTTTACTCTCGGATCAAATAAAAGACACCTAATGTTTTCTTCTCTACTCCTCCACCTACGAGAAGCAAAAATTTTAGCCTCTGGAGCCTGTCGTAATATATAATCAGCCATATGTGAACCTACAAAGCCTGTAATACCAGTAATTAATATTCTCATTTTATATCTCCTAAATCAAAATTACGTTGCCTACGAGCATTTAAAATCTTTAGCCCTTTATCTAATTCAGCATGATTATTCCTACGAGCATATGTTTCGTCAAAAGGCGTTCCTCCTTTACTGTAATGTTTGTGTAAAAACTGAATATGAGGAGCATGTATAGTACATCCTAGCTTATTCCAAACTTCAGTAAAATCATTATCACTATACATTGAACTGTATTCTGGATAGATCAAATAACCTAGTTTATTATACAAAGCTCTATTAGCAATAGCGTAAACAAAAGAAGTAGGAGTATCCCAAAAACCATCATTTACAGCTAAAGCTTTCGGTGTAACAAAATTATCCACTCCCTTTAAAGCTTCTAGTAATAAGGTATCCCAATGTTCGCAAGGATAAACATCATCTGAATTTTGATATAACAATTCCGTCGTAAGAGAAATACTTTTACTTACCCTATAACCAGCCTTTACACAATCTGTAGAATCTCCTACGTCTATAACAAATCTTCCAACACTCATAAAAGAAGGTTTGTAAGAAAAAGCTTCAAAGTATTTATGTAAAGTAGGATCAACAGCATCTAAGGCAATCAAATACTCAATTTGAGATGGATCGTCCGCGGCTGCTTGCCACCTTGAAAAACAAGCGGCACATTGATCTGCTCTCTGAAACGATGGATGTATAACGGCAATTTTAATCATTACTTCTTCTCAAAATACCAAAAATTACCTTCAGCGCAAATATTAAATCCGTATTGTTCTGCTTTTTCTTTAACTGCCCCTTGAACATTGTAAGGTTCATTTATCCAGCCCCAATCATCTCCACATAAGGTATCAGCTAACGGAAGATAAAGATCAATGTCTCTCTTTACACTAACAGAAGCATGTTCAGCATCGATATAGACAACGTCAAAATGTAAATTATTTTGTTTTAAATATTCAGCAGCTTCAACTGTAGTTGCCCTCAGCAAAGCTATTTTATTTTGCAAATTAGTTCTATAACAATTAGAAACAAATCTTTCAAAGAAAAATGGCCACGTAGGATCTTTTGGAGGATCTTCAGGAGATTGCCCAAGAGTCTCAAATCTCTTCCAGTCCCAATGATCGATGGCGACTACCCTTTCTACCCTTTCCGCCCAAAACCTAGCACTAGCTCCTAACATAGACCCTAATTCACACACTGTTTTTGGATGGTGCTTATTTATGAACTTTTCGATAGCTATAGCATTAGTAAAAAAATTTCGTGAGTCAAAAGGAATATTAGGATCTGCTATATCTTTAACCTCAACAATAGCATTTGAGGGAGGTCCTTCTACATCTTTCCCAATTACTGTAATACCATCTTCTTCAGATGTCACTTTGTTAACCCATTGTTGACTAAGCATTTTTCTTATCCTTACTTTTTTAACTATGTTAACCATAAATGTTTTATTTTTGTATAAGCTTCCTGTAATTCTTTACTTTTAGGATTCCACCTTTCGTAGAAAAATTTTTCGTCTACTCCAGCAGACATAGAATAAGAGGGTGTAGGGGGTCCTCCTTTATGATATACGAGAATGTTAGCCCATTTTTGAATCTTCCCCGCCATAACCATACGCAAAGCAAAATCGGGATCCGCATACCAAAGATTATATTGAGTGTCAAGAAATCCAAATTCTTTAAGAAATTTTTGGGTTGTTCCTCCGATCAAGGCATAAGGAATACCAAAAACCGTATGGGGAGAATAGTCAGTATGACTCCCCCTTCGTGTAAGGTTTAAACCTGCAAAATCACAACTTTTAAGAGATTCTTTTAACGAAAGATCCCACTCATCGGATAACATAAAAATATCATCATTCCAAAAAAGTATGTACTTTGAAGAACACTTTTCTACCCCCATTGAAAAAAATTTAACGAGTGGAAGATGTTCTGTATTTAAAACAATTATAGAACCTTTAACAGATTTACAGAGATCTATTGAACAATTATCGTTCTCTTCAAGAAGAAAAATATAACGGGCCTTACAGCCTGAACTCATAGTATCGTTTAAGCTGTACAAAGATTCTTCTAAATCAGCTACTCTATTACAAGTAGGAAGAATAATATCTATATCTACACTTTCCACGTTTCAATATCCTCTAGTGTCCAATGAATGCACTCCTTAACAATTTTAGGAAAATCAAGAATTGTCGACGGATTCGCTAAATGTTCTCTTTTTGAAGCAAGCCAAAAATTTGATTCAATAGGAATACCTTCCTCTTTACTCTGGTCTAAAATCCCTCTATCTTTCCAAATATTAAACTTCTTTTCCAAACCTTCATCAGAAGAAAGAAGTCTATTATCAAATACATGTATATTTAAGGCTATCCCTAAAGGAACAGTAGCCCCCCTCAGAGCTCCCCCGTCATACTCTTCTTTTGGGTAAACAAAATGATCGTGAATTTTTCTGTTATAACGAATACCAAGACTGTTTTGAAAAATCTTGTGACAGGGAAATCCTTTGTGATTTAAAGCATGATGATTAACATCTTGAATAGTATACCATTTCATGAATTGCCAAGCAACATTATACGAGGGTAACTTTTCTAGCTTTTCGATAAGTAAACTATCGATGGTTTCATCAGCATCTAAGGGAAGAATATACTTACCTGTAGCTAAAGCAATACCATAGTTCTTTTGTTGAGCGACATATTTAATATCATTTTTTACGATAAGAGTTACAGGTAAAAACTTCGAAGCTTTTTCAATAATGGATATTGTTTTGTCATTACTTCCACCATCAACAATTATTATTTCCTTCAACTTATCTTTAGGTAATTTAGATAAACTAGCAAAATAAATAGGAAGCATCTCTTCTTCATTTAAACAGGCTGTTACAACGGATATCACTGTTTTCTCCTAAAATTTGTACTTGGTAAAATAAGAGGAATATATTCCATTGGAATTGAATTTTTTTCTGATTCTGGAGAATGAGCGGCGTTCAAATACCTATCTTCAGGCCCAGGTCCAAATCCTACAGCGGATAATTCGGCTGTGAACTTCTGGTAACGCTTTCCTCTGTTTAGTAAAGCTTCGTCACTCTGACGAAAACTGTTTTCAAACAAAAGAACCTTAATATCTAGAGGAGCGGCTTTTCTGTTTGCCCCCTCCAGTTGCTCATGAAAGTTAGTAACGAATTTGGGGCCTCTTTTCCAAAGGCGTACATTAGCGTTTGTCGGCCATTTATAGAAATAATGATAAGCATCATCGGCTGTAAAAATAATTCTAAAATTCCAAAAATCTTCTACGTCATAGAAACCAGATTTGAAAATATCAGGAAAGTTTGTAGTCCAGGTCATGTCGGTGTCCGGACCAAAAATATAATCTCCGGTAGCTATATCTAATCCCCTATTTTTCTGCTGGCCGAAACTATCAAAGGAATGCTCAATAAGAACAATAGGGAGTCTATCTTTATATGAATTAATTACTTCAATGGTATGGTCTTTACTTCCACCATCTACAAGAATAACTTCTTTCAAGTCTTCTTGCAAGACCGATTTGAGATGTAAGCAACTTTCAAGATAAGCTCCTATTACTTCTCCTTCATCTTGACAAATACCTAATATAGATAATGTACTCATTATAATACTAACTACTCTTCGTTTAACCTTACTGCTCTAAATTTCAAAATTTCTTCTTTCACCTTAACAGCATCTTCAATACCGGCGGCAATAAGTCCATCTATATAAGGAATATCCATTTCGGTAAGACACATGTCTATAATAGTGCTAAATTTATTCCCATAACTCTCTTGATACCTCTTTTGTAATATATACTTTAATTGATTAGATAGTATAACCCCCGGAACATTCAAAGGTCTGCAAACTAATGTGCTACTCATATCTTGTTCTCCTTAGCTAATTTTTCTTGTACCTTTTTATTTATTTTTTTTCTCAAATTTTGTTCTTCATGCTCATAACCCGCGTGTAGCTTCTTTAACTTCTTATTTTTTTCTGTTACAATCTTACTTCTATCTTTACTATCTACTACTTTGTCTATTTTCGTATGTAATGCAGTCGGGAACAAAGCTATCATCTGAGCACCGCAAACGCTGCACTTCCGGACATAAGTAACTATATCTTCGGATGCTTTTAGTAAGACATCTCTATCTCTTTGGGAGCATTTAGAACACCTAAAATCAAACAATGGCATCTAGGGCAACCTTCAATTGATTAAAAGTTCGAACTTTTGAATATAACTCTACAGCTGTTTCATAACCTCTCCCAAGAATAGAATTATGAGGAAAGCCGTTTTCGGCAATATCTTCTAAAACAGTAGCGACGGATTTTGCATCTCCTGTTCTTGAACTAAGACAATTTACCCCTTCTCTCATAAAATCTGTTCCTCCCCCGCCGGGATAACCTATAACTAGCACTTGACTTGCCATAGCTTCTAAAGAAGGCAGTCCTAGACCTTCCGGAGAAGAGTGATTGAAGAAAATATCCGAACTACGTAATACAGAAGCAAATTCATCCTCAGAAGTATTATCATGAAAAATAACATTAAATTCTTTCAGTACATCAGGAGATAAACAATTTGCAACTTTTTGCCATTCGTCTCTACCGTGCTTGCGTGTTAAAACTAGCACTTGAAACTTTCCATAATAACCTTTATATAGAGCAGGATAAAAAATATCTGTATTTATATAAGGACTTACAAGAGACCCGTCAGGGGCTTTATTCGCATTACGGTTCCATTTACTACTGTACCAAATTCGCCCGTTAGAATGTACAAGAAAATCTTCAAAAGCTTTGTAAGAATGCTTTATTAAAGACTCTCCTTGTATATAAGCAATTCTAGTATCTGCATCAAAGTTATCTAAAACATCTATATCTTCCCAGCCAATAATAATCCTTTTTACGGAAGTTCCTTTAACAGCTCGTAAAAAATCTTTAGCATCATCGTAAGAAATACAAGTAGCAGAATGTTTAAACCATGTTGGTACCGCTCTTTCTGGAAAAGCAACAAAACTATCATAGCCTAGTTCTTGTTCTAATTCAGAAAGTTGAATATGAACTTTTACTCCGCCACAAACGATTAAATTGTCTGGGAGGATGTGAATAATTAAATCTTTAGGAAACAAGGTCTTTGTCATTGATTTGCCTTCCGCAATCTAAACACACCTTAACTGTTCCAACTAATGGACTATAAGCAGAAGATATTCTATCTTTAGGATGATTACAAGGCTCTCCTAGTTTCTTAGGATGGGGCTCTCCTGTTGCCTCATTTGAAGAGTCTGGATCTAAAGGAGATTCTTTTAGTGAAAACCTCTCAATTCTCTCGATAGCTTTCTTTGGCTTTTGAGGAGCAGATTGAGTGGCAGATTTTAGAGTATCTTCATCCTCTAGAATGGGCTTACCGGCTTTTAGAAGCTTAAATTTTTCTAACGCAGTCAAAGACATAACTTATACCTCAAAAATGGCTTTTTTTGCAACCTTACCAACTTCATCGATAGAGAATTGCTTTGAATTATTAAAAGCTAATTTACCCTTCTTTTTTACTTCTTCCCTATTCTTAAATACATGTCTCATTAAAGTTTTTAAATGTTCAACATTAGGCTCGGCCCAAACTCCTCCAAGGTAGTTCTTAAAATAAGGGACTATTTGTAAGGGCATAGGCTTTAATTCATAATCCAATAGCCAACCTGTATCGTTGTTAACTACATCTAGAACTCCACTGTAACCTGTTACAATACTAGGTAACCCACAGGCTGCGGCTTCGGCTAACGGAAGCCCAAACCCCTCACACCTTGTCGGTAACACAAATACATCAAAGTTTTTGTAAAAAGAACCAATAACACCCATCTGCATAGGACTGGTAGTAATATAGATAGGAGCGTGAGGTTTATGGCCGCAAATACGAGAAACCCATTCTTTTAAGGATATTTTTAACTGATTTTCTATAACGTATTGCATAGATAGACTATGAATAGTTAAACTAACATCTTCGTCGGGGGCAAACTCTTCAGCAAAAGCTTTTAATAACACTTCAGGGGCTTTACGCGTACCAAAATGAAACATAGACACAAAATTAAATCCTCGCAAGTCTCCAACAGGTAATTTTTTTACATCTAGATTAAAAATAGAAGTATCTACAGCATTGGGAACAACATAGATAGGAGTTTTTACTCCACTGTTTTCCATCACTCCCTTAAAAAATGTAGAAGTAGTTAGAATTTTATCTACATGATTCAACTGAGATATCCAGGAAGGAGGTATCCGACTATTTTCTCCGGTAGTATGTGCAACTCTCAACTTGCCAGGGGGTAGTTGAGTCATATCATCTCCTTCAGCACTCCTCAGTACTACCCTATCCCACCAATCGTGGGGTTTGTCGACCATTTGCTTAATTTCCCAATCATCGATACTCTCACCTGTATGATAATCTTGAGGAGCAATGGCTATGTCAACACCGTTACGAGCTAATCCTTTTGCAAAATTTTTCATTACTGTTGCAAAAGACCAGAACCCGTGGATTTGGGAGCATATTAAAAGCTTGTGTTCAGAAGTAGGAGTATAAGGAATATCTTCTCTTTTCAGGTAAAACTTAACTTGGTTTTTATGACTTAATTCTGAAGGAGCATTTCCTGAAGGACTCAAAGCTTTCGACGTAATATTCTCATAGTGAATTGCTCTAGCAAAGGGGGTATATATAATCTGATAATTGTTATCTCGAGCTCTAAAAGAGTAGTCTACTTCTTCGAAGTAAGCTGGGGCAAAGCGCTCGTCAAACAAGCCTATTTTTTTGAAACATTCATTAGTTATAAAAAATAAAGCCCCTGTAACATACTCTTGGGGATTTATTTTCTGATCAACAATTATTTGATCGTCTCTAACACCTCCGAACTTGTGGCACCCCCATCCAAACGAAGTTAAAAAAGCCCCTCCGTGTTGAATTACCCCGTCTGGAAATAATAATTTACCCCCTACAATTCCTGTTTTCTTTTCATCAAAAACTTCGTAAGAGGCTTCTTTTAATTTATCAATACAATTAGGAAGCAACTCCATATCGTTGTTCATTAAAAGAATATCAGAATCTTGAAGAGATTTATCTTCTAAAACAACCTTTAAAGCAACATTAATAGCAGGTCCGTATCCAAGATTTACTTTATTATTTATAACACACTTTTCTAATGATATAGAACATATTAATCTAATAATACCGCTAGAATAATTCTCAAGTCTTTCATCCCCACACCATTTTCGATATAACCATTCTTTTGTACCGTCTGTCGAAGCATTATTTACAACAATAATTACGATTTTATCGTAAGAATGTTGCTCATGCTTTTCTATACTTTCTAACACTTTCTTTGTATAGAAAAGTTGATTATATACAGGAATAATAATACAAAGTGTTGCATTACTCATTACATTTGCTCCATTTGAACTCCGGGTATAATTATATTAGATACAGGCTTAATAATTTCACTAAATACATCTAACAAGTCCTTATCTGTTTTTTCTTTACTAAACTTTTCTCTACAGTGTGCTCCTAATTTAATAGCTCTCTCTTTAGCAATAGAATAACCCTCGACACAACGCCTGAGTTTACGCTTTACATCTACTTCTTTCGGAATTGCCCATTGCATACTGGGTTCTAAAAGACCGGGACAAAAATTCTCTGGGGTTAAAGGTGTAAGATCATACTCAAAGATTGTAGAAAGATCTGAATGCATAAAATCCATGTGACCAGACCAACCAGTAGCTAGAGTAGGTAAGTCGGATACAGCAGCTTCAAGTAACGTTCTTCCGAAACCCTCACCAGAAGTACAAGAAACAAAAGCGTGTATTTGAGGATCTGTGTAAAGACGAGACATTTCTAGGTCAGTCATGTCTCCATGAACGAGATAAATACGAGGCAAGATTTTGTTTCCTTTAAGAGACCTTAATCTTTTCTCTGTAATCCAACGATCTGAAGAAGAAACATTAGTAGACATAGTCTTTATAACTAAACCTACTTTCTTATCATCGGCAAATACCTCGCAAAACCACTTGATAAGTCTTCCTATTCCTTTTCTATCAGTTATAGCTGTGTGGGGCATCCATTGACCAGCTGTTAAAAAATTAAACTCTGTGTCTAGAGAAGAAGGTAACAAGGGAGGTTTTGAAGTATTATTGAAAATTGTTGTGTCAGCCCCCTCCCCAACAACATATACAGGAATTGTTACACCACTTCTTATAAAAAGATCTTTCATAAAGAAAGAGGGTACGATTAAAGCATCAAGGTTTTGATTGCATGATTCTGCCCATCCGGTAGGAAGCCTGTCGCTCTCAATTCCTGCAGTAATGCATATAACCTTTTTACCTTTGATTTTCTTTACTTCAGGAGGTAAACCAATATGTACAAATGTAGATTCAGCTTGTGGAGAGATCCTATTATTTACCAAAGAAGCTATAACTTCAGCTCCTTGAATGGAAAATTTATCGGAAACAGAAGTTCTTCCCCATTGAGTTGGAAGAATACTAATATTATACTTTCCCGAATTGTAAAGACCTAGAACAATGTCACGAGCATGCGCTCCGTATCCACTAACGCTAAAAACAGGAGCTTGAACAATTAAGTTGGGTTTCATTCTCTTTCTACCTAAATAGTTGTTACAGACCACCGATTATAAGAGGATGGTTTTTTAATCAATTCTTGCAACAATTCATCCCATAGTTTAATAGTGGTATCAATGTGAAAGTTTTGTATAATGTGTTCTCTTCCTATAGGTCCTAAAGTTTTTTTCCAATCCCCTTCTTTAGTTCTCTTATAAGCTTCCTCAAAAGCCTTCACTAAAGTAGAAGAATCTACAATATCTTGAAAGATATAAGGAGCCCCCATAGTACCGAACATCGATCTTGCATCAGGAGGAAGAACTCTACCATATTCTATAATCTCATCATGCTCTGGACAGCTTTTGCCATCTGTCTCGGTTTTAGAACTTACAGCTGAGTGATGAATCTTCGCCCTTGCTTGCTCGATCATACCTCCTGTTTCTGTAACAATTACAGGGGTGCCTGCACACAGTGATTCGGCCACGCAATTATGTAAAATCATTCCTTCTGCAGCAAAAGAATGATCATTATTCACAGTAATATCATAAAGCAATCCCCTATAAGGGTACTCTCTTACTTTACGTATAGGAACATAAAAATAATTTTCATCTTGCCAATACATATCATTTCTATTATTTTCTTCAGGTTTGTTATCATCAAGATAATATAATGCTGATCTTTCTCCAGTAATAGTATACATTAAGGCATTACCTTTTTCAGATTGATGTAAACTTTTTCTTAAACAAGGTAAAATATTAAATCGTTGAAGAATTAAAAATATTTGATAAGCTAATCTTTTAGAAGAAGTGCTAAACAAATAAGAATTTTCACTAAAGCATCCATCCCCCCTCCAGTAACCTTTCAAAAGCTCTTTTAATAAATTAATCGGGGAATTAAATAAAACAGAATTTAATTCTTTTTGCGGGCCTATTGCGCCAAGTAATTTTGTAAAAAATTCAACCAAAATAATACTAGTATACCGAATAGACAATACATTATTATGATATCTAACAATAGCATCGTTTAATCCAAAATATTTTTGCATTAAAAAAATAACGTCTTCCCCATAAAATTTTTCTTTTTTATGAAAAGCAAATTCTATTTGATTATTAGTATGAGATCCTTCAGCTAAATAATAACCTAATAATCTAAATAATCCTTCATCAGCGATAATATATCGGGGAAGTTGTTTTACTCTACTTCCATAAGGTTGTATAAAAGATTCAGTATAATCAAATACTCCAAATTCGGCTAAGTCAAATTCTACCGGGTTTTCTTCTATAAATTTTTCTTTAGGAAATAATAATATATCTCCTTTTTTTAATTCAGTAGAATTAATCCATTCTGGTTTATAATCTTCAAATACCTTTTTACAATTTCCTGGGGGGAGAAATTGTTTTTTACAATAAGGATAACAGGGTCTTTTTTGAGAAGGAAAACAAGTCTTTCCTTTTATAGCAAAAACTTTATCATTCTTAGACATTGTTACAGGCATAGAAATAAAACGAGGTGTAATTTCAATAACTGTTTCATCTGCTTCTCTAGGCATTATATTTGTTACTTTTTCATAATTTCCTGTATGAGTCAATACCCTATCTTGTAAAGATAAATATTGTATTTCTTTTATTCCATTTTCAGTATAAATAGAAGTAGTAGGCAAGACACATAATCCAAAACCTTCATTGAGGGCTATATTAACAGTGACATCAGAAATATTATATAACACATTTAATTGATGAGATGGAATTCTCTGGGGATTAAAAATAATGGGAGCAGTAATTTGATGATCATCAATAAAGTGCATCAAATCAATTCCCTCTCGATCTGCAATGTCGGTATTTAAAACTAACATTGAATCGGGATACTTTTCTGAAAAAGATTTGTAAGCCCACAAAACATCTCCTGGGCGCTTTCTGTAAATATTTCTATTGTTCCAAAAGATAACAAAATTTACGGGGCCCTTGGCATGACTTTGAGCAATAAAGTTTTGTCGGGCTTTAGAAACACTCGCCTCGTCAAGAGGATAAAATTCTGTAGGGTCCATTCCATGAGGTATACACCTACACTTAACACCGTTGGACTGCATAAGATTGTAAGAAAAGTGAGAAAGCATGATTACTTCATCACAAGAAGCATACCAGGGAAGGTTAAACTTCGGAAAAGGATAATTATCCCAAGTATGATAAAAAACTAACCTTGCTCTATCTCTTATTTCATTATCCATCTGAAAAAGCCAGGTAAAAAATCTCGGATCAGAAAAAGCAATCACAATATCTGGCTTATCTGCTGCCATAATGTACCTAAGTAATTGAGGATCACCGTAGGGCTTTTCAGTAGTATAAAGTTTTACTCCCTTGAAGTAAATAGGAGCTGAAGGAGAAGAACGGTCCCCCCCTGCAATCTGTATTACTTGGTACTTACCTGTTTTTAAAAGACCCTCACACAATTTAAGGGATTGTATAGCAACTCCAGTAGGACGTTGAATGGAGTCACTGATAAGAAGAACTTTTGTTTTATCCACGTTACTATCTGTTTAGTTAAACATCGTAACATAATACCGCGGATATAGATATGATTAGACGAATAAAAACCGCTTAGAGCAACAACTATATCTTTTCTGCTACATCTTTACCAATAGAATCTTTAGGAGCCTTTTTTGGCATCTCGTAAGGCTGTATATAAGACATATCATCAATATTATACTTCAATAACTTACCGTTCTTACAACCAAAGTCAACAGTAAGCTCTTTTATTCCCCAAGACTTTTTATCCTCCACCACCGAAAGAACAACTCCTAGGCTCCCTTTTGTTATTCCGTTTGGTGGATCAATTTCTGTGGTTAAAATAATAACACTACCTACTTTTGGTTTTTGCATAAACACACTCACTTAAAAATTAAAAAAAAAGTAAACCTTATACTTAATATACACGTGTAACTTCGATACTCGTCGGAGTAGGGGGATTCGAACCTCCGACTTCTTGGTCCCAGGCCAAGCACTCTACCTGACTGAGCTATACTCCGCTTTCTTCAAGAAATTGATTATAGAATCATATGAAGTATGGGGTAAAACACAATTACTACAGTCCTTTTTGTTGTTAATTATTTTAAAATTTCCTTTACAATCGTATAAATATAAGGGACAATAACAAAATAAGCAAGAAAAATTATCTAAATCTACACCTTTATGGCAAGGAAAATATTCGCATTCTTTGTTACAAAAAAACTTAGAATTACTCTTCTTTTTCATACTCTCTTAAAATTACCAATTTCCTGAAGATCCCCCACCAAAAGAGCTACCTCCGCCACAACTAAAACCTCCGCCAGAAGATGAACTTCCATAACTACTTGAAGAGGAATATCTTCTAGAATTTTCTTCCTCTCTCCTGCGTCTTTCTCTATCCCTTCTTGCTCTGTCTAGTTCTTCTGCCTGCCTACGTTCTTGGGGTATTATATTAAGCAAAAATCCCATAGCTGTAGCTAATCCTATATAATCAACGACCTGGGCTTTCTGCATTTTCTGAACTTCTTCAAACTTCTTTGCTACTTTTACATGAGAGGAATTCTCATTAGCATATTTCTCTACCCTCTTTGTATTCTTCTCAACCCAACGTTTAGCCTCAATATATTTGTCGGCTTTCGTAATAATAGATTCTACCCAAAAAAGTAGCCAAGTGTAATCGTCATTTATCTCTTTGAATTCCTCATAAGATGCTTCCAAACTAGTTATACTGGTAGAGTTTTTAAAAAGACCCCTCGAAGACTCTAGTTTAGACTCTAAATTAGACGCCTTTTTATTAAAATCAGTACTTAAGTCTTTCTTATTAAATATATTTTCTGAAGAAAGTGTTTCTAACCTCTTTCTAGCTAGTTGAATACGCTCATACAACTCTTTAAAATCGCTTGAGCTTGTTTTGAGAGATTCATTCCAAACTCTTTCATAGAGATCATAGTGACTTATAACGCTTTTAGTAACTCTATTAATTACATCAATATGCTTCTGTTCGTCTATTTCATTTTTTCCGCCTGGGGGATTTTCTTTAGTAAAATTTTTATAAGATAAAAGTAATTGCTCTAGTACCTCTTGGGCATTGGGAATACCTATTTTAACTGCAGCCGCCAACTTCTTTTCAATAGACACGAGATAAGCCAAAACATTAAAGCGAGCTTTTTCTCTGGCTTCCTTGCGTAGTTCAGCTCTACGTAAAAAAGTATAGATAATAAATATAGGCCCACCAATTACTATAGCAAGCCCTAATATGTAAAGCAAAACAATTCCAATACTAATCATAGTAGCATTAAAAGCTTCCCTATCTTGGGCACGTTTAATTGCTGCAAGCTTCTCTTCTTCTTTTTTCAATGCAACATATTCAGGGGAGGTTTCTTTTATATAAGCAGTAATAAGATCTAAAACGCCTCCACTAACATCTCCAGCCTGAGCTTTAGGTTTAAATATTTTCTCAGCATATCTTTTCGTAAGAGCATCTGTTAAAATACCTTCCAATCCTCCCCCAACTTCTGTACGATACTTCCGATTAGGTTTAAGAGTCAATATAAACATTGCTCCGTTATTAGTCTTCTTATTTCCTACTCTCCAAGTATTGAAGACTCTGTTTGCAAACTCATCTATTGTCTCATTTTCTATATCGGTGTATGTAAGAACTACAATTTCAACAGTAGTAGAGTCTTTATGAGCTAGAAGCATTCTATTAAGCTGAGCTTCTGTTGTAGCATCAATGAGGTTGGCGTAATCATTAATAGCATTGTTAGTAAATGTAGGAACAGGAATTTTGCTCCATAAGATAGAAGTAGACAATAAAACAAATAACAAAATAAGTTTTTTCATTTAGGTCTCCTTAAATTTTTGAAACTGCATGATGCCTTGTTTCTAAATGCTTTGTATGTCTTAATCTTGGATGAATAATTTTTACAGAGTCAACGTCTTTTTGATCAAATATTTCAGAGTAACCACAGGCGCAGGTAAACTCATAAAGTGGTCTGCCATGTATTTTATACCAAGCCCAATAGTATAGCCTCATAAAAAAGTTTTTCATTTAAGTCTCCTTAAGCAGATCTACGTTTATTATAGGCTTCTATTAAATCCTTTAAAAGCTCCCCAAGAAAGATTATGAGAAATACAAATACGTTATAAAGTAGGAATATAGGCCAAAAAATAAAAATCAAAAAAGATATAAATCTTAAACTTGACTCTTCAAAATTTGTATTAAGCCTATGTAAATCATAATAGATAACCCCCACTATCAACCCTATAATAAAATAAATAGTAATATACAGTTCCATAAAACCTCCTTAATTTGATGTTTTTCTTGATATAGTTCTCTGCTCTAATTGCTTTTTGCTGTTACGTACAGGTTTCCAATGTTTTCGATTGTAATGCAGATTATCCCATATAATCCATATCCATCTTTTTATATCATATATCAGCCAATCTATTTTTGTTTTCTTTTTATAATCTTTTCCTTCTAGCCCGCACTTTCCCTCAAATCTCGCATCATCATCATACAAGCCCCATTTTTTGCATCCTGTTATATCCCAGTCAATATCTGACATATAATACTCAAATCTTGCAAATACGCAACAATAACAATTTTTCTTTTCTCTCATTTTGTTCTTATCACCTTAGAATTTAATTTTCGGAGCCTTTTCTGCGCCCTCTTCTGCAGCAAAGTATACTTTCTCTTTGAAGTTACCAAATCCTGCAATAAAGTTATGAGGGAACACTTTTATGTATTGATTATAGTCCTGTGTTGTAATATTATAGGAGTTTCTGGCCACTGTGATTCTGTTTTCAGTCCCCTCTAGTTGAGACTGCAATGCCATAAAATTCTCATTAGCTTTTAAATTAGGATACTGTTCCTGGATCACCATGAGTTTGCTAAGTGCTCCAGCCAATCCATCTTGGGCCACCTGATACTTCTTAAAAGCCTGTGGATCATCTAAAACCTCTTTGGTAATATTCATTTTCATCTGACCTACAGATGCTCTAGCTTGAGTAACTTCTATAAATACAGTTTTTTCATGTGTAGCATAACCTTTTACAACCTCTACCAAGTTAGGTATTAAATCTATTCTCCGCTGATATTGGTTTTCAACCTGTGCCCAGGATTGAGTTACTCCCTCTGATTTTGTTACCATATTATTATAAATAGAAACACTATAACATCCGGCGCATCCTGCAGCCCCTATTAATAATAAAATAATCAATCCAAAAGTTATTAATGTAGTTTTCATTTTTTCGCTCCTTTTTATACAGATATACCTACTACTATAATTATCATAAATACTAAATTAAATTATACCTTTACCAAATAATTGTTTTCCGTTTTCACGAAGAATAACAGTACGCTTCATAGCTTGTTCTTTTGCCATTTTTAAAATAATATCCTTCTTGTCCTCTTTGTAAGTTTGAGGAGTAATGTTCCATTTAAAAGAAGCCGTATGTATTAACACAACTTTTTCTACCGACACATAAGAATCTAACTGTATGCGCCTTTCTGTCTTCTGTTTACCCATGTTTTTGCAATCTCTTTTTTTGGGCACTTTCTATTAAAGCGTTAGTCCAGGCTTTTCCTAATTTCTGAAGTTCTGCATCCTGAAACTCTTGTACAGGAATAGGAATTATGCTCTCACTTGCACTACCTGCACTTACTACCCTGATGTAATTGGGAAGCATAGGTATTACAATGGTAAGATCTTTTTTAATTTTAATAATCGGTATTGCTTTAGCGGGCATATATTATAACCTTTCTTATATATGACAGTCATAAATAGATATTAAAGTATTTTTAGGTAACCCCTCAAGGAGTTTAATTACTTCCTTATCCCAAATATCCTTGTCTTTTTCATCGGAAACACAACCGAACCATCCCATTTCGCCTCTTTCGTACCACTTACCATCTTTTAAAATAGCGTGTGTAGAAAGGACACTGTTTGCTACAGAAGTCAAATACTTTTCTCTATCAAACCCTTTATATAGTTCAACGGGGTCACCAAAGAAAGGTAAGAGATCAGCCTTTTTCAAATCTATAATAACAGGGTTGGAGTTATATTCTTCTCTGGCTTTATCGATATCATCAGGATATTTTTCTCTTATCTCTTTCCAGGTAGGTAAAGACCTACCTTTTACAACCTCAACAACTTTGTCAAAAGCTTTTGCGCCCTTTTCTTGAGCATCTTTTTTTATACCTTCAATATCAATGTCTTTCAACAACAATTTATCAAAATAACCTTCCTTAGCTCCTTCTTTCATCAATAGAGACTTACTACCTACAATTTTTGTTTTAGCATCTTTTTTTGCTTTTAAGAATCCTACCCAACGACCCCCTAATTGATACCAATCCCATTTTGCATTAGGATTATGCCAATAACCATATTTACCTTTTTTCTTATCCCTACTTTCATATCCGCAATAGTCCTTCATATAAATTTCAAATGTAGGATATTTTTGCTTAAAAGGAACCTCTTTTGGAGGAGCAATTATTTTCACTAAAATAGTTCCTGTAAAATAAACATCTTTATCAGGATGATCTGTTTGAAGAACTTTTAAAACGTTTAACCAAACGACTTTATCAGGATATTGATTTCCTCCTGTTTTATAACATTTATAGTTAGAACCCCGTCTAAAATACTGCCCAGCATATGTTTTTTCTATATTAAATTCAAACTCATCTCCTTCAGAAGCTTTTTCGAGTTCATCCCAACCTAAAGAAGAAACCTCCATTCCCCAGCTACTGTTTGATTCATCATAAAACTCTAAAGTACTGCCCGTTTCATATTTCTTTAATTCTTCAGCTTCAACATCTTCAAATTTTAAATATCTTTTTGGAAGATTCTCAATATTTTCGCAAAAAGGAAGAAGTTGTTCTTCAGGATTATCTCCAATAACCATTACCGTAAAGTGAGACATAATTTACTCTCCTAGAAATTTGTTAGGGCTGGTAATTAACCAGCGGAATTGTCCTTATATTTAATCTTTGAATAGAATTACCTAAACTATCCATTGTGTTAGAATTGTTCTTCAATTCTCTCAAAACCTCACTATTAAGAATAATATACACGGTGTCGATACGTTTATTTTGCTGTTCTAGTTGCAAGGCAAATGTATCTGTTCTTACAGTAAGAGAATCTATTTTAAGCAAGCAATTTTGCTGCTCTACCTGGTAAACAGCACCAAAAATAGTAACAGCAAGTATAATAGCACCTAGTATAAAATAGATATATCCATCTGGTTTTTGAACAGAACTCATAATCTTATCCTTTCTTTTTATTTTTCATTAAATTCTTTAAAGTTGTTTTTCCCTTTCCCAAATCCAAGCATCTGCGCGTGCCTGGGCTTCTACAACTTGCCCCCTGAATACTTCATTTCCCCTAATATTAACAGTGCTTGTTAATCTACCATCTTCATATAAATTTGTAGGCATATTATATTCCAACTCAATCTCTTGAGCATTAGGAGCAGCATACCATTCGACTTTATCGGTTATTCTTATAATTTCTTCAAGACGTTCTCTTGTTTCTAAATGAAGATTATTCCAGCCTTCAAAGTCTGGTTGTGAATTATAGAAACTTATCCACACACAATCCGTCTTGTCCTGCTCAAATCCAAGTTCTTTCATCTTCTTAGCTTGTTCGAGAGTTACATAGTTATTGAGATTCATTTTATTTTCCTTAATTATTTTTATTAAATTCCTTATTGTTATATAAAATAATTTCATTAATTTTATTAAAGTAATTTTCAAGATTCTTTCTCGCCTTCTTTACAGCTGTTATTGGATTGTAAGCTGTGACAACTCCAACTTCAGGATGACCTGTGCCCACATCTTCTTTATTCAAAGAGGTAAGAACTAAATAAGAGTGCTTATTCTCAAAACCATAAGTTTGCTCAGATAGAAATAATGTTCCACATTGTAAGGAAAAATGCCATCCTAGATTTTCCCAAACGCTGCATTTCCAATTCCCACCGACGGCTTCTTTCAATAATTTAGCGAGTTCTTTTGCTCTCTTAACAGCACTATCATATTCCCTTAGCTTCTTACAGTCATCTTCACTCTTACAATCACAAGGTTTCATTTTCCCAACTGCCTTTCTGCCTCCATACAAAATATTTCTATTTTTGCTTCTAAAGGTTCTTTCTGCATTATCATACTTTCGCAATACTTAAATTTCCAATTCATAGAAAATGTCTTTGTATAGAATCCAATCATATTGCCGATAAAAACATTGTGCTCTACATCCAAATCCCAAATCAAATCACATAACAAAAATCTTCTCGGTTCTGGTAAAAAGGAAGCAAGAGTGTCAATGTTATCTTGGGTACATTCTGCATCTTGTCCGTTAAAATATATTATATCTGTATTGGCATTCAATTTTGCTTGTAATTGCCATACATCTGCACCAATTACAAATCTAAACTTCTCCGGCATCTTCTCTGCCATTAATTTGCAGGCAGATTTAAATCGTTCAATTAAATTATTATCCATTTAATTACGCTCCTCACTCTTTAGTTTTGTAAATATAAAGTCCATTTTCAGATCATCTGTTATTATCTTTTGAAACCTTTTAAGCTTATCTTCATAGAAAGCTATTCTTGTATTTTTCATTTCATAGTTTGCTCTACTTCTGAGCACACTCTTATACTCATCATAGACAACTTGATAAACAAATCGAATAACCTTAAGTTTCTCCAGCTCTTTCTTGGTCATCTATCTCCTCCCTTTTGCTTCATGCAATTTTCCTTCAAGGTGTCGTATGTGTTGATTACGTTTTCCAAGTTCCTTGCTTAGAAAAGCAACCGCATTCTGCTCTTCTTGTATATTACGAATGAGATACAATAAAGTCTTTTCTATACCATCAGCATCTTGAATCATTCTATTATTAACTTCAGGTAGGTGTCTCATCTTATCTATTCCTCATAGACGTGCACCGAAATCGAAATCGAAGATAAAATATCTCTATATTACTGTAGGGGGTTTGGCGAACACTAGTGTTTGTACTATACACGTTAAAACTAAAATTGGGGTATATATTATTTATTTTTTTATGCATCTATAACCTTACCTTGAATTACCTCCTCTACAGGTAATTCAATTTCAGCTTCTACAAAATATCTTCTTTCTCCGCTACGTAAACTATCTACTGCAATATCCATTGCTTCTTCAGAATTGTCCGGAGGTCCGTTGTTTATATTTCCCCATCCCGCACAACTCCAATTACCCTCTTTATCAATAGCCAATGCAATCTTTACTTTATGTTTCATATTTAGTCTCCTTTTTCTTATTTAACTATTATGCATTATAATACACTACAAAATCCTATCTCCTCAGTAAATTTTACAAATGCACGCATAAATTTGCGCAAATGCAATATAAAAATTCAATATAGATTATCCTCGTATCTCTTTTGCTTCTTTGTATATCTAGAACTACCACCAGCTAAAAGAAGTAAAGTAATAACCATAACAACAATCCACCCTATTGCAACCCATATATACCAAGGCATTGTTTCTCTCCTTATAAAAATCCGGTGGCCAGATACTTTTGTCTATTGCATAGCTTTCTGGCAGCGTATGCTAGGTACCGCTTTTTCACCGGACAAACCAATTACATCCTCGATTAATTTACAATCCCCCGGCTTCATCTTATTTAAAGCCGTAAAAGGATGCACCAACCAACGAACATGTTTTATATTAATAAAACACTCTCTTAAATAAACTCTGTTATTAATAATTACATCGTAAGCCAAGACAAAGATACCCACAGGAGTTGCTTTAACGTAAGCACCAATTCGAGCTTTAACCCTAAATGGCTTTCCTTTCGGATTATATAGAGTAAACTTAGATTTATTTCTTCCAGACACTCCTTTACTATCCCATTGCTTTGCATCTACAGCATGATACCACAAAGTTCTTAAATCATCAGCTTTGAATTTAGGAGTTTTATATTCAATTTTAATTAAAGCCTCCGAAGTGGATTTTTCCTCTTCAGGATCAAACCCGAGATTAGCTATGTAAAAAGAACGTAAAAGCTTAGAGATTTTATCTTTTTTAGATTTTTCCAATTCTTCGGGAGAAAAAACCTTTTGCTTATATTTCTCCATAAGCTCTAAATTAGCCTTTACTTCTGCTTTATAGGATTTAGCGAAAGCTTCAAACATGTGACTCTTCTAATTAAATTGGATCTGCTTTAATTATATAAGGTAATTCTTGCATAAACCAATTTTGATATCTTTTCCCTTTAGTCGTAATTCTGTATTTATGTCCTTCTTTTATTTGACCAAATAAATCATCTGCATTCCAAATACCTAATAGAATACCATTATCTACTTCAAAAGATCCTTTGTCAGTTACCACAACGTAATAAGATTCAGGATCGTCTTTAGTTCCTCCAACATCAACATAAGTTCTAGATACTGTAACGTCTAAAACATTTGTCAGACCAAAGCCTCCAATTCCGATTGTATAGGAAACTAAAACAACTAATAAAAAAATAACTATAAACAAACCGATAAAAACAACGATAGTTTTCATGTTTTTTTCCCTTTAAAAATTGTAATGTAATTGATCAATTTCGAATATAGATAGAGAAGGTATAAAACAAAATAGGTGGGTTGTAATATGTACATTGATGTATGCATTTATCTTTCTATTAAATATAATACACGCTAACTAATAATTACCTTACCTTTCATAAATTATTAATAAATTCAAAGATCTCCGGATCGTTGATTGTACAACTAACAATCCAACTTAAACCTCTACAACCAAGGTCCTGAATAAGTACTGATTTTACCCCGTGTTTCCTAGTTAATTCTTCACTTAAAGGGATTTCAAATATAAATTTATAGATATACCTATCTTCTCCTTTAGGTATCTGCAATATAGCTTTGGGAAAGGCATCAAATTTCCTTGCTGTTAGACAGCTTAAAAGAACAAACTCATAAAAAGGCACCTCATC